GCAGGTATTTTAAACATAGTGTCTTCTCTACCTTCTTTTCTATAAAGTGTTATCCAAGGTTTGTGATTAGTACCTTTATCAATAACACTAGGCTTTGCAACTATTTTATATTCCATATTCTTATTCTATATTTTTTATGAAGAGGTGTCAATCTTGTTTTTAATATGCTCCCAAATTCTTTCATGAACATAGAAGAGAACAATCTTAGCAAAGAAGTCAAAGACTGATACACCTAATGAGACAAAAGGTTTTCCCGTAAAGAGATAACAGGCAAGAAAAGTAATTAAAGAGCCAAAGATCCTATATGATATAGCTTTGAGTAATGATACAGTTCTAGTTTCCATGTGCTTTAGGAGGAGGTGTCAAGCTTCATAAAGATTATTCTCATTCATAATCTTATTCTAAGATATGATTCTTAATCATCTCAAAAAGAGAATCAATACTCTCTTTAACTGAACCTTCAATCTTTATTGCTGTCTTTAAAACATTACCTTCAAAGCCCTTCATTGGATCATTTGGATCTCTAGGAACTGGCAAAGCACTATCTCCATCCCAATAAATGAGACTGATGAGATTGTTGTTCCTATCAATTGATATTTTGTAATTGTTCATTATTATAGTCTATATGCTTTAGGAGGAGGTGTCAACTAAAAAAGACTCTTCCAATTAAGAAAGAGTCTTTTAAATGTATTAATAGAGATATTTATATGCCATATGGATTTTTTGGATCAGGATTAAGACCTTTAGGCTTTGTATCTGTAAGTCCATGCAATTCACCAAGATCATCTGACCAATCATCTCTTTCAAAATAATTTATATAAATTGAACCATCTTTATTCTTTTTTAACTCTCCAATAGGTCCTTCATCCTTACAATAACCTGTACAGTAGACTTTACCATCTTTTAATATAAGATCAGATCCACATTTTAGACATTCCTCATCTTTTATATTAAATGGTTTATTTAGAATACTCTCAACTAGTTTATCAAACTTCATATTATTATTTAATCCTATATGTTTTAAAAGTAGGTATCAATTAAAATCCTATGGTTTTAATTTCTGACACAGTACCACTCTTTGTATATTTTTGAACCACTATAAAGGTGTGTGTTGATTCTTTTATAACTCTAAAATTAGTTTCTGGAAAAAGATATGTATATTTAGCATAAGCATCTATAGCTTTTTGCAAATCATCATGTGAATGTTCTACAACCATCCAACCACTTTCAGTATCTTTTTCAAGGTTATAATATTCTGTGTATTCTTTCATGATTCTTATATTCTATATGCTTTAGGAGGTGGTGTCAAGTTTCTTTTTCAGATTAACAATTTCCTCACATTGCTTACTGATTATATCCTTTAGATATTTGATTCTATGTTCATGTGAATCTCCACAATTATAACCACCAAGAGATCTAAAATATTCAGATGCTTTTTTTTGATATGGGTCTGTTAGATTATATGAATTAAATTTCATAATCTTATTCTATATGCTTTAGGAAGAGGTATCAATAGGATTATTCTACATCATACTCCTCAATATATGATATAGCAAGTTTAGCTAAATCTTCTCTTCCTTTCTTGGTATATCCAGCAAGTTCAGCTGCATATTTATTTTTAAGCAATATATGATCTATAATAAAATTAATTGCATCTTCTTGTTTTGCAAAAATCTTATAAAGGTTTGGAGTATTAAATTCTCCAGTTCCATCAAATGCTGCATATACTTTTTTATTCATAATATTATTTATACTTATTCTATATGCTTTTAAAGGAGGTGTCAAGCATCATTATGATGATCTGGAGAACTTTGTGCTCTCTTTCTCATCTCTGCTCTTAGTTCTCCAAAGGTAATAGGACTTGGACAATTTTCAACAGAAACTTCATAATTGAGTCCTGTCTTTAGATATAGTCTCCCAAGTTCTGATCTATTAAGATTACCATGTACATGAGAAAAGATATGATATGCTGCCTTTCCACTTCCATTCCAAGATAGAATAGGATAGTGGCTCATTATAATAGATTGTCCATTGATTGAAGTCTCAAGATAATTTGGGATAAAATGAACCTCCTTGTATTCTGATGCAGAAGGTAGAAGAATATTATCCTGCACCTTTTCAATGAGTTGTTTGTATCCTGCTTGGTGATTACCAGACATGATATAAAGTTGCTTGAAGTCTAGTCTACGAAAAAGGCTAATAAGTCTTTCATCAGCATTGTGACCGAAAATTGTATCACCAAGAAGAAACCCAATAGTACTAGCACCAGCTTTCTTATTCCAATTCATGATCAATCCTTCATCATGTTCAAAGGAACTATTATATCCTCTGGTCTTCCAGATAGGAACATCCCATTTTGGATCATGTCCATAGTGCACACATCCCCAAAACAGAACATCATGATCGGTGCTTGTAATTTTTACAGATTTGTAAAAAAGATCCTTCATCACACTATTCTATATGCTTTAGGAGGAGGTGTCAAGAGTTTCATACAAATCTGGACAAAATTCTCTATTATATGTTTCTCTAACTCTGATATACTCTTCAAAAGTTAAACCAGTGATTGTTACAGTTATAAGAGCATTAGGACTATCAAAAAACTCTTTATCAGATTTTGATTCAAATATTCTAGGCATACATTTATCCTCCTACTCTATCATTAAATGCTTGGTCTTGTCCAGCATCATTTACAGTTTCCCACAAAGAATCAATAGCGTGGCAGATTTCTACTTTCTTTCTACCAACTTTCTTATAGGCTTTGTTGATCTTACCACTCATACCTTCTCTCTCATAAAGATACCAATCAATCCATCCAAGTTGATCAGTATTAAATGCGGCTCTAAAAAGTTCATCAATAGCATGTTCATAATTCTCTTCATAATTCATAAGATCTACTCCAAGTTTATACATCTCACGAGATCTCTTACGAGCAGCTTGGAGATTTAGTATTATTTTTTCAAATGATAGTTTTGTCATATGTTTAAAAGTTGATGACTAGGAAATACTTTTGTGGTACTTCGGACAGGCTACACGTTCATCGTATACTATGCTTCGCTATCACCTGTTGCGGAAGTTCTTTAGCTTATAAGAACTCGCACCCTAGTCAAATTATTAATCAGTAGTAATGGCATCATGATATACTGACAATGCTTTAATAATTTTATAAAGTTCCTTTGTTTCAAATGTTGTAAAGTTTCTTGGAATACGATTTGCATCAAGATGACTTGTGCATGTATCCTTGATTAAGATCTCCGTCCAATATTCATTATCAGGAGATTGCTGAATAATGATATCTTGTTCCTCTAATTTGGCGGCTATTTGTACGGATATGTTTTTCATACTTTTATAGACTATATCATTTAGAAGTTTCTGTCAACAAAAATTCTATCAAATTCATCAGCCGTAGTGTTATTTTTATGTCTACCATCATCTACAAGAAGAACTGGTATATCATTCATCTTACAATCTATTACAACTGAAAGTAAATCATCAATGTGAAGTGTGGAACCAATACCCTTTAGTACTGGTGACTTAGGTCTACCTCTTGTACATTCAGTATGTCTTATCGGAAGATTATATGCTTCAACATATTGTCTCACTTCATCCATGTCGTATGTTTCTCTTGATGTTACAATATCTATAATATAACCTTCCTTATGCTTCTCCCATAAAAGGTCATGAATCTTTTGAATTGGAACAAGTATTTCACTTGCCGCCCAAAGCATACCAATCTTCTCTTCACCTAAAGAAAACAAAGTATCATCAAAGTCAAATGTAACTACCCCTTTCATATCATTCCCACCAGTAAGGTATGTTACCAAGTTTATCCCATTTAGCAAAAGCTCTTTTATCTTTACGATAATATGTTCTATATGCTTCAACAGCATCAATCCTTTTATAATCAATAGGCATGGCTTGTGCAAACGGAGTAAGATCACCATCGGGAATTTGATTTTGCATATCAAAAAGTTTCCTGATACCAGATTCACATGAATGAACCTTACCGTATCTTTTGGTATATTCATCACAAAGTGCCAAACCATGAATAGAAGCCCATACAAAATTTGAACGAGTATCACCACACCAACGAGTACAGGGATGATTATGATAACCACCTTTAAGTGGTGTACCATTTTTTGTGAGGGGCATCATATCAGGAGTTGCACCATGACGAATAACAGCAGAACCTAATTGCTGGAACAACTCAAGGATCATTTTTACAACATGTTTATCACAATTATAAAATGCTGCTTTCTGTGGATTTCGATCTAAAATGAAAATGTTCATACGTTATGATGAGCGAGGAATATACACCGCAGAAAGATTATAGTCAACAAAAGTATCTTTTGGTAAGAAAGTCAGATCAGGTGCTTCCTGATATTCTCCATCATAATATGCTTTATCGTCTGGTAATCTTTTAAGATTTTCAATGAGATATATGTTCTTTACTTCATCATATCCAGTTTCATATCCATCAACAACAACTATTTGTTCTGGATCAAACTTCTGTAAATGTTCTATTAGTTCTTTTACTTTCATGGTATAGGTTTATTAGTTCCAATATCTTCTGCTATATATGGTGTATGTAGTTTTATATCTCTATTAGAAGGATACTCTGTGAATGATACATATCCATCAGTACCCCAAGGATAACCTTTAGAATAATATACTTGTTGAACTTCACCATTAATATTCAATCTTTGGATTTTATAATAATGAATAGGTACAGAATTTACTAGACATCCACCGATAAGCATAGGTATCATAGCAAAGGCAATTATACCTATTACCACTGTCCAACCAAATAAAAATGTTTTAGTTTTATTTGTCATATATTCCAAGTTGATCTATGTCCAGAGTGTCCACAATCATCACAAGAGCTATCACTAAACTCTGTGTCATCGCACTGGAAACATTCTACAAGATCTTTGAATGAACAAGTTCCATTCTTGATTCCTTCTTTGAGTTTGATAAGAAGATAGTCTAGAAGCTCATCATCATCTTCAGGTTGTTTGACTCCATCTTCTACTTCCCCACTTCTCCATACATCATTGATAGAGAATCCCCAATTGTAGCAAGACATCTCATCATATACAATTTTGTATTTTGGTTTTGTATCCTTCAATACAAAATCCCTAGGATCATAGTCCTCAAATCCTTGAGGATTTATGTTCTTTAAAACTTCAATAGCTTCTTCTTCTTCACTCATTTGTTTTTCCATGAAATCGTTCTATTTGATCTTTAGCATCAGCATAAGTTGCTTTAGGATTTTTGTCAATAACTTTTTGAATAGCCTCTTGTATATCTTGAAAGTCTTGTGCTGTAAACTTATCAACCATTTTTAATAAATCTTTATAGTCCATATTATTCTTGTTCCTCGTTATCAAATTTTAGTTTTTCTAAATATTCATGGCGATTTTCTTTCATTTCTTGAATAGATTCAAAAATAGCGTCCTCTGCTTCATTTTGTTCTCCTTCTGGTAATAAACTCAAGAAACCATCTATCATAGCTAAACATCCACCGATTACATGTGATGCAGTTATTCCATCTTCTGTTGGATGAATGCCACAAATAAATTTATCATCAATGTGACCAATCATAAAGATTGGTATAAAGTTTTCCATTTCCTCTTCTTTCATTAGATAATGATAGATTATAATTTTATATTGTCAATTACCAAAAAAGATTATGTTTTCTTGCGGCTTGTTCAAAGCCTTCATCTTGAATATATCTTTTAAGAATCTCTAAATCTTTCTTTTTAACTTTAACATCAGATTCAGCTGTAACTTTGAAATCATCTAAAGACACATTTTCAATTTTAATAACCCAATTAACACCTTTAAATTTCATTTCAAAATTATAAGGACCACTTGGATTAGTTTTAAATTTTCCCTGTTTCTTTTGAAACTGCTGGATTTCTTCTTCATCCTCATCACCGTATCCATCATCATAGTATTCGTCCATAAACAATAATACTATTACAGTATTACACTATCGTCAAGTTGTTGTTTGTTGAGCAGCCCTTCTAGGTGATCTTGGTGTTCTTGGTGTAGTTGGTGTTTGAGGTTGAGTTTGCTGTTGGGGTTGAGTTTGTTGTTGAGGTTTAGCTTGTTGTTGTGGTTTAGCTTGTTGTTGTGGTTGTTGAGTTTGTTGTGATGGTTGATTCTGTGAATTATTATACACATCTTGATTTATCCATCCATCAATATCGGTTTTAGTATTACCAACCAATATATAATCAACGCCAACCATTTGATTACCAACTCTTTGTTTAGGACAAATCTGTACAATTTTGTTTTCTTGTACTATAGCTACCCCTCTATATGTCATATAATTTAAGTTAATATCTGTTGGTGCTACTGGTTTCCATTTGTTTGGGGCATCTACTGTTCTAATAAATAGATAATTTGCTGGTGTATTGTTTGCTCCAACTGGTACTATACCGTAATTTCCATTTTGATCTAAACCCTTTACTACCTTGGCTTTATATTGTGGATTCTTCGACCAAACAGCAACATCATTTTGTTTAGGTGGATTCTCTTTTGAATAGTTATAAGATTGTTTTTTATCTTTTTTCGGACCTTTGAATGGATCATAAAATGCATTTGGGTCTTTAACAGTTGCATTAAAGGCTGCTATACCCTCACCAGCACCTTTAATAAGATTGCCTACAAACTCATTTAAAATGCAATTAACCCTAGAATCAAACTTATTCATTATATTATATTTACATCATTGTGTAAAAAATTACAGTTTTAAGTAAGTATTTTTTAGAAAATGAGTAGTCCAATCTTAATATTAACATCTTATGTGGTCAATAATAAAATCATAAGAGGTAGTTTTCCTATATATGTTTTAGGTATATCACAATGTTGTATAAAAGCTGATGGCACTCAAAAGGTTACTCCTATAGTTATTAACCCTAATAAAATTCAAAAGTAATGCAAACATTTACCAATACACCAGCTTTATTATCTTACCCTGATTGGTCAAAATCATTAGGAGTATACTCGGATAATTCTCAGGCAAAATATTTAGAATATTTGACTGATTGGTATAAAAGTTACAGTTTAGATCAAAAATCAATAGATAATAACAATAAAATTAAAGATCAATATATTCAATTAATTAAAGATTTAAATTTTTTATTCAATGCTGATGAAAGAGATTTATTCTTATCTGATATTGATTATAATAATACTGATGATTTAATTTATATTATCCCTTACCTTGCTCATAAATTAAAAGAAATTACACAAATTATTGCTGCTAAAAGAGAAGAGCTTAAAAACTCAAAATTCAAACACGGAATGATTGGTAGTAATTTAGGTTTGGAGAAAATATTGTATGAGTATGTTTTAAAGAATTTTACTAAAAAAGATTATTCATACACAAGAGTACCAATATCACCTTTAACATCTTTCTTTCCAGAATTATCATCCATTAGTAATGATTTTTATATAGAGATTGAAGAGTTATATGATACAGAAAATTATCATGATTCAGATCCAACAGTTAGTATTAGTAATTACGAACCACTATCTGCAATAAATGATTATTATCCGTTTGATAGTTTAACAGATGATGATATTAATAATCTAATATCATCAAGAATAATTCCTAGAATAGTACCAACACCACTTTCAAAAATATTCAATGAATATTTGACATCAGTACCAACACTTTCAACGACAACATTATCAGCTTTGTCAGCTGAATATACTGCAAAGACATTTAATATAATAGCTGCTAATCAAAAATATCTTGGTGAAAGTGTTTATGGTTTAACTGCTGTTAGAGTTAGTGAACTTAATGCACCAGATTATACAATATCCCTCAATCTTCAACAAGGTAACAATTACTTTTATTGGCCTAGTGGTGATAAGGTTGCGGATGATTCACAAATAGGAAATATATTTAAACCAATATTAATTAATAATTCTAATTTTGTTAATAATCATCCTGTTTCTGGATCTTCATATCTTGATTCTGATTTAATCTTTACAGACAAAAATGGAATACTTGAAGGTGCTTGGCTTCAAGGTAGGAGAATCATACAAACTAAAGATACAATGAGTATCAATTTAGTTGCAAAGGATAATAGAAGCTTTGTGTTTCCATTTGTAGGATTTAATATTAATTCAAAAGACTTATCATTTAAAAGTTATAGTTTAAATGATAGCAATTATATTTTATATCAAACATTAGATAAATCTATTAAACAAAATATTTTAAATACATATTATTCAAATCATTTACCAAGCTCTGCTGTAAATGACATGTATTTAAACCAAACAAAATTAATTGATGCTGGTGCATTTGCTGGTAAATTTTCAGACGAATCTGATACTCTTGTAAAGACACCTAGTGCTAATCAACAAACAATATGGAGTGATGAATTATTAGGTAATGTTGAGAAATCTTTCTTGTTTAAATTTAATAAAACAGATATTCCAATTTCAACTGGTTTCAATAATATACTTTGGCCTTTAATGAATTATAGTGATGGTCAAGGTAGTGTTAAAAATCTATCATTAACGTTAGATGATAAAACATGTTTACCTATAATGTTGGGTAATACATCACCAGCACAATCAATGCTTGGATGTACCGCTGGTAATAATTTTAATACATCGGATGTAATATATAAAGTATCTGATAATGCTGGTAATAATGCAATTGAAGCTGCATGGCTTGGTGCTGGTAATATCAGTCAATTAGATTATACACAACATATAATACCAGTATATGCTACATCTGCTGTTAATTGTGCTGAATATATTGATGGTCCAATTCAACCATCTCTATCATTCATAGCTCAACCCGGAGAATATACATCATTTATATGGATGGATAAAGATACACCAGCTGATGATGTGTTCTTATATCGTGAACATGCTGCAAATTGTCCTTATGGTCAATCATATCCACATAATTTCTTTGTAAATCAAGATTATCAAAATCCAACACCATTAAATTCTGGTGATAGTTTCCCTTTAACGAAAACACCATGTAATTGTAGATCAATATACTACTCACCACTTGGTCATGAGGGTGATACTTTTGATTCATATAATACAATGGGTGATTTACTTTTTGCAGATCCAAAGGGATTAGGTGCTGACTTTACAGTAAACTCTTGGGTTGATACTAGAAACTTTGATCCACATCATAGTCCACAATTTTCATTCTATCAATTAGATGGAACTATGGATAAAGATGTTGGTTATGGATTAGGCAAATGGATGACAGGAAATGGTCACAGAATGATTTTAAAAACTGGAAGACGCTATACATATTATAGATCACCTTTAAGAAAGGGTGTAGATAATAATATAACTGTTCCATATTTAATTACAAACTATGCTTATCAAAACATTTCTGTAAACTGTCCATCAGGTTATGCACCAAGAATAGACTTGGTTGTATTAATCGATAATAGTAGAACTGAGACATATGCACTTGATACAAGTAAAACAATGGCTGCATCATTCTGTGAATATGCACTCAATACTAATTCCGATATTTTAATTTCCGTAATATCATTTGCTGAAAAGGGATTATTATTAAACTATCTTACTAATAATAAAAATTCAGTTTTAAGTCATATATCAGGTATACAACCAACAACTTCAAGCCCTGAATGGTTAACAGATATATATGGTGCTTTAATTTTAGCTAACAATGTTTTAAGCGTAAATAAACCCTTAAATAATAATTGTGATATCACAGATACAACAAGCCTATGTAAAGGTTTGGCTGATAGAATATTAAACTTTAGTAATATACCTACAATAACAAACTGTCCAAGAAGTAATGCCGCTAAAAAGATAATAATATTTAGTGATGGTCAAGAAACCGTAAATATAGGTAAAGCTATTCCTATTGCTGAAAAAATAAAAGCAAGTGGTGTGGAGATAATATCAATGGATCTTGGTTATTACTCGGATCAGAATGATTTAATGGAAACCATAGCTAATGATGGATATTATTATAATGTTCAAAATTATATATTATATGGTGATGTTAATTTAGATTCATTTAATAGAAGTATATCACTTTCATTGTTAGGTTGTTTCCCATCAATTCCAACTTGGTGTAAAGCAACTAAAAATAGTGCTGGTGCTTGGGTGGAAAATTATATCGTTTCTGATATGGAATTAAAACCCGGAGATTATTTGGTATATGTTCATAGAGGAAAGGTTTCATATGTTGGTCAAAATCCAAATGTTTCATTCACAATACCAACAATATCATTTACTGTTAATTTAAAATTAGATGGTTGGGATTATAGTACAAGTACATTTAATTTATCAGCTGCTGGTGCTGATTATGGTGCAAGACCATTTTGGGCTAAAACACTTACTAACTCTGCAAGTACTTTTGGATTTGGTGGTCAAATAACATATTATGATGATTATGTTTTAGTACACCAACCCGACATATCTGATATGGTATTGAATAATGGGTGTTACATTCAATATTCCAGTATGGGTAATAGAAATGTAAATTGGCAAGAGCATCTTACATTTAATGTAACTTTAACAACTCAACAATGGAATAAATTAATAATAGATAAAAACTATTCTAATTTATCATTTGCATTCAATTCTGATAATTTATATGATTTAATTATATCACAATCACATGAGCCTAGTGATTTAACATTAGAGAGTTATTCATCATTTAAACCTGTAAAATATAATTATTTTGTAAGAAACTCAGCATTTAACTTTACACAAGACTTGTATTATATAAATCGCTGTGAAACTAGTTTTGTAACATTTACAACTGCTAGTGTATTAGAAGCAGTAACTCCACATTTAAATCTTGATAATATTCATTACCCAACAGTTGCAACAATTGATTTTCCATCTAATACGGTATCAGAAACTCAGTTGGGTCATTATTTATTACCAGATAGATTAGGTGTTCCTTATTATTTAGGTAGAGGTTACACTATGAATGTTGATCCTAATAAGTTATCATATATTGATTCTGTTAGTGCTGAAAGATTATTTTTAGATATTAACAAATATGCATCAAGAAATAGAGGTTTAACTAAAAATGATCAAAATTCACCAGTTTCTATAACAGATATTGATAACAGATGGTTATTTGAGCCATATTCAACAGGTAGTAAATCTGGTATAATTAACAATACTAAAAATAATCAAAAGTTAGTCCCATATCAAACAAATTATGAAATAAACCAAAATAATGAAATTGGTTTATGTTATCAGAAGGATAATTTTGAATTTTGGGATGTTAATTATTATAATCAGTGGTCTGATGAATTAAATTATCCATTATCATTTAGAAAAGAATTAATACTTTCAAGTTATTTTAACAGAGTAGAATCACTTTTAACTAATAAAGGTGTAACAACCCAATGGCGCACAGATATATTTGGTAACAACTATGGATTATTTAAAGATTACGATTTACCTGAAACATATCACATTAAGACTGAAAGAGGTGTAAATACAATATCTGAAGGATATATACCACTTAGTGTTGAAAGTGCTGAGATTGGATAAATATTAATAACGATGAACTTAAAATTTTCACAATTTAAACCAGCCACAAATCTTGTAGATAGTGATGTATTACCTATATTAAGAACTAATGACAATTATGCCATAAGTGCCTTATCCATATTTAATTATATGTCTGGTAATAAATTTAATGAGTTATATACATCATATCAATATTATAGTTCTGTATTTTTAGGATCAAATTCAAATGCTAATTCTGTATTTTCAACATATTCTAATAATAGTTCTTTTTATGTAACAACTAATGCCGCTCAAACAATATCTGGTATTAAAACATTTTTCGATTCATCGTTCTTTAAAACATCACTTTCATCTGTTGTGATTTATACACCGAATGGAAATTCTAACAATTGGAATGTAGCATCAACTTATGTTTTTAGTAATAGTGCAAGTATTAAAAATGTAACAGATACAGTGAGTAATTCAGCTGGTAATTGGAGTGATACATATAGTGGGTTTTCTCAATTATCAAGTATTGCTGTTGTTAGTGATATTACAAATACACCATCAGCAACAGCAATTAAAAATATTATAGCAATAACACAAACAACATATGATAATCTTATAATAAAAGATCCTTATACTTTTTATATTATATCATAGTCTTGACTCATGCCAGCTTATAACAAAACTTCTTATTATAATAATAATCCAATAACGGAAGTATTTGGTTCACAAACTACTCTTTATTATTGTAGGGATAAAATTTCTTTTTGGGGTGATAATTCATATAATCAATTATACAATACAAGTAATTTAAATTTAATAAATGCTGCAAGTATAGCAGCTTATGATCACACCGTTGTAGCATTACCTGATGGTGAGGTTGTAGCTTGGGGTAAAAATGACAAAGGTCAATGTAATGTTCCTAATGGTTTAAGAAATGTTAAAAGTGTATCTGCTGGTAAAGCTTTTACTGTCGCTCTTAAAGAGAATGGAACTGTTGTCGCTTGGGGTGATAATAGTTCAGGACAATGTAATATACCAAGTACCGCCACATCTGTTGTAGCTATAGCTGCTGGTGATAACCATGTTTTAGCTATAAAAAATGACTTATCTATTATAGCTTGGGGTTCTAATTTCTTTGGTCAAAGTTCAATTCCATCTAATATAGGTAAAATTGCAAATATTGCTGCTGGTGGAGATAATTCCGCTGTTTTATTAATGGATGGTAGTGTTTATATTTGGGGAAGTAATATAAATGGTAATTTAAATAAACCAGCAAATTTAACTAATGTTTCTACATTATCAATAAAAAGTAGTCATGTTCTTGCACTTAAAAATGATGGAACTATTGTTGCTTGGGGTAATAACAATTATGGTCAAATTACAATACCAGATACATTAACAGGAAACAAGATAAGAAAAATATCTGCTGGTGTAAATTTTAGTTTAGTTTTAGATTATGCAGGTATTATAACTGCTTGGGGTGATTCAAGTAAATCACAAACAATTTTACCAAATTTATATCAAGTTGAAAATATTGCAGCTGGTCACAGTCATAGTATTGCATCTTGGTGCTCAATAGTACCGACACCAACACCTACAAAAACGGTTACACCTACACCAATTACACCAACTCCAACTAATACACAAACACTAACTCCTACAGTAACACCAAGTGTAACGCCTTCAATGAGGGTAACCAATACACCGAGACCTACTATAAATTTAACAAGAACACCAACACCGACACCTACAGCAACACCAATAACAACAGTAAGTGTAACACCAACAAAGAAACCTCACCCATCACCATTTAGAAAACCTGTTGCTCCTCCACCAGCTAATCAATTTATTCCACCAAAACCAACACAAGAGGCGTTATATTTTCAAAATCCATCGCAGACACCAACAAGAACATTAACAAAAACTCCTACTTGTACACCGACATTTACACCTACTGTTACGCCGACTTCAGGTACACCAACGCCTACACCAACAGTAACAAAAACAAAACCCACACCCACACCTACACCAACAGTAACGACATCTGTTGGTTCTTATAAGAATTGTGCATATCCAGCATTTAATGGTTTCCAAAATACTAATAATACATATACAACAATATCATTGTACAAATGGGATAGTTGTATAAGCACTGGTAATCAGAATGATGGTATAATAGATAGTTCAAAATATTTTACATCACCCGGTTGGAATGTTGATGGTCATGTAACTATTGTTGCTATAACAAAAACAACAGGAATTGTTCGTGAATCAACTGGAACATTCTTATCAAAATATCCAATAGGATCAACACAAATAATTTCAAATGTAATAAATTTAAATAACTACCCAAATGTGGTTTCAGATACAAGAAGAAATGGTTCTGGTAACATTTACTGTAATAATACTGATGGTAGTATGAATTTTGTATATTTAACAAATGATTATTCTAAAAACTGTGTGCCTTTCGGTGTTAATGCACCAGTTTATGGTGTATACCATGATGCAGTTGATAACACAATATATGCCGTTGGTTCATTCACAACAGTTAATAGTTTAAATAGAAATCAAGTTGCAAGGTTTAATTATAATGGTGTATATGATCAATCATTTGACGTAAATCAAGGTTATAGTGGTACACCGTTTGACTACCCACCAAATGATATAAGAAGAATTAATGATTCATTGTATATATCAGCATTGCAAAAATTTGGAACAGTTGGATCTAATGTATTAACATTCAGATCACAAAATGGTTTAGCTAGTAATTTACATAAAGTTGATTTAAATGGCGTTAGAGATATAAACTTTTTACCATTTACATTTACATTTAACAATAATAATTTTATTGATTATGTAAGTGTACCATCTCAAAATCTTTTAATATTAGTAAACTCAAGAGCTATTTCATTTAGAAATATAAACAATAATTCACAGTTATCTACAACTATAAATGGAACAGATAGTATACAGGGTATAGTTAAACCTAATGAAGTAAACCCATCGACTGTTTATATTTTACAAAAGATAAATGGTGGTATTAGTGCAACACAAACACCAAATGCAATTAAAGCTATTAATACAACAACTGCTTCGATTGATACTAGTATAAACAATTATATAGGTAAGGGTATGATATCAACCGATAATGGTGGATTTGCATTTGGTGCATTATCACCTCAACATGATTTCATGGTTCTACAAAGATCTTATAGTGATAATAACATGACACCGGGTTATTGGAATGGTGGAACTGTTAACTCACCTGTTTTATCAAAAATATATACATCTAATTTTTCAATACCAAACAATACAATTATATGGAATACATATAATCATATTGTGGGTGCTAATGCTAATAATGGAAATATGTTGATAGATAGTAATGGTAGAATTTATTTAGTATTACTAAATGAAACTAATTATATTTTCAGTAATATCAATGTTCAACCATATTCAATTATAAGATTATTCCCAGATGGTACATATGACGGTTCTTTCAATGTAATGGCTAATTTAAATCCTAGTGGTAAAATCTATAATGCTGCATTGATAAGTGATTTTGAATTAATAGTTTGTGGTGACTTCACATCTTATGCAGGTAATGCATCTAAACAGTATATTGTAAAAATTGACACTAATGGCAATCCTATAAATATAATGTAATCAAATGAAAAATTTATATGATTTTTTTATATTTAGTAATGAAAAGAAAATGTTAAATTTTAGATTTCATGAGTTAAATGAAGTTGTTGACAAATTTATAATAGTAGAATCAGACAAAACATTCACAGGTGTTCATAAAGGTTTAAATTTTAATATTGATGATTATTCAAAATTTAAAGATAAAATAATATATAAACCATTCATAGCTGATTTTAGTAGTTATGCTTGGACTAATGAATATCAACAAAGAAGATATTTAAAATCAGGATATGATGATTTACCAATTGGTAATGATGATTTAATTGTTTTATCTGATGTTGATGAGATACCAGATCCATTAGTTTTAAATAGATTTAAAAATGAAAATTTTAAAGGTATTAGAACATTTTATCATGATTTGTATTATAATAACTTTAGAACAAAAAAGATACATAAATGGTCAGGTTCTTTAGTAATTGATAATGAAACATTTATAAAAAATTATAATTGTGATTTTGAATCTCTCAGAGGTAATAGAGATAATATTGAAAAAATAGGTGTTGAAAAAAGAGAAGGTGGTTGGCACTTATCTTATTTTGGTGATGTTGATTTTATTATTAATAAAATTAAAAGCTTTTCACACCAAGAATTTAATACACCAGAACATACAGATCCTGAGAAAATTATGAAATGTATAAATGAGGGTAAAGATCTATTACAACGTAGTGACAATGATACAATTGTATTAGATACACTTGATCCATATTTACCAAAACATATCAACTTATTAGATTAAGATTCTTTTCTTTCATCAGCTTTATAGAATAAAAATCTATCGTGTTCTGTTGGTGTTGCTAACAATATACCGGGATATATATTACCCTTTAATGTTTCTTGATAGATATAAGACATCCATGTTTGTTCAAATGGGTGCGCCCATTTAGTAGTTAAAAACATCTTCTTATTACCTTCCTTAGATACAACTTGAGGCCAGTTACAATAATAAATTTCACCTGTCGCATAAGGTATACCCTTATATGATTTAATATTATTATATTTTAGGAATGGTTCGTTGTTAGTATCATTGGTTGATTTTCTTGGCTTTTCTGGAAAAAACTTTTCCCTAACATCTTGTGGTATATTATGCCAAGACCATTGTCTTGTATTATCACCAAATAATTCACTAAAGTTGAATTTTAAAAAGTCAAAGTCTTCATTCCATGCAATATTGAGTATTGTGTTATATAGATCAGGTATCTTTCTTCTGAATCCATTTTTACAATATTCTTCATTACCAAAATAAAAGAACATATCATCTTCAAAGAACATATGATAATCAAAACCATTTTCCTCTGCATGTTCTGCTATAAATTGTCTACCACCACAGATGCCAAGATTATCTTTCATCTTTAAATGTGTGAAACCGTAGTATTCACATAGACTTTTATACTCACTATAAGTTCCACTGTCAGTTGAATTATCTATTAAAAACTTTTTTGGTTTATCTAAAAAGTTATTATCATATTCTTTAAATGATCTACATAGTTTTGAGAACTGTTCTGGGAAATTAAACGTCAATACATATAATGCCACATTATCTGTATTATGTGAATTTATTTCACCCCTGCCATTAAGAGTTTTTTCCATCTTAGGTTCTAATGATTTATTCTTTAAATTTTCAAAGAATAAACTTAATAACCCATTACCATCAATTTCAAAGTATTGGAATAATTCAGGATACTTGTAAAGCATTAAAGTGAATAAACTCTCCTCAGTCCCCATATAACCGTTTTTAAGGGAATCTGACATCAAACTATAGTAAACCTCATTAGCCTTTGATATAGAGGCTTTAGGACCACCAAAAATGCCACCTCTGGCAACTTTGTTAACATTAGCACCAGCATATGAGCACATGGCATTATATTCAAACCCATGAATCTCTTTATCTGTTTCATATGGAAAACACACGAAACTAAACTTCTTGAAATAATCTTTAATATTATCAATTACATTATCTTTCCAGAAATAACCTTCGTGAACTGTATTAGTTAATGCGCCATCAATCCAAACTAAATGACTTGAATCAAACGGATCTAGTATTGCCGCATCGTTCAATAAGAACATTTTAGACATAACCAATGGATTATACATCTCAAGCTTCGCTTGTGTGCTTTCGGTTAACCAACCAACTTGGTTGTACCATTCTGGATTATTTCTTATTTTCTGAATATCATTGTAAAATTCATTACCCTTAAACCAATCAAGTTCTCTTACTAATATTGATGTATTTGTTAATGATCTATGTTGTAATACAAAATCTTTATATTGTTCTTCAATATAAATTATCATATTGCAATCAGTTTTCATTAACTTGGCTAAATTATCAAGATAATGTTCAAATGATCTCTTCCAACCTTCAGTCAATTCGTTTCTTTTAATATCCCATATACCAGTAACTATGGTTGTTTCATTTTTCTTTGTCTTAAATGTTTTAATATTTTCAACGGATGCATTTTTTCTATAAAGACCTAATTGATCACATATCTCAACTACATCATATTCAAGACCTTTCTGTTTAAGAAAATCTGAAATAGCTGCTCTGACTCCGGGTAAGTCGTGCCTATCGTAATCATGAAAGAATATATAACCGCCATCTACAACCTTATCAAATACTTTGACTAGACTATCGTAGATTGAATCATAAAAATCACCATCTAAAAATGCAAATGATATTTTTTCTGGTATTTTATATTCTGGTATATCTTTGAACCAATCTTTATGTATTATAGGTAAAGGTAAATTATTTTGTTTAAAATTTGAAATTAAAACATCTTCTGTTGTTTTTAAAGTCCCAGCCCTCCAGCCACTATCCTTTTCCCAATTTGATAATTCTGGTAAACCATCAAATGAATCATAAACATACAACTTTTTATTTGATCCAGTTTCAGTTATAGTCTTCATTAGATATTTGCTGGATTCGCCAACATAACATCCAAGTTCTACTACATCACCCTCAATATTATTATCAATTACATCTAGTAATGATCTCACAAGAACTTCAACCTGTGATCCACATATAATAGAAGAATCTACTCTTATATTGTTAAAATTTAAAATTTCGTTTAACTTAGTATTCATATATTACAGATAACCTTTAGCATAAAATTCATTGTTATTATCATCTACATTTTCAGATCTATAAATACCACAACCAGAAACCTCATTTGGTATAACGTGCAATATTGGAAATGAATGAACTCTTGATTCAAAATTATCTTCTTTGTAATAATTCATAACAATTTTTGATATGTTATATTTTCCTAAATATGATGAAATTACAATATCGTCACTCCATGATTTATTAACAAAATCTGTAAAGAAATCATCATTAAAGAACTTTCTCTTATAAGATGCTGATTTATAACCTTCTATTATTTTAACTCTTGTATCTTTAGACATGGTAGCACATAAATGACAAGATCCGTCTAATGCACCAATGCCAGCAAATCCCAAAGCTGTATCGGGGTAAATTGTTTGCTTCTTTAAGTGATACTCAATAAATCCATCTTCGTATATTAAATCATCATCAACAGTTATTATAGTTGTCTCTGGATCAGAGATTCTTTTAATAGTGGGAGCAATTTTTGTAATTGAACCGTAATCATGACATCTAAAAATTTTAAGTTTATCGTTTTCTTTAACGTAATCGTTTAACCAATCTGGTATTACATACTCTTCACTAGTTTTATGATTTATATATGGTATATTAAAATGTATTTCGTAATTAGGGTAACTAAGACTCAATAAGTTCTCTATAACAGGTTTAACACCATGACCATCTCTTTCATCACTTAATCTATTTGGGGTTGTGGATAAAGATAATATGACATTCGGAAATTCGGTTAGTTCAAAAGACATATCAATGTCTTTACTATCATCTTTATATTCAAGTTCTTTTTTAAAATCATATTCTTCGTTATTAGTTTCTACATTAGTAGTGTTGATGAATAATGTTTGGCGACCATTGAATAATGGTATGTAGCCTTCATTTATCAGATAAGGTGAAAGTAAATTATCTTTACCACCACCAACAGTATTAAAATCTGTATCATCAATTAATATTAAATGTATATCAGAAAGCTTTTCCCTTGCAGCTTGAAATGCTTCTAAATGCTTTTCTGCATATTCTGGTGTTCCCACATCCCATCCATCCAGATATAGTATATCAATCTTGCCATCAAAGTCTTTTAAAAATTGAATACCATCCATTGGTATATTAATATTCAAATTATTAGGCTTTTCTTTACCAATTGATTTATAATAATTTAAAAGATTGCCTACACAAGCTTCGTTAACATCTACGGTATGAACATCAAATCCACATTCGGTAAAAAATAATGTACTATGACCATCACAACAACAAGCAGGTGACACTAAAGCATTTCTTTCGCTATCTAAAAAATAATCAATACATTCTTTTTTAAGTTCAAATCTATTTGTACCAATTTCTACAAGTGTTTTGAGATTCAACATCTTTGCAATCTCAACCATTTTCCTAATATAGGGTGCTGGTTTTGATCTCTTATTGATATGATCATCAAGTGAAAGATTATCATCATACCAATATTTTTTATCAATTCTAAAATCAGTTAAAAGTTTATATATTCGTTTCATTTTAACTTTCCGTTGGATGTCCGATTTTATGACCATTTGCTGTAATAGCTTTACCTAAAATGAAGTGATTCCAACCTATATCATGCGGTTTATAACCTGCTACAAAGCCAGATACACCAATTTCAAATCCTTCAGCCCATGTACCATAACAATAACCTTTAGCTATAAGATAATCATGAAACCATTTAAATTGATCGTAAAACTTCTTTAACTTTTCACCTGTCTGTAGAAAAACTAACAAATATTCTGCTGGTAATCTCGCATCATCCCAATCATGGTTTTCTATATCCAAATCATAATTGAATATTTTATGCCAAAAAATACCATGCTCTTTATTATTCTTAGTTTTATAATCATCCAAGAATCCACGCCATGTATATGTCATTCTAGGTCCAAGGAAATCAATACCATCATCAAGCATGTTTTTAAAATATGTTTGAACTTCATCTTCGTCCCACCAATCCAATGAGTTATCACAATCAGTCCATATTACATAAGCATCATCCTTATCTAATAATTGTCTTAAACAAAGATACCTCATATTAAAATTAAAATCAGAAATATAACTATCTTTTGAGTTAAATGGGATTCTAATTTGCAACGAATCTCTGTCAATTTCATCAATCAAAATTCTTTCATTTTCTCCAAAAACGTCAGTTATTGATTTCTTACAATCTGTTGTTATTGCAAAATAATGATTTGTTTTTTCTAAAACTTCTTTTATAAGTTTACAAGCATAATCTTTAGTGTAATTTTCACCTAAACTTAATGTTGTAAAATAGATTTTTTTCATATGATATATTTAGAAAGATAGCTTATTTATCAAATCTAAATCTTTAAATATTTTGAATAAAAGATTACAATTTGCATTTATAGAACCATTTTCTATATACCAATTATAACCGTTATTTGATACAAAGTCCAATAGTTCGTCATTTTTTATTATTTCATCATATTTGTTTTTTATGATATTCATTTGTAATATTGGATCTAGATCAATTTCAAACCCAATGTAATGGTAATCTTGTATAAGACTGTTATAAAATTTTTGATTAAGTATCGGTCTAAATAATACAGAACCAGCTGCTAAAATTTCTATATCTCTATTGCAAATCTCACCAGCACCATTTAAAGATAAGCAAATTTTACTTTCTGTCAACTCTTTATAATAATTTGAATTTGGAAATACTTTCTTATCTGTAATATTAAAAACTCCTAATTGCGAAAGGTCTAATCTTTGCCCATATAAATAACCTCGGAATATCAATTCTTCATTTGTTTTTTCACTGAATGGTAATCTGTTTTTAGCTAAATCATCAAATTCTGACGAATAAGCCAAATATGAAAATGGTATAGTTTCCATATCATTATAGACACCAGCGGATGTTATTATACCTACGAGGTTTTCTGTATCCCAACCTAAACCTTTATATAGTAATTCCTCGGCTCTATCCCAATAAGAAATTGCTACATACTTCTTTGTATGTTTATTTCTAATCGTCATTATATGAGGTGAATGTATTCCAGCAGGTTCATGTACATTAATAGGTGTTATGTACTTTACGTTATGTTCTTTAGAGAAAATCTTATAGAATTCATCAAAAACAATGGTAACAGACCATTTAGTACCATGTGGTTTTTGGTATGTTATTTCATAATCGTGATTTTCGGGTGGTTTTGGTTTGGCTTTTATACTTTTTAGATTATGGATTATATCCATTAACTTAGCATCTTTAATCCTGTCATTATCAACTTTACATCTATAATGATAATGTTCTGAATCAATTAATGTGGGGTCTTCTAAATGATGATCACCACATTCAAATCTAAATCCTTCTGATAAACTTATATTAATGTTATTTAAAATATCCGCAACGGCAACATCATCGGGTAAATTGAAATTCCATAATGTTTCATTATCTACTATATATTCTACTAAATCTCTACTAAGTGTATATCCACACCCTGACCCAAAATGAATATCTTCATGTCTTTGTCCTAACATGGCACTATAGTAACCTTTAAGTGGTTTATCTTTTAAGAAGTTTATTAAATTCTCAATCTTTACATATGATGATGAATTAGTCCTAAAAACAAAATCAAAATCAAAATTTTCTTTAATGTATTTAAACATCAAATATGTTTTATTATTAATTTGACTCCACCCCTCACCAGTTGGGAAAAATAAACGATCTCCTTCTGATATCTTATCTAAACTCCCATAATAAAATACTACATCAATTCCAGCATTTTTAGCATCTATAAGCCATGTTTCTCTAATTTTATTTTCTAAAGTTATATAAGGCTCTTGATCTAACGATAAAACCGAAATTAAAATCTTCATAACTAAAACTTACATCATTATGATGTTTTTAATGTCGTTTGCTAATTTATTTTTAGTTTCTAAATACCAAGTAATAACTTTATTCTGTAATGCTGAATAATCTGAATCACTCATTTCACTGTAGTTTTTTATTTCACTCCAAGATTCAACTATAGGTATAGGATGACCCTCACCCCAAATCTCATTTATATATTTTTCGCCAACTTCGGGATAGTTTCTTAAAATTGGTATTGCTCCCCATTCTAAACATTCCATAAGTCTAAATGAATCTGGATGATTAAACCCCTTTGGGCATGGAGCGAATCTAGTTTTTTTGTAAATCTCAATACATTCAGATGTTGATAAAGCTGTTGTGCAGTTCCAACCATGTGTTTTATGTAAGAATATTTTTTCTGGATTTAAAGCCATCATATGTATGAAAACATCATTTCTATCAGCTTTAGGGCATCCTATAAATGAAAAATCATATTTCTTATTATAAGAATTTGAATAATCATTGTTATTATTTAAATAACCACTCTTTACACCTAGTGGTAAAGTTTTAACATTAGTTTGTGTTATTAATGGATCATAATAATTTCTAAAAACATATTTAGCTTTAGAATAATAACTACAATCATGATTCAAATCTTCGTTTGAATATTGTAAAAGAAAGAAATTATATCCCCTCTTTTCATATTCATTTAAATAGTTAAGAAAGTCATTTGATTGCCCACGATTATTATTTGAATATATAATCAGTGCATTATCTAATATTGTTGAATATGTTTTATTATCAAATATCCTATTTTGATTAAATTCTTTAAATAAGATATCTACAGTATAATCAAACTCAAATGTTGTTTGGTCACCATCTAAGGTTTGCCATATCATGTTTAAAACTGGTTTATCCATTTTAAAACTTAGGTAGTTTTCCAGTTAATCTTTCACACCAACCTTTTGATTTAGAATGAGGCCATACAACCCAATAATCAGGTTTAACTTCTGTTTGGAATTCTAGGAATATCTTACAGTATTTGTCTGGATCATTGAAATAATTTTTAATTTCATCTTCAGTTGAATCTTTTCTATATAATGTATCATTATTTTCCGAATGCATAGCAACAGCCCAAAAATCATAATCTTTTTCTGGTACGCTATCATAGCTAATATCAATACAATGTTTAAATATCTTCAAGAATGATTTATCATATTCATCGGGATCGTTATATGTAGGATTTGGTGCTAAATTATTATCTAATGTATATCGTTGAACACTTCTATCTTTAAAACGTAAACCAGAATATGCTTCATATTCTTGTAATGTTCTTTTCTTACCAAACCCATAAATTCCAAAATCTGTAGCTGGTGTTTCAGCATCCATACCAAAAAGTTTTCTGTTTTTAGCATGACACTTATTGTTTCTATCACACCATTTTTTGTCATCATCCCACTGTTTAGTTCTACCCTTTCTGGTATATTCATGCCAAGCCACAACTTTGTGTGGATGGAATAAATCATAACCCCATGTATAAGCTCTAGCTGCTATAGATATTTCCTCACCGTGAAAATAATATTCAGGATCATGTGGAACTTCTTTACAGAATTTACCTAAAGTGAAACAAAAATGAGCAGAGTAAAACCTAGCTGGAATTGGTTGAGTTCTTTCTTTAAAATCATCAATACTTGCTGGTAAAAAGAAAACAGCACCTTCTGGTATAAAACGATCAAAATTCATTTTCCAAGGAATTTGAACTCTTGCATCTGGATCGTTATCTGGATCAAAACTAGGAATATAACCTGTAAGTAAAGGCTTTTTATGTCCTTTATCTTTAAGTTGTTTAACCATGTTGATCAACTCTTCATCCCAATTTTCAATAAATCTGTGATGACTATCAAGTTGCAAAGTATATTCCTCATCATCATACTTTTGTTGAATAGTATTTCTAGCCCAACATGCACCTTTTGATTCTTGATAAGGTACATCTATAATTTTAAATCTTGGGTCGTCTTTATATTGATCTAAATTTTCATTTTCATCATGTTGCCAACAAATACAAAAAACCAAGTTTTCAGGTTTTTTAGCTTTATCTATACAATCTTTAACTGTGATTGGTAACTGTGGATCTCTATAAGATGCTATTTGTATAAATATTTTATTTTTTTTCATAATTCAATCATTGATAATAAATAATTTGCTTTATTGATTCTGGAAATAATATCTTCCTTAGTATTGTTTATGCCAGACTTTACGTTATTTACATAGTTATTAAACTCTAATGAGGTTAACATATCTTTGATTATGTTTGCAAGATTATAATAATAGTCAATAATAACTTGATTGTTTTGATACATCTCAATATGTTCTAATTGAACTCCACTAATATTAAATGATGGGAATGGTACACTATACTCTTTAGATGTACCAATAATCTCTTCTTGAAGCTTATCAAATAAATCTGTTAAATCATCATATAGATCACCTAAAATTACATGAACATTATGATCTAATACATACCAATGTAACATTTTTATTGTTGATGTTGCTTTATTTAAAATGATACCAAATACTCTTGTTGGATCAAGAGAACTTTGTATCGCTGTTGTTGTTATGACTTCTATTTCCATATTTTAAATTTTTTTATAATATTCGGTTCTAACTATATACTCACCTAATGTTATTTCATTACTGCTTAAAAACATGTGATTACTTTTTCTATCTATTGTAGGTTTAGATTCAGTGATTATGTTATTTTCAAATTCCTTGTTTTCTTTTGTATCTGGTAATGGGTAATCTGGTACATCTTCAAATTTCGAAACCGTTACATATCTATTTTCATAATTTAATGATGCTTTAAAACCACACTTTATATAAAAGTTTTTAAGGTTCTCTAAATATGAAATTTCATCTTTAAAGAAGATTTTCCAAAATTTAATTGGAAATAAAATATTTAATGCTTGTTTTCTTTTAGAACATTGTGTACATGGTTTATCTTTGCCAGTTAAGAGTATAACTAGCCATGATAATGATTTTGAATGAATAATTGATGCAAATAAATCACCAATTCCAACGGCATATCTTATATTTAAATCTGGGTTTTTATGATTCATTTTGCTCTAAATAAAATTTACGATGTTTTTCATATAAGTCAACAGCGTGAATTATGGTTTTTGCCATTTTATCAAATTCGGGTAAAAGTGAACTAGTCTTATATGATAAAAGATATAATTGTTTTATTACATTTATAACTTGTAAATCTATTGGATAATCTTTATAAATAGTCTTAAACAAAGTATCTTGTAATTCCTTTTCAGTTACAGTATATGGCTTTTCATTTAAGCTAACCATTTGACCATCATAATCACCTTCCCAACGCCATTTGGTAAGGTCAGATTTATCTTGTGGTATTTCTTTTTTTAAAATGGATTTATTTAAATGTTCTGGAATGTCATCACTGAAACCAATAAATGATTTTTGTAGATTAAATAATGCAAACATGAAACCATTATAGCATAGTTTAATGACTTGTATAGTATGAAACTATAACAATCCCACTTGCACCCTGACCACCAGAAGAATTAGATTCACCACCTCCACCACCACCGCCACCTGTATTTGCAGCACCAAGACTTCCGGGGAAGAATCCAATACCACCTCTTGCTCCACCACCTTGACCACCTACAACTAATTCTAAATCACCTATAGCACCGGCGCCACCGCCGCCACCTGAGAAATATATTCCATTTGGATAGTTTATAACGTCACTGTATAAGTAACCATCTTGACCTTTTGATGGAGGGAAGAATCCTCTACCATTACCACCATGACCGCCATCTTGACCACCACCATTATCACCACCCTGAGACGCATTTCCATAAGTTGGATTTGCACCAATTCCACCATATCCACCCAAAGCTGTTAATGCACCAAAAACACTACTTCCACCTTGGAAACCTGTGCTTCCAGCTGCTCCACCATTACCGCCTTGTCCAACCTTTACATTATATGATGTATTTGGTGAAACTGTGTATGTTTGTAAGATTATACCACCTCCACCACCGCCGCCACCATAAGTGGTTCCAGTATACCCAGCACCACCACCGCCGCCGCCACCGACCAATAAAACTAAAACTTTATTTACATCTATTGGAATTGTAATTGAAGAATTTGTTGTAAAAACAAAAGATTTCAATGTTTTAGTTGGTAATAATGAAAGTGGTGATGGTGCTATTGTTACAGGTTTTGTTGTTGGTGAACCTATATTAAGACTTTCACTATAAGTTCCTGCATTGTAACCTATGTAATTCCATACGTTATTTTGTTTAAAATATCTTAAATTGACACCTTGTGTAAAATATACATTATCTCTATAAAATGTTACATCCATATTTCTAACTCTATAACCAAATACATTTGGAGTTGCATTGAAAGTTATTAAATGATTTGGATTTGTTGGATTTGGACTTACATTATATAAGAAAAAATTAACATTAACAATAGTACCATCAATAAAACTAGTTGCTGGGAAATTGGAATTAAGATATATATTAGCTAATGGTTTTAATCTAGTGTTAATGGTTTTAATTAAATTAACTTGATTAACAGTAGATAATGCTGGGGCATTAATAGTATCAGTCGTAGGGTTTAAAATTGCACCATTAATTGGGTATTGTATTGAAAACTCTTGTTTATTCCAATATGAACTAAGAATCTTAACAGTTGTAGCAGCCTCTGACATCTTATATACTCTATCATCATTATAACTTGATGCTACTTGTGTGAATGTCTGTATATACGATGTTAATGACTGAAACATCGAATCTATATTATTATAATCTAAGAAAAACTGACTTGATAAATTACAAATATTTGTATCTAATACCAATGCATTGTAATTATGCTTTCCAGCAGAATCACCTACAGCATCTGTACTACTAATTGCTAATGTTGGTATTGTACAATCACTCATTTTATGTTATAAACTTATCAAAAACCCAATCACAATCAATAACTTTAAAACTTATGGATTTAATGAAAGAGCTTTCTATTCTATCTGTAAAGTTACAAGTAACCTTCGCTTCAATTTTACCATATGCTTGTGTTGTATGCGCTGAACCATCCACAATAGGTGTTTTGTCAGTATAAGCTCTATAATATGGGCTTTGATAATAACAATCACTGGTTGCTGATTTTGAGCAGCTTCTTGAGTATCCACAACTATGTCCACCATTACTACAAGCTACATAGTTATTAGCCCATATATCACTGCAATATGCGTAAATTGTAGTATTGTGTGTATAACACAACGTATAATCGTATAGATCATAATATGCATTATTGATTTTGTACTCTATTCTATATGTATGAGCATTTACTATGAATTGTTGATTTTCAACGTAATTAACAGATCCATCATCATTTCTAATTGGAAAATTTAATTGTAACCAATTTTTAATTACTGCAATTGAAGAATCAGTAAATGGTATTGATATTAATTTTGGATACCATATTGTGTATGGTTGTAACCACTTTGCACTATTTGTTTCAACTGTTGTTTGGAAACTTTGCCATTCTGATGAAAGAGTATGTATTAAATTTAAAGTTTCATCCATCCTATCAACATATTGTATAAAGAAATTATAAACATTTTGATATGTGTTATTATAAGAATTTTGAACATCTATTATCCAATTAGATAGATTTGAATAATTCTGATTTATTAAATCCAAACTATCTCCGATATTCTGACTTGAACTGATTTTTGTAATAGTATAACTCATAATATTATATTCCAAAGTGCTCCATCAATTTCATTATAAGTTTTAATATATTTATAAGAATATATTCTAGCAAAACATGTATCAACTGCGTTTGGTGGATGAACGTGTGCTGGTGTATCACCCTGACCTACAATATCATATAAACCAACAGTAAGTGTTCTGCCACCACCATCAGCTATACATGTATATGTTGAACTATCTTTAGTTGTTGATGTCGGTCCACCACAATGTGTATATGCATTATCACATGCACCATAACCAGCGGCTCCTCCGTGATGGTTACAACCAGCAGATCTATAAGATCCTTGGTTACCACTTCCACACCCATCACATGAAACTGATGTACTACCACCATTAGGTGCACAATTTTCTTCCCAAGATCTACTAAAACTAAATTGAAAAGGAATATCTTGATTGGTGCTTACATATAAATTAACTATTTGATAATCTGGAAAATTATCAGGTGGAAATGTGGATGTTAACCAAGGGTTTAATATTTGTGAATCTTTTTGTAAATCTGTTAAACCACTCCATTGTGATATGGAATAAATTAAAGGAAAATATAGAGAAAATTGTTTACACCAGTTACCACTTATTGTTTGAACGCAACTATAAGCCTGATTAACTGTAGAATTTATATTTTGAACATTAAATATAGTAGAAAGCATTAATCCACTAGCTTGTATGAAATCACTATATATTGAATCCCAAAGTGATGCATTTCTTGTCAAATCTATTAAATTTGAACTCAATGTCATTAAATTTCCATTTATAACATCCAAAGTATTACCTGCACATAAATTTTCATCTATAAAATAGATGTTTGAGCAATTAGGATTTGTTTTTAATAATTCAAAAGTAGCCATATTATTTCCAATTTATTTTATAAAGTGAAGTATTTGCTGGAGATAACTTATCAATTATACTTCTAATTGCTAGTTCTATGTTAGTTTTAACTTCACCGTTTACATCTAAATTATGTAAATTAATGTTAAAATATTTACTCTTATTTGTTGGAAGTTGGAACTGGAACCAATTGGAGATTTCCTCTATATAGTTGCGTTTTCCAACTTTCATATTCCATTTTAAAGTTGTAATTTCTGGTGAAAAATCTGATGAATAATATAACTGTTTAATATCATTTTGACTTAAAGTTATGTTATACATTTTTAAATCTCCCACATCACCAATAAATTTATATCCATTATCTATGTTTAATATATTATTTAAAATATTGTTTTTAATTGTCGTAGCACCTAATAACAAAGATGTTCTATAGTTATAGAATAATTGATAATTTTTAGGGAAAGAAACGGTATCAACTAAAACGGTATCAATATAATATTTTGCAACACCATTTGGACCATCAAACGTAAAAGTAAAATTATGCCATCCCTTTGGTAAGTTTGATATTGGGTATTTTAATGAAAGCAATCTTTGATCGTTTCCGTTCAAATTAGATGCAATACTGAATTTCCAAGAAAGATTATTTGAAACATGTGATTTACTATATTTTCTTATATATTCATGACCAGTAAAATCACCATAAGCAAAAAATGCTGGTTGTTCGTTAACGTCAAGTAATCCAAAGAAATTTAACTTTGATATAGGTGTACCATTTTCATCAATAAGATATGCTTCATTATCAGTTGAATCTATTATGATGATTCTGTCTTCAATTTGATTTGATGATAGCTTATCATAACATGTAGATAATGTGTTTGATGGTACATTAATTAATCCCATCGTTCTTATTCTCTTTGTTGGTGGAGTTGGTGGTATTGATCTTGACCTTAAAATTTCAGTAACTAACAACTGATCTCTTTTGCGAGATTCTAAAATATATTTTTGGTTATTTGATGAAAGTAAAGGTAAATCTTCATTAAGTTTTTTAAGAAGTGGTGGTACTGTAGCTGGTGGCGGTGGACAGTTATTTGGATTATCTAAAACGGATTTACTGAAAGATGTTTTTAGTGCAATTGATCCATCAGAATTAATCTTTGTATAAGAATCATCACTACCTAATATCCAAATATTGTTATTGTTATCACAAACCATTTGGTTTGTTTCACCAACAATTGCATAAACCTCTCTATTTTTATAAAGATTAGTTCCAATAACTTCCCATATATTATTATAGTTATCTATTACTGATGCATTACCATAAATTGGAATAATATTATATCTTCCATTTACATCAGCTAATGATATTTCTAATCTATTTGCATTAGATTCTAGTAGACCACTAGAAATAAAATTAGCATTTTGATCCATTACTAAATATGTTTTTGTACTATTGTCATAAATGTAAAAATTTTCATTTCCATCAAGAGTTAATTGATCAATTTTACTGATACCTGTTATTTTTGTTGTTAATAAAAGTTTATCATCAACAGTATATTTTGCTGCTATTTTATGTACTGAATCAAAAAGCCAATATCCAAGATTTGACATTCTTTGAATCATATTAAATCCAGTTGTAATTGCTGTTATTGTTGATACATTACCAAATCTATAATTAAAATTATAAAGTTTACCAGTTGCAGCATTTGAAACTGATATGATTGGTGCAAACATACGAGACTCACAAATCATACCAAATCCACTATCATAATAGTTTCCAAAAATTTGATAACCATCAAGATTAGCCCAATCATTAACATTTAACCATATTGATGTTGTTAATTTTTCATTTTCAAGAAGTGTTGTTTTAGCTGGAAAAATTGCATGATTTGTACCATCTAAATGCCAATAATTTCCTTTGAAATTTAAAGGATTTTGTTCATATGCTAATGCATTGTTACCATATGTTGAATCATCTAATATAGGTGATGATAACCAATTTGTAATAGATAAAATATTTGAATGTGAATATTTTCCATCAACATATCTAGAATCTAAATCACTTAAGAAATTTTTACTATCTTGTTTACCAACATGGTAGTATTCATATAAAGTTCCGGGTACAAAAACAGTTGATGATGGTATATCATATACAAATGGTAATGAAGGATCTTTATCATTGTATGTCATTCCAGAAGAAGTTAATGCTTCATTAGTTGTGTAATATGCTGAATTATAATATCTATCATACCAAACAATATTATTGTTTTTATTCGATAACCAAGAACATAAAAATTTATTATGATTATCGGTTGTTGGTAATATATCTATATTTTCTATATCCCTAAAATTAGTTTTAACACTTGTGAATATTCTATCTGATGTATATGGAAACTCACCAGCAATAGCACCATCTTCAATTAAATTAGATGAGCTTAATGGTATTATATCTGATGTTGGACTAAAGTAAAATTTTGTTATTGAATTACTTGGAAATTCAATTTTTATTGCACTAGTCTGATAACCTAAATGAATTTTATCTAATCCTTTTGTTTGATTGCTACCTGAATATATTTTGTTATATATTCTATTTAATTTATTATTATTGTAATCGTACTCTGTTGTTTGATAGTTTTTTAAACCATGAAAATAAAAATCATAATTTGCATTATTATGATTATCAATTGAAACGTTTTCATTTGGAAACACCCCAAGATAATTTTGATAATAATCTTTATCTTTATCTTTAATAATTAAGCTTTTTTGATTAATAAGTGGATTTGCATCATATTTTACAATAAAACTATCAGATGTACTATTGTAATCCCTTTCTGGATTTATATATGACGCTAGTTTAAAAATAGATGTTTGTGGTATTGTTGAATTTGATAGTGTAGTCAATACTAATTGTCTTGAACCATTTTCGGTAAAAATTAAACTATAGTTTGTATCACCAGCAAACAATACAATATGATTATCACCCAAAAGACAATTAAATTTTTGTGATTGATCAATTGGTGTTATTCTTGTTTTAAATGTTAAAGTATTATCAATATCACTTGTTAAGAATAATCCAAAATTATTTTGTATAGTTACCGTATTATCATCAATAAAATTAAAAATAAGCTTATCGTTTAATGTATAATTTGAATCAGAAACTGCCTTTAAAACATTATTAACAATTCTATATGTTGCATTGTCTGTTGTTGTTGCTAATGGACTTTCTATAAGTGTTAAATTATTAATATTATTAGGTAAGTTACTATCTTTTAAGATGTTGCTATTTTTATTTAAATTAGTTAATATTATACCATTTTTGTTATTAAATGAAACATCTTGTACATTGTTCAAGAAATCAAAAATATTAAATGACATACCATTATCAAATGTTACTGGTGTCTTTTTTAGACTAAATTGATCGCCTATAACATTAAAGTTAACTGGACTCCAATATATGTCTGAAATATTATATGAACTAATGGGTATCATCTTTATAATATTTAGAATAAAATACCTGTTTTTGGGGCAAAATATACGTTATGGACTTATAATATATTCTGATGGTTGATGAGTTGTATACGTCTCTGTTGTAGAAGTTATTTGTAATTTTGAACCAAACTTTGTAGCATTACTAGAATCAAGATATATTGCACTAGCGTATTTAGTACCTGTTGTAGCTGTAAATACTGCTTTACGCAAAGGATATGCTTGAACTACACAGTTGTTACTATCATTAAAGAATCTGCAACCGAAAAGTACATCCCAAATTTGAGTCATGTAAATTGAATTATTACCAGTTTTATTATAAATATCATAACTGCCACTAAGTGCTTGTGTTGTATTGGCATTTCTTAATGTAAATGCTGGGGCTGCAACCCAATTATCAACAACTGTTGATGTTCTAGATACATCAAAAGCTATATTATTACCGTTTACAGTACCACCATATCCTAAAGTATGTGAAATACCCCATGATGGTAATTTAATTGAAGTTAATGTAGTACCATCAGTTGTAACACCATATGATCCTCTAGTTGCATCTGTACCAGATGCAGTTACTGGATTTGGTGTTCTATTTGTTGTCATTATTTCACCTTTAACTGAACTAGCAACTAACCAATTTTTAGCTGTTAGTGGCGAAGCTGTTGGGTTTGATGCCAGATATGTAGCAAGAGCACCAGCAACCAGTGGTGTTGCGGCTGATGTTCCATTATGGAATATATATTTTCCTTTGTATATAGCACCATATGTTGAAGATTGATCTACAAAAAATGGTTCTTGATCAGCACCACTCATTTCACCAGTAATTGTTTTAAATTTATTAGTACTATAATTATATGTTGTATTACTAAAACCAGACCAAACAGCGGATGCCTCTGCATAAATATCAACATCTGGTCCAAAATTACTATATGGACTCTTTACATAAAACGGTTTTGTAAATGAACCTAGATATGAAGTGCCATTAAATGTTAAACCACTCCATCCATATTTTAAGTTAAGATTGTTTGTACCATTATTAAATAGAACCCCAGCAGAACCATCTGATGTAAATGGAGCATATGATGTATTATTATATATGAAACAATTAGCTACACCAGCAACAGTGGTATACCATTGAATACCATTAATTACATTATAAATTGATCTACAATAACCACCAGTATCATATGTTTGATTTGGATTTGTTTCAAGTGTACCAAGGGCTGTGACACATCCAACTTTAATTATTGGATAAGTTGTTCTACTCCAATTTGTACCTGTGCTAGAATCTATTCCAGCACCAATATCTGGTGATGAATATGATAAATTTATTGTATTTGATGCATTACCAATTGAACATAAAGTATATGTTGTTGTATTATAAGAATCTGCAATTGTATAAACACTACCAAGAGATAAACCAGTAGCATTATCAACATAATTACCAGTAGCACTATCAATAACCTTTTGTCTGAATACAGACCATAATGTGTTATTAAAAACAGTTCCAGATGAAGTACCATCGCTTCTTAAGAAAGTTAACATTGGTAATAATGTTGGTGCTTTATAGTTTAATTCTAAATTTGAATTACCAGCAGCTACAACACAATGGATACCGTTAGCTAATAATACTCTAAAATAAGCATCATAAACATCGTTTTGTCCCGGTAATTGTCTTGAATAAATATTACCTTGATTATTTGTAGTGTTTGTGTAATAATTTAAATTATAAAATGGTAAGGAATCATAAAAATCAAAATATGTAACTACACCAGTTGAACCATTTGTAGATGTTATTCTACCTCTAGTTGAACCTAGATCAAAAGATCCAGCAAGTAATCCATCATTATTATTACCATTTGGTGTAGGTGATCCAGTTGAAACATATGAATCATACGCAACTGATATTGGACTTATTGGTTTTGTTTTACCAGAAGGTACACCTGATGGACCTTGATATAACCAACGAATATTGGTATCTAAGAATGGTCCAGCGAAACCACTTATATATGGTCCATTTACATTCCAACTATTGGAACATACTGTTGGTCTACCACTAGATAAACCAAATAAATTATTTTGTTTTGCAAATACAAATCCAACAGCAAGTCTCATACAACAAGCCATACTAAAACCAAATGCTGCACCCAGTTCACTAACATTTAATGTATAAATTCTTGCATTTTTAGCTAATCCACATTTTAAACCAGCTATCAATGATGCACACTTTGTACCATGACCATCAAAATCAACATAATAATTTCCGGGCATACCAGCGTAACCGAATTCGGGTAAAATTGCAGAATATGTGGTATTATTAGTACCAGCATCATATACACCTGTAAATGGATCTACTAATTGACCCCAATCAAATAATTGTACTAGATTATTTCCAAGATTATCTTTTAAATCTTCACACGAAGGATCTACACCAGTATCAATTACTAAAATATCAACGTTTGAACAATCAACAGAATATGACGTTAAAAGATTATTAGCTGGTGCGGTTTGATTATAATCTGGTTTATAATTTGTTGCATAATACAGACCTACAGGTGCTAAATTTCCAGTTGGTGCTGTTTTAGGATATTGTGTTGTACTAAGATTACCACAAGCAGCCCAACTAGCATTTCTATAAATAGCATCAGGTTGTCTTTCTTTTACATAAGCCAATGAAATTGTTGTTAAGTCTGTTCTATTTACAGAAACAACATTATCTAATTTCCTAACAGCATCAACTTCTTCTTGACTGAGTTGAAACTCCATAATATCTGGAACCATATTATGGGGGTCAATACATACCTTTGCGCCCGATAAACAACCAGTACCACTTAATGGATCTGTTAACAAATCGTAAATATAATCACCTGTATTACGATCTGTTGTTGTTATACAAACTTTCATTGTTTTTTAAACAAAGAATACTAATACTTTGTCGCCTGATATTGTTGTAGAAAATGTTTTAAATTCTGCATTTGCAACCCTTGCTGCAAAATCACCCCATTTATCGATAGTTGTACTTGCAACCTTACCAGTAAGACTTACTATTGGTGCTAATGAATTAACCATTATACTATCAAAAAGCTCACCAATATTATTTTCTGTAGCATAGTTATATAAAAACTCAATTGATGTATTTCTATAAAGTTCTGTATATAAAACTATTTGTGATTTACATGAACATGAATTATCATAATAATAACTTACGATTTCTGCTGAAATATAAGGAGCAAATGTTTGAAATTTAGTTACAAAATCATCCACTCCAGATAATTGTAACATACCTACGAATACATTTGATATTGGGTTATAAGCTTGTAATGTTTCTAATGTCATATTATATTTATATTTTAATTGATAAATTCAATTCCTTCTAATAACTGTGCAGATGCCATATTATTCAACGTATTTTGTAATTCAAATACTGTAACATTTGTTACAATATCTTGTAAATCTGATGATGGGAAAAGTTGAGGTGGTTGATTATATAAAGATGATACTGGTACAGTTTGAACCGAATCTATAGGTAATCCACTAATAAGTGGTGTAAAATGAGTAACATCGGATTCAAAATTTAATATAGCTGATACAATAGGTTTCATATATTCAGCTATTTGAATTAAAATATCTTTATCTGGATTTAAATTTGAAATGTTAATATTAACTGGTGAATATTCAGCAGATGGTCTTTTAAATTCAGTTGAATATGGTCTAACTAGTATACCATTTCCAACAATACTAGTTTCTAATATGCTAAAATTTACTTCATTCATATATTTGTATTTAATATTTACCCTATTATTTGCAAATTACCAGCTGAGTGTCGCACCATTAAGCGCATATGGTCTTGTTATTGAACCTTCATTTGTTAATGAAACCGAACCAAGACCTTCAGTTGAGAATCCTGCTCTACCACCTACGCCTAATGCACCAGATTGAGCAAACAATTGAACACCATTTACACCTGTTGCACCAAACCAATTACCATAACCACCCACGCTACCATATTGATCATTTGCTGCATTAAGTCCAGATCCAGTAGCTGCCCATCCAACAGGTGCTACTGTTGGTGATGATTCTACATAATTTCCAAGTGTTGGATTATTAATTTCCCATGCGAAGAAGTTGCCATTAACATTTTCTGTAGAAGTATTAGCAACATACCATGATCTACCATTAAATGTATATGTTGATGTTGGAGTCATTACGCCGCCTGCGCCCATACCCCATCCACCAGTTCCTCCAGCTGCTCTATATGTATATCCATTGACCTGTGATGTTGTTGTTTTTGATGTACATGTACCGTTGAGGCAGAATGACCAACAACTTCTCAATGTATGACCTGAGCAATATCCAAAGATACTGAATCCACCATCGCAACCACAAGAGCATCCACCACCTGTCATGTCTTGTCCATTACATGTTCCACATGATGAACCTCTACTTCGACATGTACAGCCAAAAAGAAAATAAGGACATGTTGTTATTGTAGTTTGGATTGTATTTGTTGATTGCCAGTTAATACCAGCACCACCACCACCACCGCCGCCGCCAGCATAGATTCTATTATAGTTAATGAGTGTAATTGGAATATCACTGTATATACATGTTCCACCCGGAGTACCACTACCACCTGCTGATACAACTGTACTTGGTGTTGTTGAAGCTGCGCCTGTTGGTGCACCACCAGCACCACCAACACTATGAGCACCATATATGTTACCTAAATTGTAAATCTTAATCGTAGTTAATCCACTTGGGAAACCATTTTGTGGTGTATTGTTACTGGTTAAGATTGACATAGCAGGACATGGACCTGCTGCTTTATTTGTTAATACTCTAGCATTTGCCCAAGGTGAAGGTGCTACAGCTTGAGTTTGACTATTACCACCTGCATTACTTGAGTAAATTGTCACACCGTATGGAATAATAACTGTTAAGTTAAGTGCATTTGTACCATTCCACGTTGAATTCTTTCTAACATATTGGTAAAGATCAAGTTGATCTTGATCAGTTGGAATTGTTAAAGTTAAATTATATGTACTACTCTGACCTTGGAAATATGGTGCAGCAATAAATTCTTCATTACTGAATACATAATTTCCACTTGCTGGTGCTGGTGGTGGAACTGGAGGTGTTCCACCAGTTGTACCTCCACCGCCTGATGCTGGAGGTGTAGCTGCTGGTGTTTGTGAAAGTGCTGGTGTCTGTGTTACAGGATTTGAAGGTGTTTGTGTTACAGGATTTGAAGGTGTTTGTGTTACAGGATTTGAAGGTGTTTGTGTAAATGTAGGAGTTGGTGTGTTGTAATTTGATGGTGTAACCGTCTTTGTCATCGTAGGCGTTACAGACGGTGTATTTGGTGGTGTTGTTGGTGTTACAGTTGGTGTGATTGTTGGTGTAACAGATGGTGTATTTACTGGTGTTCTTGTGACTGTTGGAGTTACAGTTGAAGATGGTGTATTTGTTGGTGTGATTGTAGATGTATTTGTAAGCGTAATTGTCGGACTGTTTGTAGGTGTATTTGTAGGTGTATTTGTAGGTGTATTTGTAGGTGTTGCTGTTGGTGATGATGTTGCACCCGGAGTTACAGTTGGTGTTGCCGTTTGTGAATTTGTAGGTGTAACTGTCTTTGTAGGAGTATTTGTTGGTGTAGTTGTTGGTGTAACAGTAACCGTTGATGTAACTGTTAACGTTACAGATGGAGTAACACTATTAGTTATAGTTGGCGTTACGGTATTTGTAGGAGTATTTGTAGGAGTATTTGTAGGTGTAACTGTAGGCGTTACGGTTGGTGTATTTGTAGGAGTTGATGTTGCGCCAGATGTTTGTGTTGCTGTAACGGTAGATGTTACTGTAGGAGTTGTTGTAGGAGTTGTTGTAGGAGTTACAGTTGGTGTTACGGTCGGAGTATTTGTAGGCGTTACTGTTGCCGTAACAGTTGGTGTGTTTGTTGGTGTAGCAGTTGGTGATGATGTTGCAGCAGGTGTATTTGTTGATGTTACGGTTACAGTAACAGTTGGTGTGACTGTTGGTGTATTTGTAGGAGTTACAGTAGGTGTTGTTGTTGGGGTTACCGTAGGAGTATTTGTAGGCGTTACTGTAGGTGTATTTGTTGGTGTTACAGTTGGTGTTGATGTTGCACCAGATGATTGTGTTACAGTAACCGTCACAGTTACAGTTGGTGTATTTGTAGATGTAACTGTTGGTGTATTTGTAGGAGTTACAGTTGGTGTATTTGTCGGCGTTACAGTTGGTGTATTTGTTGGAGTATTTGTAGGTGTTACGGTTGGTGTTGATGTTGCACCAGATGATTGTGTTACTGTAACTGTAGTTGTAACGGTTGGGGTGTTTGTAGGTGTAACTGTTGGAGTAACAGTAGGAGTAACTGTTGGAGTAACTGTTGGAGTAGTTGTAGGTGTTACGGTAGGAGTAGTTGTAGGTGTTATTGTAGGTGTAACGGTTGCCGTGTTTGTAGGAGTAACTGTTGGGGTTGCAAATTGTGTTTTTGTTACAGTTACAGTTGTTGTTGATGTAACTGTAGTTGTAACGGTTGGGGTGTTTGTAGGTGTAACTGTTGGAGTAACTGTAGGAGTTACTGTTGGTGTAACTGTAGGAGTATTTGTTGGTGTTACTGATGTTGTTATTGTTGGCGTTACAGTTGGTGTTGCTGTTGGTGTGGATGTTGCACCAGATGTCGGTGATACTGTTACTGTTGTTGTAACTGTCGTTGTTGGTGTAATTGTAGGAGTTGGTGTATTTGTAGGAGTTACAGTTGGTGTATTTGTAGGAGTTACGGTAGCAGAATTTGTAGGTGTTAATGAATTGGTTGGTGTAACTGTTTGAGTAGTTGTTGGTGTTATTGTTGGTGTAATTGTCGCTGTTACTGTTGGTGTGGATGTTGCCGTTGGTGATGATGTTGCGCCCGGAGTTACGGAAACAGTAGGAGTTATTGTTGTTGTTGGTGTGATCGTTGCTGAATTTGTTATTGTTGGTGTAATTGTCGGCGTAGCTGTAATAGTAGGTGTTATAGTCGGCGTTGGTGTTATTGTATTGGTTGGTGTTCTTGTGGGGGTTACAGTAGTTGTAACAGTTGATGTAATTGTTGGAGTGATTGATGGCGTATTTGTAATTGTTGCAGTAACAGATGGTGTTGGTGTACTTGTTATTGTTGATGTTATTGTTGGGGTTGGGGTTGCCGTTGGTGTAGGAGATCCAAGCGGTGTTCTTGTGACTGTTATAGTTGGCGTAACTGTGTTTGTTGGTGTTATCGTTGCAGTCTGTGTTACTGTTGGTGTAACAGTTACAGTATTTGTAGGTGTGAGTGTTGGTGTTACGGAACTTGTTGGTGTATTGGTTGGTGTTATTGTTGATGTTACAGTTGGTGTTATAGTTGCAGTAACTGTAGTTGTGGGTGTAACTGTAGGTGTTGATGATGCCGCTGGTGTATTTGTAGGTGTGACGGTTGCTGTAACTGTTGATGTTACAGTTGGTGTGTTTGTTGGACTATTTGTAGGAGTAATAGTCTGAGTATTTGTTTGTGTAACAGTAGGTGTATTTGTAGATGTTGGTGTATTTGTTGGTGTTATAGTAGGAGTTTTTGTAACTGTAGCTGTTTGTGTATTTGTAGGAGTAATTGTTGGTGTAACCGTTACAGAAACAGTTGGTGTATTTGTAGGAGTTGAGGATGCTGCTGGTGTATTTGTCGGTGTTACAGTTGGTGTGTTTGTTGGACTTACAGTTGGTGTGTTTGTAGGTGTAACTGTTTGACTATTTGTCGGTGTATTTGTAGGAGTGTTTGTAGGAGTTACAGTTTGTGTTTTTGTAACTGTAGCTGTGACTGTAGGTGTGATAGTAGGTGTTACTGTATTTGTAGGAGTATTTGTAGGAGTTACGGTTGGAGAGTTTGTGGGTGTATTTGTTGGCGTAACTGTTACAGATGCTGTTGGAGTATTTGTAGGTGTTGATGATGCCGCTGGTGTTTGAGATTGTGTTACTGTTACAGTAACGGTTGGTGATACTGTTGGTGTAATTGTTGCAGTAACAGATGGTGTAGGTGTTATCGTCACACTTGTTGTAGGTGTGATTGTTGGAGTATTTGTAGGTGTGAATGTAGGCGTTACAGTTACGGTATTTGTAGGAGTTACCGTTGCTGTAGTTGTTGGAGTAATTGTTGGTGTAACCGTTACAGATACCGTTGGAGTAATTGTTGGAGTTGAAGATGCCGCTGGTGTGTTTGTAGGAGTATTGGTCTGTGTATTTGTAGGAGTATTTGTAGGGGTGTTTGTAGGAGTTACAGTTTGTGTTTTTGTAATTGTTGGAGTAACTGTTACAGTGTTTGTTGGTGTTACTGATTTTGTTGGTGTTACAGTTTGTGTAACGGTTACAGTATTTGTTGGTGTTACGGTAGGAGTTACTGTTGATGTTGGTGTAATTGTCGCTGTTACTGTTGGTGTTACAGTTGGTGTTGAAGATGCAGCTGGTGTGTTCGTAGGTGTTACAGTAACAGTCGATGTATTTGTTGGAGTTGCCGTTGATGTTACAGTTGGAGTTGGAGTGTTTGTAGGTGTAACTGTTGGAGTAACAGTTGGAGTTACTGTTGTTGTTTTTGTAACCGTAACCGTAGGTGTAATAGTTGCTGTATTTGTAGGAGTATTTGTTGGTGTAACTGTTATTGTAACAGTTGGAGTTACTGATGCAGCTGGTGTTTGTGTTTGTGTAACAGTTGGTGTAATTGTTGGAGTGATTGTTGGTGTCTTTGTAACCGTAACTGTAGGTGTAGCTGTGCGAGTTGTTGTAGTGGTTATAGTTGGCGATACTGTTGGGGTAATCGTCGGTGTTAATGTTGGCGTTCTTGTTGGTGTAGCAGTAGGCTTTGGTGTTTGTTCAAAAACAGGAACATCAGAATTGGCTAATTTAATTGTTGTAGCACCTCCACTATAATAATTTAAAGTGTATTTAGAGTTACTATCTAATGGTGAATATAATGAATAAAATGCATTATATGGTGCTATTTGAAATGGTGCACAATAATTGCTAAGTGTTGAATTACTATTATCAGCTTTATTGTTAACTAATTGATTTTTAAATGTACTACTGAATATATATCCTGAAATATCTATTGTAGAATTATTTAAGAAAACATAATTTGGATTATTTTGATTACTATAATTTAAACTAATTACATATGAATAATCATATGTAGTTGATTTATTAGAAGTTAAATTAAATGTCCAAGTTGTAAGACCAAATCTATATGGCGTTACTATATTAAAAGATCTTTCAAAATTTAAAAATTGGAAATTTGTATTATTATAATTTAAAAATAAACGTCTATAAGTTTGATTATTTGAATCATCAATTGCAAGTGAACTTAATGTAAAATTAGTGCCTCTAAAAATTTGATCATTTAAAGTTAAATCGGTATTGGCTCCAATATTATAAAAAGATCTGGCTGTAAAATTACCATCAAATATTATTGATGCATTTAAATTACTACCATTACCAATTTCGGTATTTGTATTATAATCTAAAAATATAATTTTATTAAAATTACCAATGTTTTCTGTATTAATAAAACCTCTACTATGATAGGTCGGATTTACTCTATCAGAATTACCAATAATAGACAATCCGTAACCGGGATAATAATCAGGACCAGATGCACCTTGTATTAATTTCCAAGCTGTAGTATTCCAAGTTGCTGTACTTAAAAAGTATGGATCAGTTTGATTAATACCACAAACATATAATTTTGCATTTGAATATGCATCAATAGCACCATATGCATAGGTAGATGTACCAAGCATTGCTATTGTTATGTTTTGGATATTGGTTACGCCAGAATAAAAAATTAAAGCTGTTGAATCAAGAGCATTTGTATCAAACTCAAAACATAAATTTTTTAAATTTAAAGTTGTTTTTGGATGATGTGAAAATGAAATTTGCCTTGCAAAAATTGGGTTGTTTCCATTTGAATAACAATCAATCCAATTTGATGCATTTGTTCCAAAATCTGAAAATTTTAAATTGTTATCAAAACTAATATACGTTCTAGTAGTTATTTTTCTTGGTGATATATTAAAAGGTTTTTTATCGGTATATACTGGAATAAAATTATTAGTTAAAAGGTTTGTTATGAGTTCTCCAATTTCATACATACCCAAAATTTCTACAGATAAGAAATCTAAATTAGATAAACTGAAATATGAAAATCCACCAGTTAAAGGAACACCTTTGTTTTTAGCCCAAATAAAATCACCACCTTTAATTCCTTGTGCATATAAATCTGGTTGATTAGCCTTCATCCAGTTTTCACTGAAATAAGCTGATGAAAGATTTCCATTAAATGTACAACCAGAATAAGTTCCATCGTTTTTTGAATTATCTTCACCACAAACTAAATCATCATATATTAAAATTTTTAAAGAATTGCCAAATAGATTATTATTTGAAACATAATCTAATACAGCTTTTATATTTTTAAAGAATGGTTTTGCTACACCAAAATCATCATTATGATCATGATCCCAAGCTGAACTTGTTTGTGATCTCACTACACTAATATTATCAGTAGATTGACTATCAGATGGTTTTACACCAAAAATATAATCGTTTTGATTTACTAGTGATAATTTATTTGCATAATTATATTTTAAATTTGAAGATGTATCTAATGCAATATTAGCATATAGTTTATCACCATATAAATTTCCACCAATTGTTAAATTTTGATCTACATTTATATCATTAGCTGTTAATTTATTAAATTTAGTAAATTGCGCAGAAACATAAGATGTATTTGTATTATTGTTTAGATATAAATTATTAACATATAAATTATTTGATTGAATTTCAAAATTAATAGAACTTAAAATTTGATTATGAGTTAAAGACGTACTAGTTATATTGTTATATATTGTAGAAAGTAAATTTATAGTTGTGGTATTAATTGTATCACCAATTAATGTATTAAATGTTGCATTTGTATTTGAAGATATATTAGGTACAAAAGTTATACCGTTTGGATATCTTACATTTAAACTTAAATTACCAACAAGATTATTACCTGTAATGGATGGTATATATGCATCTATAATTCCAACACTACCATTAATATCAAAATTAAAAATTGGATCTACTTTATTATAACCTATTTTATTGTTTTTAAGAATTAATGTATCATTAGATGTGAAAACTCTAGAGTTCTTATAAGATGAACTTATCCCAATTGTTAAGAAATAATAAGTCTGTTCAGCTTGTGCAGTAGTATATGATAAAGGTAAACCTAAACAAGGTTCAACTGAATCAAGAGTTATAAACCCATAATTATAGGCATTACTATTAATATCCGAAGCCGTTAAAGGCTTAAGAGGAAATAATTGTGTCAATGGAGTTAATGATATATCCATAATCAACTCCCTTAACTTGGCTCATTTTGCCATTTTAAAAATATTTTTAATAAAAATGCATTCATTACCTAGTACTTTGTGTATAAAAATTTAGTGTATAATTTGTGTTTGTTTGATTAGTTGGACTATTTAAATTAAATATTCCATACTCATTAAAATTTTTGATACCATATATACTCGTGTAATAAATTTTATCATTAGTATTGAAGTTACTATTTTGTAAGAAATTAATATGACCCAAAGAATTTACAGAATTTGTTAATGATATATAAGATGGTGCATGTGTATCAAAAAATGTATAATAAGAATCATATACATTATTATAAACATTAAGGTATGTGTTATAATTTGTACCCTGAACTGAATCCTGTAATCTGAAACTCCAACTTGCAAATATATTGCTTATTGGTGTAAATGATGCAAATGAACCATTAAAATTTAAATATTTGAAATTCAAATTATAATTTGATATTTCAATTTGATATGATGCATTTGTATTTTTATTATTATATATGATATATTTTGAACTTAATCCAAATCCAGTTGTTTTGAATAAATTTTGTTGTAATGATACAGATGATCTATTGTCAAGATTAAACAAACAATTAGCATAAAAATTACCATCAAGTATAATACTGCTTTGTATTAAAGAATAATGACCAATCTCTCTACTAGCAGCACTATAATCAATTAATGTTAATTTACCACCATCTCTTACGTTAATCAGACCTGTATATGGTTGTGCTTCTGTATAGTTTACAATTGTTCCAGTTTGATCTGCGGGATTTCCTACAATCGCTAAACCATAACCCGGATAATAATTTGGATCATTGAACCCATAACCTGTTGACCATGTATTCCAATTTTTATTACCATAAATGTTAGTTGTTAAATAATAAGGATCTAAAAGATTATTACCACAAATATTAATTGTTGCGAGTTCAGATTCGACGTTTAATGCACCATATGTGTATATACCATTACCTAATAAAGCAACAGTAATATTTGAGAGGTTATTATTACCATTGTAAAATACTAAACCTGATGAATCTATTGAATTTGTATAAATTTCAAAACATAAATTGTTTATTGATAAATTTACAAGCTGCGATTGGTTAAATTGAATTGGGCGACCTATGACTGAAGATTTTGTATAAACATCAGTCCATGTATTATAATCAGTACCGTAAAAATTATTAAATGGAACGGCTGAATTTGAACAAATATATGTTCTGCATGTTATTTTTCTTGGAGCAAAATTAAATGGTCTCCATGTTGAATAATATTTTGTTAAATCATTGTTTACATATGTACCAAGTTCATATCTACCTTGTATGTTGATATTATTAAATTTTAATGGGTATAAATTAATATAAAAATATTCTCCACTTATATCTGCACTATTATTTTTAGGCCAAATGAAATCGCCGCCTTTTATTCCAGAATAATATAAATCTGGATATACAGCTTGTAGATATTCTGAACTATAAAAAGCAGAAGATATATTACCAGTATATGAACAACCTGAATAAGAACCACTACTATCAGATGTCCATGCATTTGCTTTATTCTCACCAGCTACAATATCCTCATCAACCCATATTGTTAAGTTATTACCAAAAATACCATTAGTGTAGATGTAATCTATAACAGGTTGAATATTTTTAAAATAAGGTTTTAATGTATTTGAATCGGTTGATACACCATCAGTAGGACCATTTATTGTTCTTGCTATGTTTATATCATCGGTGGAATAACTATCTGATGGTCTAATTACGAAATAATAATTTTTATTTGTAGATACACTTAATTGATTTTGATTATTGTAATATAAAGGTGATGATTCATCTATTGCAATTTTACCATAAAAATTATTAGCATAGATATCGTTTTTAACATTAACATCATTATTAACTGTAATTTTAGTTGAAGATACTTGACCAATAAATGAATTATTCGAACTTAAATTTTGTGTTGTTAATTTATTAGAACTATATACATTATTAGCAGTTAAATTTGCTGTTATGCTTACGTCATTTGTTGCATATAAAGAATTTAATATATATGTGCTTACATTTTTTGTTATATAATTAAAAATACCAGCATTTAAACTAAATGTAGTAATATTGTTAGCAGTTAATTTATTAGTATATGTAGTTGCATTAAAATAAACATCACTGTTAAAACTAACACCCTTTGCATAATTAACAACAAGAGTATCATTACCATATAGGTTAGATGCATTTAAGTTTGTTATATAAGCATCAGATGCTCTAAGATTACCACTAATATCAACATTATATGTTGGATTTGGGTTATTAATACCCAATTTTTTATTTCTGATTATTAATGAATCATTACCACTAAATTTTCTAGAATTTAAATAAGAATTGGCTATTCCAAATACTGGAAAATAATATGATGAATTACTTTCAAATAATGAATAACCAGTAGGGAGTCCTAGACTAGGTTCAACTGCACCAATTTCAATATACCCTGTATTATAAGCAGTACTATTAACATTGTAATCCAGCGGATTCAGTCTATACCTATTACCTACTGATGGAGGACTCGTTGACATAGGATTACAAACTGATTAGTATGGTGTATTAACTGTTTCTAATATAGATAATGTTATATTAATTTTATTATTATTAGCGGCAGATACGATAAAATTATCGTAAGCTTGTAAAACCAATTTATTAACTACGATGTTTACAGTGTCGTTTGGTGGTAATTGGAATCCTTGGAGTATGCTAATTGATGGTGATGCTTGTACATCCCCACCGGGACTAGCTGTGGTTGATAATGCAGCATTTACTGTTTGTGCTGTGCTATCAGTATTTGTAGCTAATGCTGAGATTATTATACCTGCTCGTTGGAACGGTGTGGTGTATATCGACGTTGGTGTAGTTGTCACCGCTGTTGATATTCTTTTGAAGTAATTTAAGGGTATTTTTGCCATATTCTATATTTATACTTATTTTACTCAAGTACAATATTAAGTGGTGTAACCAAGGTTAAAATCGCTCTTTTGAACGTATCACCATCAATTGTTCCTGTGCTTTGTAAAATTTTGAAACTTGGACCTACTTTAAAGTCACCTAATTCGTTTGAACTTGTATAGAACACGATTCCGGGTAAATTTGTATTAATTTCAGATATAGGTGCTCCTGTAGTGTCAAATGTTATATTGCCATATGTATCTAATACATAATTTGGCACACCTGCATCAAAAATTGCTTCTGTGTTGTTATTAGCAACACCACCATTAGCTGGAATAGCCCAATACATTCTAGTACCAGTTCCCATGTATTCAAATGTATGAGAACCTGTTTCGATCATACTTCTTGCATAAAACTTCATAGGAGCATTTGTGAAATCAAGACCTCTTAAATTTGTTAAATCTAATGGAATATTAAAATTTAATAATATATCATATGCGTTATTAAGACCGCCTGTATAATTTTTCTTTGGTGTAATCTCAACAAAGAACAGCTTTGGTTCTGGTTTACCATTTAATGATATATCACTATCTAAAATATAACCACCTGTAGGTTGACCATTCCAAGGATTGTCATCACCAATAGTAAAACACATATTTGTATATGGGAAACTTGCAACCGATTGAGTATTACCAAAATTGTCAGGATTAATTTGTAATGTAGATACATTGTTAACTGTGAATAAGTTACCAGCTGGTATATAACCATATGGTGGTACATTACCACTATATGTATTTGGATCAGGAGCCATTGTAAATGTACCCTGTAAGATTGGTGTAGGTGATTTACCTCTGGCTATTAAGCCTGATAAACCAAATGTTGAATTTGATGTACTAATTGAACAGCTTCCACCAGTTTCGCAAACAACACCTTCTTTTGTTGCAACGGTAAAGATACTAACAAACTGAGCATAACCATGATTTTTGATAACAATACCTCTACCACCTTGGTTAACTTGTGTGAATGAGTCAAGAACCATACTTCTGATATAACCATCAACTAAACTACCATCAATTCTCATACCTGTACCTGCATTATTTGAACCTGTACCATATGTTCCTGTATTTGGATCAATTGAACCCTTATCAACAAGTGCTAAATTATCTGGTACAGAATATGACGTACAACCCTGTACATATGGACTTGTGTAAATGGTTGGTCTAAGATTAGGAACAATTGCTGGATTAATTTCATAACCAGCGGTATTGTAAGCTATATTATATTGTGTTTGGGTTTCTGTTGTAACTGTAGCATTTGAAACTGGAAATGCTATAGCAGCTGAACCACCAACAATATCTTCAACTTCTTTTGTTATCTGTGTGTATGTTCCAGTATTTGAATCATAAGATACATCCACTACATTTCTTGTTTGAACAATGCTCTTATGACCTCTAAAAGTAAATCCCCAAATATAACAAGCACTACTAACCCAGAACATGTCATTATATGCATATGTTGAATCATAAGGTCTAATTGTTGTTCTTCTTAAATTGTCACCAATCATTGATGTATTTGGTGGAAGATAAATTGGTGTCTTTTCTGCATAATCACCAGAACGAACCATGATTGTGTATTGTTTCTTAGTTTGTGGTGGTGGTAAGAAATCTGCACCACCAGCGGTAGCTGCTGCTTCTAATGCCATAGCATCGGAAATAGCCTTTGCTGCTCTTTTAATTGTTCTAAATGGTAATTCTTCGTTTCTACCTCTTGTTGGTGAGTCAATTGTATCACTAGCATTTACGTTATCAGATGATACATAATAAACTTCATTTATTACTGGACCATGTTTGTTAATATAATCTAATAGGGTTTGAACTGTTAAATTCTGTGTTGTGCCATTTGATCCTTGAGATATAGGCATTAAACTTGTAGAATCAATACTAGTTGTACTATCAAGTTGTGGTAATGAGTGAGAAAGAAAATCTAAAGGATGAACTTTTCTAGTAATATCTTGCTCAAGTACTAATAAATTATTTTTAACATCTATTGGTACTGCTGGTGATGCGTCCTGTCCACCTAAAGGTAATTCGGGTATTCTGATGTAAGCCATTTTTAATATTTATACTAAAGAGCTTACAATTTTAATTATAATTTATGCTGTATAAGATCCAGATGAATTAAATGTTAAAATTGTATTGGAACCATTTGTTGTTACACTTGGAGATCCTGTTGTTATGTTAGAATATCTGGATGTTGGTATTGAAAGTATAACAACACCAGAACCACCGTCAGCTGGATGTCCACCAGTATTATATGAACCTCCACCCCCACCTCCACCTTTATTGGCTGTTCCGTTCTGTGCAGCACTTGTTTGTGTTCCACCATTACCACCTCCACCATTACCACCGTTACCGCTATTTGATCCACTATAGCCACCACCGCCACCGCCACCACCACCGTAATATAACCCTGTTATATTTACTTGTAAACCATCACCGCCATTTGCACCAATAGCATCCCACAATCCATTGCCTTCTCCGTTACCTCCGTTTTGATTAGAACCAGCACCACCAGCACCACCAACGCCATAGGTGTGGGAACCGCCAGTAAAGCCATTTCCGCTATTACCACCTTGTAAACCAGCTGCTCCATTTCCACCTATTGCTGTTAATGTTCCTACGATTGATGAATCTTGCCCATTTGTTCCAGTATATGAACCAGCACCACCAGCACCAACAATAATATTATAAATCTGGTTAGCTGTTACATTAATTGTTGAAAAATTAACTGCACCAGCACCACCACCATTACCGGGACCGGGAGCACCAGAATAGCAGCCACCTCCACCTGCACCAACTGTTAAATAATTTATATTATATGTTGGATCATATGTTGGTGTTGGAGTTAAAGTTGGTGTTGGAGTTAAAGTTGGTGTTGGAGTTAAAGTTGCTGATGGGGTATATGTTGGTGTAACAGTTGATGTTGGAGTATATGTTGGCGTAACAGTTGATGTTGGAGTATATGTTGGAGTTATAGACGGCGTTGGTGTTGGTGTTAGTGTTGCAGTTGGCGTAATTGTAGGCGTTGGTGTAGGCGTTGGTGATGGTATATAGTCAAGAATAAATGAACTTGAATTACCAAAAAGAGAAAATGCATTGGTTGTGTTTAATACACCATAAGGTATAAATGAATTAATTTCTAATATATCTTTTGTGTTTAAATTGATACTAATTAAACCATTTTGTCCAATATCATTTTTAACAAAAAATGAAATATTAAAAACATTAGTATCAATATTATATGTTAACTTTGGATCTTCTTTTATGCCATTAGATGATAATAAATTTGTTATAGTATCAAATCCCAAAACTATATATTTTTGAAAAATTTGATTTATTTTACCTGTGTTAATATTAAATTCTTTAAAAAATAAACAAAATTTTATATTTTGATTATTATCAATAACTAATGGATTAAATCCACAAAAATATACTTTTTGGTTTAACTCATCAAACCAGTAATCAATATTTGTATCTGATAAATTATGATGAAAATCAAATAAACTATGTGGTTTTATAGTATTACCATCAAAAACTAATTTTTCAAATATATAACCATTTTTAGTTTGAATAAAAATACTATCATAAAATACATCAAATCTTGTAATAATATTATAATTTAAATCATAATAAAAATCAGGATGTAAAAATTCATATTTTAAATAAACAGAAGATAGAATTTCATTAGCAGATTTAACATTATTCTGCACATCTCTTAACCAAAGCTCTCCGTTGTAATTTATATCATTATAAAAGTTCATGGTGTATATGGTGGATAAATTGAAGTGTAGGATGCTAATGAAGCGGATACAGGCCAACGGTAATATGTACTGAATAAGTTATATAAGTCGGCATTAACAGCTTGTGATACCGCTAGTGCGAATGTATCGCAAGCATTTTCTATATCTGAACCTGATGTAATATTTATTTGTTTAATATTACTCCAAGTGTATAATAAGAATTGATCTCCAAATTTATTATATAAATCAAACATGAATGAAGCAAACATATCAGTACCCTGTAACGATAATGCATTTGTTGGTGCTATATTATCATAAACTGTATTCATGAAATTATAAGATGGATCTGCTATATATGTATTAATTAAATTAATTACACCATATTTAAAATCATTGAATGGTGTACCATTAAATGGTGCGCCGTTTACTCCAGCAGAATCCATAGACATAAATCTCATAAATACCGCAAATCCAGTGGTAACCGTTTCACTTGGTGTTGCATCAACTCTTCTTAAACTATCAACCCAGAAATTCCTTCCTAATTCATAGAATAATACTTGATCAAATTGATTATTCAAATTAACACCGCTATAAAGAGCATCCCATGATGATCTGAGTAATTCAATACCAGTTCTACCTAATTCACCACAACCAGAACCACATGTAGTGTTAACAACACTTACAGGATCTTTACCTCTTAAAGTTACAAGTGTTAATGGATATTCACCGATTACTCTATAATAGAAGTCATAAGCTTTATCTAATTTATAGATTATATAATCTATTACTGCTCGGTTTACATTTATGTTGGAAGGAATTTGTAAAGCTACATTTCTTCCAAGATAAGCTTTCATGTTGTAATTTACACTATCAAAACTTGTATATAATGTATCTATTACTAATGAAGGACCATATGGTAGTGTTGGTGTTGGTGTAACCGTTGGTGTATGAGTGATTGTTGGTGTTATTGATGGAGTTGGTGTCGGTATTTGTAATGATCTTGTAACTGTTGGTGTTATAGTTGGTGTTACAGTTGGTGTTGGTTGTATTTGTGGAATTGGGTTTAGATCTGGATTTACTATAGTTGTTTTTTCGTAAGGTATGATCGTTACTTCATTATTAACATTAGCAGATGTTAATGTTTTAAATTTACTAGTAAATGGATAAATATAGTTATAAGGTTTACTTAATTTATCAGCTGATATAATTGGTTTTGGTTTTAATTTCCAGTTAACCAAAGACATCAATATATTATTTTCATTTTGAGTTTGGAATGTATAAAGAATTTTATTGTCAGGTCCAAACATTTTAGTTTTTATTAAATGTATTTCATTGAAGAATTTATCAACACCATAATCCATTGGTGGATTTTTTAAATTTAATAAAATTGTAAATGTTACAATATCAGAACTACCAAAAACATAAACATTTACATTAACTACATAAGTTGAAAGACTTAAATCTTTTGAATAAAACTCTTTAGTTTTTGGGTAATTTCTAGGATCACCTATTTCATTTGAAATTGGTAACCTATTATCTGAACCTAAAACTGGTTTAAATTTTACAATATCAGAAGTACCATCACCCCAAATATACTCAATCATTCTAATTTTATGAGATAATGATAAAGTTCTTGGGTCTATAGTTAAATCAAAAGGGGCATAATCACTAATAATTTGATTATCAGAATTAAGATAAACTGTACGATTATAAACCATTATTAATATTTAATGCAAAAACACTAAAATTAAACGATATTAATTAAGATTTGTTTTCTTCCAATAAGAACCTTGTTTAACTGCTAAGGTTCCAGCTGTAGAATTCCATACAACTAAATTAGCTGTCGTTGCACTGCTTCCAGTTTGAACGTAAAAAGTAATATTTGCACCTTGAGTTGTTGATGGGGTGCTTGCTATAGGTTTTGCCAGAGCTAATAAATTCGTAGAAAGAGTTATACTAGCCCCACCTAAGCTACCAGAAGCCGCATTAGTTGCAATACCTCCAGCATTGGTATGTGCAATAAAACCAGAACCATTAAATGTATTATTTCCCGATAATGCAAATGTGGCTTGTCCACCAGCACTTGTTGTATATATAACATTAAAGGTTAATTCATAACTACTATTAGCTTGCATTGAAACTGTAGTATTAAATGCAACTTGACCCGGAGAAGCAGTTGTTGTATTTGAAGCACTATTGAAATTAGAAGAATTTGCAAGAGTTCCGTTAATTTCTCCAGTAAAATATAAATCTCCTGACACAGATAGTCTTTTACCACTAGTTGGTATTCCACCAATACCAACTTGACCAGATGTATCATAATATAATACATCACCATAAACACTATCATAAAGTTTAGTTTTGTCACTTGATCTATAAAGTACAGAGTAATTACTACCACTTATTCTATCTTGAGCAGTAAATCCATTAATAGAAGTAATTGCACCGTTTGCACTTATTTGACCGTTAACTGTTAAATTACCTGAATTTATTTGACCATTAATAGTTAAATTACCAGTAGATGATATAGCACCATTGACTGTAAGTGGAACATTTGGTATATTTGTACCAATACCAATATTAGCATTTTGATCTATAACCAACGCAGTCAATGGTGTTGTTGCACCAAATTGAGTTTTAATTACATATTTGTTTTGTAATTCATCATATAATGTAATAAATCCAGATAGTGATCCAGCAATAGTACCAACTGAACCATCACCCTGTTCACCCATAAAAATTGAAGGATTGATACCATCATTTGGTGTTGGATGATTTAATACAAAATCATATGCAGATAATCTTTGTGTGTTAATAGTACCACTACTATTAACATTACCACTTAAATATAAATCGTTTAATGTTGTATTTGAACTTACTCTAAGATTATTTAAAGTTGAACCACCAGATACATTTAAAGTACTGGATAATACTGTTCCACCTAAAATATTTAAACTACCTGTATCATAAAGGTTGCCACTTACATAAAGATTATTTAAAGTTGAACCACCACTTACATTTAAGGTGTTTGATAATACAGTTCCACCAGAAACATTAAGACTATTGTTTAATGTTGCATTACCAATTAAATTAAATGTACTATTACCACTAAGAGATCCATTAATAGCTAATTTAGCACCGGGACTAGTTTCACCAATACCCACATTACCAGTGTTTGATACTGTTAATTGTGTTGTAGCATTAGTTACAATATCAAAACTTGTATTACTTTCAGTTCCAACATATGATCTTGGATAATTTGTTATTGGAGTAGATATTGAAACTCTATTTGCAGTTCCATCATCAGAAATTCTTATTTGAGGTTGATTATTACCCTGTGTTGATGCTGTGCTTTTCTGAATAGTTAAAGGTGCTGTTGGTGATGCTGTACCAAGAGCAATCCAACCATTTTTATTACCATCTACAATAAATGATGGTACACTTAAACTTATATCGTTGTCATAACAAACCAATATTGGTTGAGCACCTGTTTGAACTATAGTTACCGCTGCATCATTACCTATATTATTAACCTTTAATGAACTTGTTACTTGAACATGTGCATCAAGTTGTGTCAATGCACCTAAAGCTGAAAGATTGCCTGTTATAAGAGTATTACCATCAACAAATAAATCACCATTTAAATCTAAAACAATATTAGTTAATGGATATGAACCGTAACTTGCATTTGGTGTTTTGAATAAACCAGTTCTATTCTTTAAAATGTTAACACCACTACCATTTGTTAATAATGAAATACTATCACCTTTAATTGATGCACCAGTTAAAGGACTGCTTACTGAAAGAGCTACATTAGGTGAATAAGAAAATACACCAATATTTGTACCATTAGAACTAATTGATGTTGTATTTGAATATGCATTAACTGCAACTCCCCCAACTGATCCAGCATTTATTGCTATATTTGGTGACCCCACATTTAAACCAATATTTGGGCTATATGCGGATACAGCATTTGATGTACTGTAAAAATTACCACCAACGCTATTACCATTAGCATTAAGAGCTATATTTGGTGAATAGGTATCTACACCATATGTAGTTCCATGTGAACGTACACCCCTTATAGCTGAATAGAAATCGCCACCAATTAATGCACCATAAGCAGAAAGTGCGTCACCAGATGTACTTAAAAATTCACCACCAATTATAGGAGATTTAACATAGATGCCACGATAACCTGCTAATGCACATAAAGCAGTATTGTTTGTACCAAAAAAGCCAGCAGTTGCACTTGCACCAGCGTAACAGCTTAATGCACCAGATAATACGAAATCACCTCTAAATGGCTGCTGTGGGCTGGCTATTGGATCATGTCCAGCATCAGGATTAGTTGCACTTGTATAAGTGTGATGATTTTGTCTGTGGAATTTTGAATGGAATCTATTGCTCATAATATTCTCAAGCCTCTGTTGTTACAGGAACCATTGCTGGTTACTATTCTTGAATATATTAATATTTACCCATCAAGTACAACAATTTGATATAGCTTCACCCCAAGTCTTAGTTGGGGCATAATTTGCTGGGAATGCTTCTGATAATTCAAAATATGTAATTGGATTCACATTACATGTTCTAATAACTGGTAATGTAAGATTGTATGATGACATTGCACTCCATGACCAACAGAATTGACCTGCACAATTATTATTGTTACCCACATTAACTGAAAAATTTTTAATCTCCAAGAATGTTTTTAAAGTTTCGATTGAATTATAAAGTTTGGCTAACTCTCTGTTAAATACTGATGGTACATGTAATTCATTTACACCAATACCAAGAGTTTCATTTTGAACATCAGGATTTAATGTAGGTAATTCTCTTGTAACATCTATAGGTAGCCATGAGAAATATGTTATTATGCCATATTTTGTTTGCTCTGATGCCAGAACAAATTTTGCATTTAATGTTTCTCTGAAAGATTTAATGTTTTGAGCCAATCGAATTAAAGATCTATTATAATTTAAATCAGAAGTAAATTCATTGCTTTTTACTGCTAATTGATCATAACTCCAATTTTTACTAGGTAAACCATTACCTAATTTGAAAATTTGTAATACATCTTGTATTTTTTGTATACCATAAGGCATACTAATTATAAATGACTTGTTTGGTGATCTTTTAATATTCTTGTATGTAAACGTACTTGCTAATGGTAAATTTAATTCTGTAATAAAATTACCAGATGTTGAGAATTTAAATACATTTGTATCTGATAAGATATAAAAGAAATCACCATTCTCATCAAAAATTATTTTTTCTAGAGTTGTGGATTTATCATTTAAAAATGTCAAATCTATTGTTTCAAATAAAGTATTTGATAAATTATCATAAATTAAAATTTTATAATTTTGCGTTAATATGAATAGTAATTGAGTTGATGGATGAACTGCTATACTTGTTGGTTTATCTTTATCTAATTCATCAGTTGTATATGTATAAACCCAATTCAAATCAATATTAAATTGTTTAACACAAAAATTATTGTAATCTAAAACATAAAGATAATTGTTTGAAAGTAAAACTTGTGTTGGTGAATTGAATTTATTATGATCAATAACACTACCAAATCCACCAATTGATAATTCAATATTAATTTCTGGGTTTACCGTCAAATCAATATTAAATTTATAAATTTTATTTGTTGGTGAATCACAAAGATATACAGTTTCTCCAGTTGAATCAACATCAAATGATAATGGATCAGCTAATAAATTAGATATATTTGCAGAATTATAAAAGTTTCTTTCAATTGGAATGGCTCCAGCTGAAAATGCTCTAAATTTAGTTCCATCTAATACATAGATATGATCAGATGTTTGACATGCATCCCTTACATCTGAAAAATAAGTTAAGCCCGAATTGGTTGCTAATTCTGGATTATTTAAATTAGATGAATTATAAGTTTGTGTAAACCATTTAATACCAGAAGCTCTTGAACCTGAATTATTACCCAACCAACCATAATATAATGTTGGTGATGTTATGTTTATTGTTTGAATATTAGAATTCAGATAATCTAATGATTCTTGTAATCTTTTAATCGATGTATTAAAGATATCTTCAACACCCCATTCATTTGGTTGAATATTTATTTGTTCTAGTGTATATGGTAGTGTTAATGTTATTTCATTATTAAGTCTTAATTGTTCTTGATTATAAGCATTCCATTGACTTTCAACCACAAATGGAACTTGTACAACATAAGGGTAATGTGATTGTTGTAGATCATTATAAACTGCCGTATACGAAACATAAAAAGTTCCTTTTTTAGTATATGTATGGAAAACAGTTTGATTTGGTTGTGTTTGCTGAACTGCTGATGTATCACCAAAATTAGTCAAATAATAAGATATAGCTAAATTTGGATCATACTGTGAAATTACTGGATTTAAATATTGAACAAATACAGGAGTACCTGTCAAGGTATAAACAGTTGACATGTAAACCTGTTTAGGTACTAAATTACTATACGATACTAAATCATGTTCTCCTGTTATTATAATACTCATAGTGTTATTTGACTCCAAAGATCAGTATTACCAGTATAATCAGCAGACCCTAATGGAAATGTTGTTGCTGGTATTTGTTGTATTACATTTGTTGTGGCATATAGATAGTATCTATCCAAACCAGCTAAACCTGTGAATAATGGTATAGCTGGATCACCATAACTTAAATTAAATATATTATACGTTCCATTTAATGCAGGAACTGTAGATGATGCAGTCCAGAATTCACTTGATAAAAAATATGTTACAGTACCACCAACAACTACCGCTGGACAGTTTTGTGGTATAGTGCAGAGTGTTTGTGTTATGGTTACAGATCTTGATAAATCTATATCTATAATTTTTGTATCAATTATATGATTTAAACTTAAATCATTATAAGGTATTATTGTTGGTGATAGATGAAAATTAAGTTCATTATTATCATTATAATCTTGTGTTATTGCGTAATTGTTAAATGTGAATAAATTAAGAGCACCTGCTGTTGGTGCATAATATGTTGTACCCATTGAAATTGGATATGTTGTTAAATTATAACATTGAAGTGATATAGGTATACCAGTGTATATTGATATATCTTGAGGATCATATGCTATATCCATTATATCAAATGATGAACTTAATGTACTTGTATATGAATTGTTAGTATTTGTATATATGTAAGAAATATATGAATTTTTATTAGCAGATAACCAAAATGATTGAGTATTGTTTTTCTTATTACCATAAGCTGATGGTCTAAATGAAAGTGTGTAGTTGCTTGGGTTTAAGAAAGTTAAAGTTGGTGAATTGTTAATCCATGCATATTCTGGATATAAAATAAAATCTAAAGGTTTATAGAATTCAATTGGATCTATTGCATAGAAATATTCTTCAGCACTAACGTTATGCGCACTAGTCCAACCTTGAGCTATAGCTGAATCTAATTTTAATGTTATTTTATATGAAGATAAACCTAAAATATTAGAATCAACATTGATAATATGATTTTGATTATCCAACAATTGTGTTGAATTAGTATTAAGATTAGTTAGCATCCATGCTTTATTTTGATATTTTATCTTAAATAAAAATTGACTATCATCTACTAATAAGAATGATAAATCGCCAGATGCTGCTCTAGTTATTGTATTTAAACCGTTAAAAGTATCACCAATTTCAATACTAGAATAATTTTTATAATATGTTTTAAAATCAGAATTTAATGTGGTTTTATCTGGAAAAGCATCAACATTGAATGTGAATGAACCTGTAACAGCTGGTACTCTAACATCAGAATTTGCTGTTACTGTAACCGAATGGATAATTGGTTTTATATCTATATCTGGTAGAACTTTTATTCTGATTGTACTGACTAATGCATAATTTGTACTAGCAGCATAGTTATAAAAAATATTATTGTTTAATGGTTCATAGGCTGATATTGGTTGGGTTAATGGATCAATATTATCATCATAAGTCCAAGTCCAATATATAGGTGTATTTAAAAATTGAGGTATATCGTATAATCTACCTTGATACGGAACTTGTAATTTTAAATCTATTGATCTTACTCTTTCAAGATTATTTAGTTGACCTACAGGTGTAACGGAGAATACACCTTCACCAAAATAATCAAATAAAGATGTATTTGTTGTTACAGAAGCAATCTCATTATATTTTTGTGATGATAATGAAATTGTTGTTTGTTGTGGACCATATCCAGAAACTGCTAATGTTTCGGTTGTTGGATCGAAATCAAGCTCTTCACCATTAGTTATATATCTTATAAATTTTTTAGTATCTGTATTTACTGAATATAATTGAACATATGATGCATATGGTGAAACACTCCAAGATATTTTACTATTTGTTAAATCTCTAGAAGGCCATGCAATTGCATTAGTATTAAATGATGAATCAACTATTATTAAATTTGATTCTTCTTTTAAGATATCCAAAAATAATGTTGTACCATTGTTTGTTTCAGTATGTTGTCTGGCTAATACGGCTGATGTTTCTTCAAATGCATCAAGTATTCCAAAATCACCCTTTAACGATGCTCTTATAGCAAAATCAATTTCACCATATAATGGTGAATAAACAATATTTAAATAACTACCAGTTGTCGCTGGAATCCATGCTGGATTTTTTAAATCATAATATGTATTGGATGGTCCATAATAAGCACTCACGGAATTAAGTGCTGTATAGTTATTAATATTTGTAATTGTATATTTTATTTGCTCATTGGTTTTAGTGTTATTATATAAATCATAAACTAGAGCATTGTAATCTGATACTATAAATGAACTTAACTGTAAATTTAATGCATAACTAACACCATCTGTTGCTGCTGTGTTTAATGCTGATGTTTTTAAATAGAAATTAAGATTAAAGGAATCTAAATAATTTCCATCACTTGTATTTAATCTTGTTTTATATGTATAATAGTGTGGTGGGTATGTTGATACCCATGACATTGTATTGTTTGATACCGTTGTGGCTAAAACATCTGAATTAATAGTGTAAGGTGTTGATCCAATTTTTATTGAATTAAATGTTCCGATTGCAGGAGAACCATTTATGTTTAATGCATCTGCGATATAATCAAAGTATATATTTGAATTTGAAACTCCTGTTGCAGCATTTGATGAATTATCAAATGTAAATTTAGAATTTGAAAGGTCTAATTTACATTTTAAAATTGCATTTGATTCAGCACCCAATGGTAATGATGGTGTACTTGGATATTGAATTAATTGATATTCTTGTATAGTATTAACCGTTGGATCATAGTTAGTAATATAACTAGTTGTAAATGTATATGATGCGGCTGCTAAATAAGAATATGGATGCTGTTGCGAGATAATTACTTTATTACCATTTGGATTAATAAATGAAGCACTATAACTTATAAAAGTTGAATCGGGATTTACTTTAACTGTATCAGTTTCAAATTGTGTAGCATATACCGCTGGATTATAATTGCTTGAAAAATTAGAAGGTAGAACTTGAACACCCATTCTTGTTCTTGATGCACATACAGAATAATTTAACGTATATGTTGCATCTAATAAATTAGATAATGAACACAATTGAGGAACATTACTAACATAATTTTTATGAATTGGATATGCATCTTTTTCAAAACTATTTGAGGAAACAAATATAGCACTCCAAGCCATGATTTTTGTAGTAGTTGATAAATTCCAATATCCTGTGTTTATATCCTTTTTAAGTGTTGTTGGATTTAAAAATAATCTATTTGGATATAACAAATAACCATAACAATCATTTATATTTGGATCATTTTGAATATAAAAAACTTGAAACTCTTGTGGAGTTTTATATTTTTGTCTTAATGCTGATATGTTAAAATAAGATGTTGAATATGCATTTAACTGAATAGTATTTAAATCTTCGGCATAAAAAATATTTGAATTTGTTTTAAAATTAGCATTTGAAGAAAGATATGTATTACTTGTAGTTGCATCATAATAAAGTATTGCTGATGTATTTTTAGGATTAAGAATATCAACATTTAAGAAATCTAAAATTTCATTAGAAGGTCTTTTTTGATATCTAAGGATATTAGTAAATAAAAAATCACGATTTGTTAAATTAAAGTAATCAACATTGACAGCAGATTTATACTGTTCATTAGGATAAGGAACATCATTAAATAAGCTTATGTTGTATGCTTGTATGTAACTCATGTTTAATAATATTTAGGTGCAAACAACAGATTATGCAAGTGTTGTTGGGAAAACACCCAATCCTCTGTATAAATCATAAGAAAATAACCTATCTATGGTTTTTTCATTTGCAACCCATTGATAATTACTGGATAATGATTTGTTTATACTTGTTTGTTTATTGTTCCAATCAATTATACCATCGACCTGAGTATTATTAAAATTTGGAATAAATTCAAAGAATTCGTAGTAACCTTGCCATGCTCCACCAGTTGGGCCATTTAAATTCAAATAGTCAACAAGTAATTCAAGTGGATATGATGATAAACTGTTAATATAACCAGTATTTACTAATTCAAATTTATTTAATGATTTTGTTTTTAACACTATAGGTGTACCTGCACTTACTTGATATGTTGATGAATTTAGCGGTTCACCTCTATTGAAAATACCATCGGGTGATGATGTTGCAAAATTATTTTGATCAAATGAATTTGACCCCCATAAAATTGATTGATTAATACTCAATATATCCATTAATCTTTTCATACTTGATGGGTAATATAATTTATAATCATTTGTATTTTCATTTACAGCATTTGCTAAACTGTATAACTGATCAATATTACATGTATCTACATCAGAATTGTTAATTACAAAATTTGAAATTTTTTCATATGCATTGACACCTAAATCACTATGTTTAAATGGTGCTGAACCGAATATAGTTGGTAAAAATTTATTATAAAGATAAACACTCTCTTGTAAAACTGGCATAAATGAATAACTTTTCATCTGGTCAGATAAATCAAAATTTTCATTAATTTTGAATAAATCTAACCTTGCATTTAAATATGAATTTGTTGTATTTTCTTGAGTTTGAACTAAAATTTGTTTAAAATCATTTGTTTCTAAATATTTGTAAAAAGTATTAACTAAGAAAGCGTCTTCACTAACAAGACCTGATGATGAAACTGCATAGAAATCTAATGCTGTTGATTTACCAGATAATTGAATAGTTTTTAAATTTGATTTATCATCTTTTAAAATATAATCGTTTAATATTGAATACTTGTTATTCCACCTCATTGATGTCCAATCACCATAAGCTTGAGCCGATTTATTCCATTGATTAATTTCAACTTCAGTTGAACCATCTTCAGTTTTATTCCAAAATACTTTACCTTGTGGGTTTACATAGAATTTATCAACAAAAGTTCTAGTTTTACTATTAAAAATATAAACTCTATTTTCAACTGAATTTACAATATAGATAAATCCTCTTGTATCACAAGCTATACCTTCTAATGCAGTATCATCAGTGTTCTGTTCTGGTATTATTGAAGGATATGGTGCATATTTTGATAAGTCACTATAATCTAAAACATTAAATGTAGAAACTAAAGATGTAGTTGTATCAATATACCCAACTCTACTATAGCTATATGTAAACCACGGATTTTGATTTATATCAATCGTTAAATTATTAATACCTCTTATTGAATTAAAAGAACTTAATAATAAACCATTGGTATCTCTTTTTTCAAGAGTTCCTTTAGAATCCCAAATATTATTTGATAGTGCTACCCATATGTTATCATTTGCATCAACAACAATATCTTGTGGACAAGAACATACTGGATAACTTATAGTTGTTAAAATATTACCATTAGTATCATATTTTATTAATAAACCGCTTACATAATTTGAATAAGTTACCCATACATTGTTTTGTGTATCAGTATCAATATATGTTGGTTCTATGAAATTTTCAAAACCATCATCATGTATATATGATTCATTTTCATTATACCAATCTGAATTTATATTAGGAACTTGATTTTGTATCGAACTTAATGGACTTACTGCAAATTTAAAATTTCCAGCACTATCAAATTTTAAAACTGATAATGTATCATATAATGTCATCCAAATGTTTTGATCACCATCTAATACTATAGATGCTGGTGAAATAGCATTAGTAACATAATGTTCAAGATTATTTTTATCAATAACTTTGTTTATATTTATTGCATTTAATATTTCACCATTTGAAGAAAATTTATAAAGATAATTTAATTCACCATCACAAGCCCAAGCTTGATAATACGGTGATGGTAAAGCTGCAATACTATTAATGCCATGATAGCCCACTGTATTGAATGATCCTTTATTGTTAAAATCTGGATCAATAACAACTGGAACTTCAAAATTAAAAATTTGTATTTTCGGTAAACTTTTTAAATCTAAATCTGGGAAATTTTGAATAAAGTTATATTCAAATAACGCCATTAAACCTGCATTTGGATTTGATATCCAAAGTTTTGGCATATATGTATTACCATTCAAAGGTGGAATACTAACAGTAGCTTTTGCAGTTAATGTTACAGATAACGTTGTTATTTTTGGCGCATAAAAATAATTTTTATTATAACCAGAACTTAAATAGTTGTCATTGTTTTTATATGTTATGTATTTAGGATCTAAAAATGATGATTGTATTGTGGGGTTATAACATTCTATGTATACTGGATTATCATCTTGTGAATATGGATTAGATTTGCAAAAGTTTGATTCGTATGCATATGGGGTTATACCATTACCATCTAATTCAATAGAACTATATTTTTTATTCCAATTTAAAGAAAAAACAATTGGCTGTTTAACATAATACCATCTTGGATTTATAAAATCTCTAATTCCATTTTCAGAAATTTTTATATAGTCTGGTGGTCTATATGTAAAAACGTGTGGTTGGTATGCTATGGTTTTACTATTACTAAAATTTGTAGAAAGTATATGATCTGATTGAGAATCGAAATATTGAATTCCACTTATAGCTAAAGTTGCAACTATTGTACTATATGGTTTGTTATTGCATAATAAATCAAAATTAAACCAATCATCTACAAAGTAAAATTCCGCATAGCCACTAACACCAATAAAATTTCCACTAATAGTATTTATATATCCATTATCATCAAGAAATAATCTAGTATCAATAGTTTTGACTGTATCAATTTTATTTTGATTTAAATCTAAAAATTTGCATTCTGGTCTTAAAAATGACCATTTACTTGGTTTTAATTGTGTATCATATGATTTAGAATATAATGATGTTAAACTAATAATATGATCATTGTCATTAGATGAGGTTATTATGACCCTAAATGGATAACGATTTAAATGACCAGCAAAGGTTGGTGGAGGTGTGTAATCAAAATATATTGATTCATTCAATAATGTTGGTGTCGGAAGAGCTTGCATTTTAGAAATCCGTTATCTGTATTACACCAGTAGGTTCTATAACATTGATTCTTGATATTAAATTATCTACATTATTAAATATAGGGTATTGGAAATATTGTAATTGATAATTTTGTGTATATGCATTAGCTTCTAATTTTGGATATGCATCATTCCAAACAATTAATGAAAGACCATCAATATATGTATTTGTATCACTTCTATATGTTTTAATTTTATCAACACCATCTATATTAACAATATCAGTTGCTAATTGATTTATATCGATATTCTGACCAAATGTTACATTTTGTTTACTAAATGTATTTTTAATAATATTAATCACATCTGACACAATACCTGAAGTAGCTCTTCTTGTATTTGATTTTTTATAAATTACCAATTGACTATTTGAAATATCATCAACTGTAACATTAGAATTTGGATTTTTGACATAAAAATCTAAATTCATATAAACTGGATCAATTGGAATTATTTGTGATGTTAATATTTTATTATCACTAAGATCATTTATTAAAATTTCTTTCTGTGCAGAGTTAATATATTTTTGTACAGAATTTAATGGTGTAACATATACATATATGTTATTAAAATTGCAACTATTAGCAAATTTAATTTGATTAAATAAAATTCTATTTTCTAATTGTGGATATTTTATTCCTATATCGTAAAGATATTTTATATGTCCTTTTAAATAATCATCGTTACTAACAACCATAACATCTGCAAACATTTTTTTATAATTTGTTTTTATGTATGTTGTAAAATCTTTTATAGTTACAAGTTTTTGTTGTAATGTAAAATTTTGTGGCGCATTAGATCTAATACTATCTACATCTTCTTCAGGTGTATAAGGGTTAGATGGATACTCGTTATTTAAAGAAATAAATGATGCTTGTAATGGTGATAAAACTGAACCATATTCAGGTAAAACCTCTGATAATATTTTATTATAATTTATACTATTAAAAAATGTAATATTATTTCCAAGTAATGTGTTAGCAGCAATATCAGTTGCTTGTGGATCTATGGAAAGATAATAAATTTGAATTTGATCATTTGTTTCTAACTTTTTACCATTTATGCCATCACCAAATCTAACTTCATAATTTTTATTTGGATTAAATCTAACTTCGAATGCTTTATCGGTTGCTTTGTTTAAAAATAAATTTTCAGTTTGTTTCCATTCTTCCCAAACACCAGTTGATGTTGGTTTAACATAAACTTGAACATTAAAATGATCTAGATATGTTGTAGTACCAAGATTTACATAAATAATTTCATTATTATTACCAATTGCATTATATATTGGATATTCTGCAAATTGACCTTGATATAAATAGAAATCTGAAGATGTATTCTGTAAAAGATTCAACCCCTTTTCCGTATTAGAAAAATATATATCTTTATTAAATGAATATGTTGTATTACCAACTCTAACATATGAGTATCTTGGAATAATATAATTTCCAATTGTAAGATCTGGTGTAACAGTAAAACCAAATCCAACTGATTGTGTAATCCTACCAATTGGTTTATAATTTAAAAGTTTAACAATACGATTCATATTTTCGTATATTTGAGATTCTGAAAACATACTCTCTGAAGATGTTTTATTTAAATAATATAAAAGTGTACTAAAGCTAAAACTGATAACATCTAATAATGCAGACAAATTAGATCCTTGATAGTTTTGATCAGTGAATATCTGACCCTGATTAAGTCTTGACACAATCAAATCTCTAAGACTTGTTGCGTCAAAACTTATATATGAATTTGTATTAAAAAAGGGATCGTTGTTTGCCATTGTAATAATTATCTTAAATTAAGATTTGTCCTCCTAACTGTGCTATAATACTTAGAGTGTTTTGAGTTTTTAGCTCTAAAAAGCTATATATTACTTGTATACTATATTGATTAAGATCTGGTTGAGGTGTCACTCTAATGTTTAAAACATCTACTCTAGGTTCATATGTAGAAATTGCATTTAAAATTTCATTACCTATGATTTTAGCCAAACTATCAGTTACAGGTTCGAAAAGATATTTTTCCAAAGAAGAACCAAAATCTGGTGTTAATAGTTTTTGTCCCGGTCTTGTTGAAAAGATGTTTCTTATTGAATTTTTAATTGCATCATGATCAGTATTGACTATTATATCATTTGATTTGGCAACATTTAAACCTAAACCGACACTATTAGTTGGTGTTAAATCTAAATTTAAATCTGTATAGACTGATGTTGCTTTTTGAACAACAACTGATGGCGAATTTTTTAGGTAATTCGATTGTTTCGGTCTTATTAAATTATTTAAATCTATGGTTGCCACGGTATAAATACTTATAAATGTAGCTAATTCTTTTATGAATTTGTAACATACTGAAGTAAGTATAAATAATACCATGTCAAAGTTTAATAAATACGAAACATTATTAGAAACAGCCTTTTCACACTATTCAAATGGTGGGTTCAGGGAAGGTACACCTGTAAGAGTTAATAAAGCATTTTTATCTAGTCCTTATTTTCAAAAACACTATAGCGGCGATGCTAGTTTCGTTGCATGGTTAACTGATTTAGTTGAAAGAGAATACTTCTTCTTTATTAAAAGAGTTGTTGGTCATGGATCTTTACAAAACGTAAAGGATGCCAATGATAATGAAGGTGCTGGTGATTGTTTCTTGGTTTTAAAGACTGATCCAAGAACAGTTTCCACTCCTACTGAATTATCCGAATTTACAGTACCCGGAGATTGGGCTTATGTACAAGTTGTACCAACTGGTGTGGGATTACCACCATTACAAGGCGTTCCTAATAACTACGAACAGCCAATTGGTACAAAGCCACAAGAAGCTCCAGATTATTTTGGTATAAACAATCAGCCTACTGATAAGAATTTACCAAAAGTTAACGTTACAATTAACGTTAAGAAATAATCTTCGATAAACCTATAAGACAACAGAAGAAATTGATCTCGTGATCAAGTACTAGGTTATCCCTGTACATATGCTCACCTAATTCTATCATCATAGCCTTCTTTTTATCTTCACTATAACTGGATTCGTATACCATGTTAAATATCTCTCTCATAAGAGACTGATAATCTGCATTAAAATTTCTTTCTTCTTCAATAACAATCTTTCTTATATCAAGAACTGGTTTTTTAGAAATATCATTGAATATACTCTCTGCTATATTCTTAACCCTGTTTGAATCAGTTATAATAAGCTCACCAGTGATGCAAAATCTTTGAAGGTCATTAATAATTCTCCTCATATCAGGAAAATTATTTTTAATATAACTTATTAAGCGTCTATTGTCATTAACTTCAATGTTTTCACACTTTAATATGTGTAAACACCTAAAAATAGAATCATCAAGCTTTGGTGTAATGTTAAAAAGCAAACATCTTGAACAAATTGGTTCAATGATCTTGTTTATATAGTTTGCAGTAAGAATAAACCTGTTTGTATCAGCATATTCTTCCATTACATTACGCAAAATCCTTTGTGCTTCTGGTGTAGTGCCACAAAACTCATCTAAAATGATTACTTTCTTCTTACCATCAATTGATCTAGTCTGTGAAAACGAAATAACCTTGTTTCTTATCGTATCAACACCATTTTCATCGGAAGCATTGATGTAAAGATACTGACATTTAAGAATATCTTTTACAATTATCTTAGCAAGTGTAGTTTTACCTGTACCAGCATTACCATAAAGTAAAAGATGTGGCGTATCTTCATTGATTTTAGAAAAGAAATCTTTATTGTCTTCAGATAAGACAATTTCATCCAACGATTTGGGTGCATATTTCTGAACCCATAACTGATCATACAAACTCATGCCTATATAATAGGCTATGAGAGGGTCATTGTCAACCGTTAATCAATGATCTACCATCAGCTTGTGGGTTACTCGTAAGAACTTCTCTTACCTGCTGATGATTATTTGTTTGTGTTGATCTATATGCCTCTAGTAAAGATACAATATGTTGTACTTTATCATTTGGAATTGTATAGCTTACACCATTTACTGTGATTGTTGTTGTCATTTGATATATTTATGTTATTTTCTTCTTTTATCAACCATTTTATCAAAAATCAATGATAAAGCAAAAAAAGTAGGAGACCATAAACCCACGAAAAGAGCCACATGTTCTTGGTGAAGTTTGTTTAAATCTAAAGGTACTGGATTAAACCAAAAAAATATAGATGCTGTAATTGAAAAAAACCCAAAAAAGAAACATGCTTCTCTTAAAAATTTATAAATATTATCTTGTCTCATATGATATAATAGTAAGTATACTTACATGAACAATACTAATGATATAGATTCAATTATTCAAGAATTAAAAGCTGATGAAGCTCCAATGCCAGTTAATATCGAACCAACAACTAATAGCAATGTCAATGATGAGAATGTAGGAGAATACGTTTATAAAAAATCATCAGAGCTTGTAGAATCTACATTAGGTGCTGTTCAAGCTTTAAAAGATACCGTTTTAACTGGTAGTGATCCAAAAGAAATTGCAGCTTTATCACAGTTAATTAACTCCGCAACAAAGGCTCTTGATCAATTAAATAAAATTAATATTCAAAATAAAGTTAGTAAATCAAATGTTGAAATTAAAAAAATGGAAATTGAAGCCAATGTTAATCGTCCAATGCTTCCAAATACAACAAATGTTTTAATTGCTACTCGTGATGAAGTAATGAAGCAATTATTTGATAAACCTTCAAAGAAAGGTAGTGGTTTAGATTTAATTGAAGGTGAATTTACTACTGAATAGATAATTTCATCTATTCATATTATTTATAATTGTTTTATTATAAACAATTTATAGGGTATTTTATCTATTCACCCTTTACAATTCCTATACATTTATCAATAATTGCAGAGGTTTTGTAATGTATGTATAAAAAAAGAAACCCACCCCCTTGCGAGGATGGGTTCTTTTTGATTGCGTGTCGTTGTCTCTTAGAGATAGCTGACGTAACCGTTTGCGCCGCCTTGGAAACCTTGTAGGCCAAGACCCTTAACTATAATAACGTGATAGTATAAGTTTGCACCAAAGATGTGATCAACAACGCCATAACGTGTCATAAGACCTACTCTTGGAGCAAAGTCATTAGGACCGATTGTGCGCTGAATCATCACAGGGATGTATGGGCAATATACGATACCAGTATCATAGTATTCAGATCCTTTGTAGCCTAAAAGGGCATATTCAAGTGCGTTTGCAGGGTTATTTACATCACCTCTGTCTCCGTTAAGATATTGGGCATCGGTACGAGTGTCACGATAAACTTGGAAACGACCACCGAGTGTTCCAACTTTGGCAATGCCAGTTGGCTGGGTGTTGATGTTTCCGTTTACGGGCATCCACTGGTACTCAGGGAGCATCTCAAGGATTGCGCAAACACGAGGAGTAGCGATAATAAAATTAGCACTACCTCTGCGGTTACGAATTGCGATGCGGTTAGCTTCAACAATTACCTTTGAGTAGAAATCCCTGTTACGCTCACCTAACCAACGTGCGTCGGCTGATGCTGCGTACCAGTATGTGAATCCGGGGCCTTTACCTGCTGTAAGACAGACTTGGATCATACGGATAACCATTTCACGGTCGATTTCGGACTGAATTTCATACGACATTGCGTTTGTTAATTCAGAATCGATATCTAAACCATTCATGTTCTTGAGATCTTGCTCAAGTTCAACTGACCAACGAGCGGCGAGACGGCGTGTGCCTGCCTCAACTGCTGTCTTGCTGAACTCAACAACAACCTGTGGGATGTTACCTGTTAATTCGAACTGGTTAAGAAGAGCAGCAACACCTTGGTCTGCACCAAGAATGCTGAAGTCATCACCATTACCACTCAATTGAGCGGATGATGTACCAGTGAATCGTGTATCCAAATACTGATAGCCAAGTTCCTTGCCGTCTGATGTCTGACGATTGTAGACTGTGCCATTTCCACCTGTGTAAGTAGATTGACCGCTGCCTGAACCACCATTGATATCAAGACCATTGGAACCAAGACTATCTGCCTCATAGCGATAACGAAGAGCAAATGCGAGTCCTACTGGACCACTCATTGGCTGTACACCGACGATCTCGTTTGTGATCAACTCAGGGAATGTACGGCGAACCATTGGGATAAGAATCTTAGGTAAACGTGAGTCACCTGTAGCATAAGTATCACCACTGAAGCCAGAACCGGGGGAAACCGGGCCTGTGCCGCCGAAAACACCAGAAACACCTGCTTGGTTCTGAGTTTCAGTTAAGCACCAGCGTTCTTGGTTTTCCATGAGAATCGCAGTTGATAATCTTTGGTGCTCGTTTTCGATTGCTGCAACCTTATCGGATGTGTAATCAAGAACTGGAGCCCACTTTTCAACTAACTGCTGTGCACGAGAACGATCAATGTAGCCAGCTGCTGGGTTTACATTTTTCATTTGTTTTTGTCCTCCTATGGATAGAATACAGAATTAAGAGTTAAGTAATAAAAATTACTTTCTCTTTAATTCATTCAGATATCCGCTGACAGAATCATTTGATTCGTCAGATGCGCTTGTGGATTCAACAACAACTTCTCTTGTAGGAATCTTTGCACCAAAGCTTTGGGCTTTGGATGTAGCTTCACTAACAAGTTCGGTTGCAGTTTCTTCCTCACTGCGCTCAAACATCTCAACAACGTAGTTAAAATTCTCTTGAATATAAGAACTGTCTTTGTCGTTCAATAATTTAAAGATAAAATCTTTTTTAACAGAAGGCATACCAACTGTCTTCTCTTCTAAAACTGATTTAGCTTCAATGGACTTAATTTTTCCTAAAAGAGTTTCATTCTCTTTATAGGATTCATTAAGCTTTTCATTGAGTTCATCAATTTTTTCTTTGCCTTCTGAAATTGTACCCTTGATTGAATCATTTACATGATCAGGGTCGATACCAACTAAGCCACGGATCTTATCAAGTTGCTTACGAGCATATGTATTAGATACTGCTTCATTTAATTGGTCTTGTGGAATTAATTTTTCTAAAGTGATATCAAGGAAGTTACTAACTTGATCAATCATTTTATTTGAAAAGTCATCTGCCTTTTCGTTAAGAGCATTACGGAAATAAGCAGTAAGTTTTTCTAATTTTTCTGTGTGGTCTAAATTGATAGCCTCAACAACTTTTTCAAGTTTGCCTGTATGATCTGTATCAATTGCCTCTAAAAGCTTTTGAAGTTTTTCTGCATGGTCTTCATCAATTTTTGATGTTGCATTTTCAACTTCAAGTTTGATTCTTGAATCGACTTTTTCGTTAACAGCAACTTCAAATGCTTCTGCAATTGCTGATGCTGTTTCTTCTGAAAGAATATCTTTGTCGATTTTTTCTAAGAGTGCTTTTATATTCATAAAATGTTGTATAATAACTTATCCTTTTTATTTCCCTTTTTTAGAAGTTTTTTTTGAACCCTTCTTTTTTGCAATCATTTCCATGAAACGCTTTTTGTTTTCTTCTTTGGAAAGCTTGCCTTTCTTTTCATCCTTTTTAGCAAAAGGATTTTTCTTTTCGGATTCTTCTTCAACTTTTTTTGCGGTCTTTGCTACACGAGCTTTAACTTTCTCCTCAACGACCTTTTTTAAATCATCATTTGCTTGAGCATAATTCTGCTCAACAAGACTTGTTATAAATTTTGATATTAGTTTACGAATTTCCATAATAGTACTTATCCTTAATTATGCATTTTTCAATAAATTGATAAATCCAATAATACATTCTTTAAGATATTGGTCTTTATTATTTCTTGGAAGTTTGGAAATTTGATTTTCAAGCTTTTCGTAAAATGGTTCGAATTTTCCATCATCAGCAAGAACCCATTGTTTGGATTCAAGGATACCATTAACAAATGCTGTTGGTACTGATGGGTCTGCAACAACGTCAATTGCGACAAGACGGAAGTCAGTTACTTTGTTGTAACCTTTTTCATTTTCAACTCTTCCGAGTGCACGAGAAGAAACTCCGAGCTTAACGCCATCAAGCATTAATGAACGAACAACTTGTCCCATTGGTGTTGAAAGTACTTTTGATTTGCCCATGAAAATATCACCATCTTGTTTTAATTCGGTAACAATGTGACATGCTCTTTCTAAATTAACATCTGGTGATGTTGGGTGATTGAGTTCACCTGTTGCTCTTTTATTAACAATCATTTCTGATGAATAACGATTAACTTCTTCAATCATTTGATCTAATGGATAAACTCTGTTATTTCTATTTGGTTTATTCGCCATTAAAAATGGTCCGTAAAAACTCATATTAGATGGGGCGTTTCTGTTTTTCTCTTCAACCAAATAGCTCAATTCATAACTTGGTGTTTCTACTAATAGATTATAGGCATTACTCATATGTTATTATTACTTATACCATACTTATTCAATTTAAATGGTTTTCATTTAAAATAATAAATGTGTATCCTTTTTTTGAGCACCAAGCTCTAGCTGCTTCCCATTTTGCTTGGTTTACAGCCCATTGATATTTTTCATATATTAGCGTTTTTTGTTTTTTTCTTGGTGATTCAACTGGTGGTCTTGTTTGTCTCTCAGGTTTAACTTCAATTAATAATTTTTTAATTGTACCATCCTTTGATTGAAGTTTTGCAACTAGATCTACAAAGTATCTATGTATTTTTCCATCAGCTGGTGACTCGTATGGTACAACAACTGATTCTGAACTCCAACTTAATACATTAGGATTGTTATCTAAATAACGAAAAGCCTTAAGTTCCATCATCGATCTATATACTGGTGTTGAACCAATATATTTTTTAGGATTTTTAGGTTTATAAATACCTTGAGTAAAATTTCTATTTTTCTTTCCTAAATTTTTATTCATTAGCCAAGGAAAAAGTTTGTTGGTGAACGATCAATAAGATCAGTTGTAATTTCTTTTTCCAATTCATCCTTTTCTTTCTCACCCTGTCTTAATACATCAGCACCATTTACTGTTTGACCACCAAATAAACTAGTACCTTGAAATTTATTTCTAATATGACCTACTGCTATTTTTGTTAATGCAAGAGTATAACGATAAACCCATAATTGTGTTACTAAAAATCTAATAGGTTTTTGCATTTTACATCCAACAAGACCAAAATATATATTATTCTGTGGTGGTTCTGGAATAATCTTTAATATTTGTGTATCGGGATTAAATCTCATATATGGCATTTGACCAAGAATTTTTTCTCTGGTTTTTAACCAATCTTTCATCACATGGAATGTTATTAAATCAAATCCAACATTACCAAGTAAGTGACCAAAGTATGCTTGTTGTGCAATTGTATTTTCAATTGTAAAAAGAGTGTTAACACCTGAATTATTACCTTGTTCAAATGAGAATACATCAATAACTTTTCTATAATCACCCAAATCAACATCATAACCACCACTTAATGCTGATAAACTTGTACTATCTGCATTAACGGAATTATACATATCTGGTGTGACATTTATTAATCTACCAATTGGTAAACCTACATTTTTAATATAAAGATCCGATCTAAAAATTAGATATTCTTCTTCTTCACCTGCAAATTTTGTAAAATATTCAATAGCAATATCAATGAACTCATATATTTGTTCACTACTAATTTCAATTTCAATTAGTGGTGCGCCTAATGTTCTTTTTACTCTTTGTGCAAGAGCATCATAGGTGCTTACCTTTGAATTGAAAGTTGTGCTACCGTGATATGTGGGGACTATACTCATTATATTAATATTTAGTTAAATTCCGTATTTGTTTCTGATATATCTATTAACTTTATTCATATCAGTATCAGATAATGATGTATTATAGATAATAACCTCTGCTATATCCGCATCTGCAAAGTATTCTGGAATTAATCCAGAATTAAAAATCCAACTTCCTAAAATTATTGGAGAATCTACTGGATTTGTATTTGTAGCTTTTGATGCGATTTTTGAACCATTTGAATAAAAATCTGATATTAATGATGTTTTATTAGTATTAAATGCTACCGATACTGGTTTATTTAAAATTGGTGTTCCTATTATTGTACCGCCATTTGCTGAAGTAAAAATTCCATAATTAGAATCATCAGATCCAATATTCATTTCACCACCAGAACCAAATTCACTACCTAATGTGAATACGCAATCAATATCATATGTTCTATGTAAATCTCTCCATTTAAATACAACAAACCATGTAAAGCTACTACTTCCTAAAGTTTGTTCTCCTCTTAATGCGCTACCACTAAATTGATCAATTGCCGTAAATCTAACTGCTGGTTTATTGTTTATGCTGTAATCGCTTAATGTTGGAGCGTACACAGTACCGTAACCAGCTGCTTGTATGGTCAAATCAATACCACTTCCTGATTTATCAAGCCATGTGTAAACTTCTTCACCATTTGATGCTGGTGATGTTGAAACATTTAATACTGTTGCGGTATCACTTGAATCATACCATGCATATAAACCGCTAATTTGATCGGGTGTAAATGGTGCAACATAGTTTGATAATATTTTAGGTTTATTTGTTAGTGGTGTAAATGGATATTGTAGTCTATGATCATGTAATGTTCGAATTTCATCAATACTTAAAGTTCTGTTCCATAAACCAACTGCATCAAATTGATTTGTTCCACCATATTCCGCTCCACCAGACATTGCAGAACCATTTATCGCAAATCCTATATAGTTATTATATTGAATTGGTGTGTATAAAGTTGTGTATGATACAAAATTATCAAATTTTCCATTAATATATAATGATAATGTTTTTGCAACACAATCATGTACAATTGCAATATGAACCCATTTGTTAGTTTTTAATTTATGAGTTGAATAAAAACTTTTATCATCAATTCCACTGTAAGCTAAACTAAGCCAAATTTTATCTTGTTGTTGTTGTACATATAATCCCATTGCACTGAAATTACCACCATAAATGGTAGTAATATCTGTTGTATTATTTGGATGATACCAGAAAGAATGAGAATAGCTTTGTGGTGAGGCATATATGTCCCATAAATCAGTATTATAATACAATGATCCACCAGCACTGAAATCAGCACTACCATTAATCTCTCCAGTTCCCTGTGTATATGATCCAGAAAGATTTATACCGTTACCAGATGAGTCATTTGCATCACCATCAAAATTATAAAATGCAACAAGACCAGATATTGGTGGTGTGTATGTATATAGTTCTTGTGGTAGTGGATATTGTCTGCCATCCCCTGAGTTATAAAGTTTAGATATTTCTAAATCAGATAATATCCTATCCCATATTCCAATATCATCAACCTTTAAAGTATTTCCACCACTATGCCATCCGTTAGGTGAGAAAATATCATCACCAATTACTATTCTATCAAATGTTTTACCTGCCCACTGTGAAATTGGGTGAGGATTAATACCAGTTAATTGATCAACTGCATAGTTTCCAGAATATTTAATTCCATTAACATATAAATTAACATTTGCTTGTTCGTCGCATGTGAGTGTAACATGTACCCATTGATCAATAAGTGGATTAGATGAATTATATTCAGATATTATGCCACCGTTACATCTACATGAAACAGTTCCTAAATATGTTCCATAATAACTATTCCATATACCTATTGCAATTTGATAGTCCTCTATATTTTGACCTGCATGTTGACTGTTTTGTAATACAAATATAGGAGACCAATAAGGAAAATTATCAGGCCAATAATTTAAATTAAACCATCCACTAATTGTTACTGGTAATTTGGTATTAACCGTTCCTCGTAATGAACCATCAACATCGAATAATGCACCACCACCAATTTTACCATCACCAAGGGATATACCATTATTATTAGTGAGTTTATTTCCATTATTTGAAGCAGCAAGATTTAAACCACCAGATCCATTGTCATCTAAATTCCAAAATGAATTTAATTTATAATGTAAATTAAGACTATAATTTTGTGCATTTAAATTAATTTTTGAATTATTAGATACACTTGGATCTTGTGTACCAATACCATTATTATATAAAGCATTTATTTGTTGTTGATTTAAGGCATAATTCCAAATACCAACTGCATCCATTTCCATTGCATGTCCTTCTCCATTACTATAACCTAAAACTAAAGGCTGAGAAGATGCAAACGGTATAAACCCAACCGAATTTTTATATACTAAATTACCATCAATATAAAGTAATGCATCAGTTCCATCATAAACTAAAACTAAATGATGCCATTGTCCATCACCAATCATTAAGCCTGTTTCCATTCTATTAAAACCGCTACCATTTGGTTGTGGACTAAACAATAAATTTAATTCACCATAATCATGATCATCATATAACCCCCAAGAAAATGATCCAGATGTTTGAATTCTACTGGTGTCACCCCATTGTCCAATAAGGCCCGGCGCATGGTCTCCATAATTATATGTATATTTGACCCAGAAACTTGCTGAAAAAGGTCTTGATGCTATTGCTGGAAAATTATCATAAGTTAACATGTTACTTCCATTAAAAACTGCATCATTATTTAAAACTCCACTTGAATTAGTTACACCACCAACATCTGTTAAATCATAACCATTACCACTTGAATCACTCCAAGAAGAATCATCCAATGTCCAGAATGCAATCGGTGGTGCAAATTGTGATTTATATATAATACTCATTACTTTTAATATTTAGTAGCTTAATTTGATTTATCTGCTATAACTTATAAATTATACAATATATGGACAAATATGTAATTTTTCACATTGATGGTGGTTGTGGCAAGAACATTGTTGCTACAAGTGTCGTCAAATCAATCAAATCGGCTTATCCAGAACATAAATTAATAGTAGTAACTGCTTATCCAGAAGTTTTTGTTCATAATCCCAATATTTTTAGGGTTTATAAGTTTGGAAATATACCATATTTCTATGATGACTACATTAATGGTAAGGATTCAATCATTTTAAGGTCTGAGCCTTATCATTCTGGTGATTTACTATATCGCAAGAAGTCATTAACCGAAATTTGGTGTGATGTTTTTAACATTCCATGTGTTGATACTAAGCCAAATATATATTTGACTGAAAGGGAGCTTATTTTCGCTCAAAATAAGTTACAAAAAGAAGGTCCAATACTTCTAATTCAATCATCTGGTGGTGCTTTTAACCAAGAACATCCATATTCATGGTCAAGAGACCTTCCACCAGCTTTTGCACAAGAAATTGTTAATAGTGTTAAAGATAAATTTAGTAAAATTCTTCATATTAGAACTGAAAAACAACCAAAGCTTGAAAATACAACATCTATAACTGATAATTTTAGAAATCTTTTCTGTTATGTTGCTTTATCAGATAAAATTCTTGGAATTGATTCATTCGCTCAACACACAGCAGCAGCTTTTAATAAAAAGGCTACGGTTGGTTGGATTTCGAATTCACCTATTGTTTTTGGTCATGAAATTCATGATAATATTTTAGCAAGTGGTGCAGAATCATTTAGGCATCGTATTGATTCATATCTTGAGGAAGATGATTGGACAGGTGGAAGATTCCATGAATGTCCTTATGATAATATTTCTAACCTTTTTGATAAAAATCAATTCATCAAATCTATTTTAGGTTCTAAAACCGAACTTCTTTTTCAACCCAATCCAGAAATAGTATTATGATATTTTTCAATTCATCAATGCCTCGTAGTATGAGTACGTTACTTCAATGTATTTTGAATCAAAATCCAAATGTTGCTGCAACACCTACTGATCCAGTTCTTGAATATCTTTATGGTGCAAGAATGAATTATACTAATACTCCAGAAGTAAAGGCTATTGACCCTGAATTAGCCCTTAAAACATGGAGAGGTTTTTGTTGGGGTGGATTAGAAGGTTATGCTAAATCATATTCGGATAAAGCTAATATTTGTATAAAAACAAGAGGTGGTACGATTCATTATAAATGGTTTGAAGCATTTATGCCCTATAAACCAAAAATGATTTGTATGGTTAGAAATCTTAAAAGTATAATTTCTTCAATGGAAAAAATTTATAGAAAAAGTCAGGAAAGTCATCAATCAATTCAAGATCACTCTAAAATGAGTGGAACGTCAACACCAAAAAGAGTTGATATCTGGATGGCTTCTCCTCCTGTTGGAATGGCACTTGAGAGGCTTCAACAGACAATGCTTGAAGGGATTAATAAAGAAGTTCTTTATATTCGTGCAGAAGATTTAACATCTTATCCTCAAAAGGAAATGGATAAAATTTATTCATATCTTGGACTTGAATCATTTAAACATGATTTCGATAATGTAGAACAATCCATAAAAGAAGATGATTCTGTATATGGTCTAACACCTGATTTACACACAATTAAAAATAAAGTTCAACCCTTAACTCCTGATTATAATGAGATTTTAGGTAAACAGGTTTGCGATTGGATTGATAATCAATACTCTTGGTATCAAAAGGGATTTGGTTATATCAAGTAGTTGGTGGTGTTGGAATAATAAATTCAACCCAAGTTTTTGTTGTTTCATCCCAAGTATAATACTTGCCATCTGTTGGATATTCTACAGGTGCTACCCAAAGATATGTTGATTTATCTAAAGACCAAGAAGGAAATGGCTGTGGTGCATAAAAACCAGTACCATCCCAATTATATCCAATACCTGCATAATTATAATTTAATGATACACCACCATCTGGTTCATTTGTATTTGGATCATAATGAACACCACCCTTTGTATTATATGATGTTTGAACCCAATCTGAACTATCTGGAAGTGTATTAATAAAATATTGTTCAGCAACAATTACTTGTTGAACTACATTATTTTTAACTTGTGCAAAATGACTCATATTTTTATATTTACCCTTATGCTGTAAAAGTGCTAGATGTATTGAATGTTGAAGTTGCAGTAATATTACCATTAATGTCAGTTATTTCTATTACTACAACGCCAGAACCACCTGCTCCACCAGTTCCAACTGCTCCAAAATTTCCAGCAGTTCCCGATCCTCCACCTCCACTATTTGCTAAACCAGCAACACCGGGACCAGTAATTGCTGAATTTTGTGAGCCGCCGCCGCCAGTACCACCAACGCCATAACATCCACTTCCACCACCAGCTATCCAATAATTACCATTATATAATTCACCTGCGGTAGAATTTGAAATTGGATTGATTATACCAATTCCTCCATTTCCACCAGTACCGCCTCCAACACCACCAGCACCACCACCGCCGCCAGCATATGATCTACCACCATTATTACCTTGTCCGGGTACACCAAATCCACCTATTCCACTACCATTATTAGGACCACCTGCTCCACTTCCAGAACCACCTGAAAGACCATTGATTAAACTGCTGCCACTGTATGATACACCACCACCGCCGCCTATTGCTATTAAAGGACCAAATGCTGAACTTTGCCCCTGAGTACCAACGCTACCGGGAGCACCACCTGCTCCACCACCGCCTACAATAACCTGATATGTTTGACCTGCTTTTAATAAATAAGATAAAGAAACTACACCACCAGCACCACCGCCTGATCCTGATCCACCACCGCCTCCACCAGCAACTATTAAAATTTTTGCTAATAATAAGTTACCATAATAAAAATAATCAGATCCAGTAAAAGTATGAACCCATGTATAAGGTATTGTACTTAAAAATGTAGATGCTATAACAGTCGGTCCTGCTGAAATTAATTGTGTATTACTTTTATATGAAATAATACCTACACCAGAACCGCCATTGCCGCCATAATAATAACCACCTCCCGCACCACCGCATGTATTTTTAGAACCTGAAGCACCAGTTTTGTTTATACCACCGTTGCCACCTCCACCTAAACCACCGCTGCCTGATAAAGAACCATTTTGAGATCCACCGCCTCCACCGCCTCCAAGCCAATAGTTACCAGCTGATAATTGTCCAGAAGTTGAATAATTAATTACATTAACTACACCGATACCTCCGCTACCACAAATGGTTGAACCAATACCATCACCACCAACTCCTCCTGCGCCTCCACCGCCGCCACCGCCATCAAAACTATTACCTAATCCTCCTTTAAACCCTTGACCTAAAATACCGGAGCCAACAGCAAAAAAAGGAAATCCCAACCAAGCAACACCACCACCACTTCCTCCTGATCCAGCATCAAACCCTGACCATCCACCATAGCCTCCACCGTTTGATGTTAAAATTCCAACTAAACTGGAATTATTACCATTAGTACTTGGATTATTTTGAGGATGAGTTCCAGCAGAACCACCAGCCCCAATATTAATATAAAAAGTTTGGTTATATGGTAAATTTATATTACCATAAATAATACCACCTGCACCAGCACCTCCACCACCATAGGAATAGTTAGCACCGCCTCCACCGCCTCCACCAGCACCTAAAATATATTGAAATCCTGCATTAGTGTCAGCTACAATACCACTATTAAAAGCAGAATTCATGATATATTATGATGCTAAATCACCAAACAATACCCAACCTGTTGTTCCGGTATATAATAAGGTGGCAGCTGAATATTGTTTAGTTGTTTTATAAAAACCATTAGATTGGTTGATTGTTATATTTTGACCTGATACTGCAATTCTTGAACTACTTAATTGCAATACACCAACTTGAAATCCAATAGGATAACTTGTTCCAACTACAGTAGCGGTTAAACCTCCTGTTGAATTTGTTGAAGCAATAGTAGTACCATTATCTGAAAGTTGGAATGTATAAGTTGTATTTCCTGTTGTTGTTATTTGTGTACCACCAGCAAAAATTCCAGCTGAAAAAGTACCACTGACATAAAGATTAACTGCACTAATTGAAGGTGAACTTAAGGATTTAGTAAATGTACCGACTTGTCCATAAAATTTAACAGCACTAATTGATGGTGAACTTACTGATTTAGTAAATGTTACATCGTCGTTGAATTGAAATTTTTGTGTTTCTATTTGTAAAGACATATATTATGAAGTGTAATCCCAAAGTTGAATTGCTTTATTTGTACCGTTAATATTTACTATGAGAAAATAACCAGATGCAGTAACTGGATTATTAAATGTACTTGGTGTTTGCATTATTGCTAAATTATTTACATATGTTGTATTATCCGCATCAGATGTTAAATCAGAACCAATAGCAAATGAGTTGTTATGTGTTACAACATTACCACAACCACCAAGAATTGATGAACAATATCCAGAAGCAATATTACATTTACCACCAGCTACATTGGAGTAGCATCCAGAAGCTGTATTATTATAACCGCCCGATATAGTAGAAGCTAATCCGCTACTGTTATTTTGACAACCACCACCAACACTTGCACTATTTCCATTAACAGTATTTTGATAGCCTCCACTTATTGTTGAATTATATGCAGCTAAACATGAACAATTGTAATAACCACCACTAATTGTTGACGTACTACCTGATGCATTATTACCATTTCCTCCACCGATAACTGAAGTATCTCCACAAGAAGTATTATATAGACCACCAGATACAGTAGAACAATTTCCAGATGCAGTATTACAAAGACCACCGGCTACGTTAGAAGAATATCCAGAAGCAGTATTATTACCAGCCACAGGTTTAATGGAGTCTACACCAGTTCCAGACGTATAAACACTTGTTGCACTAGGAAACCCAGTTGCATTTGATATATCACCATATATAGCACCACCAACAATTAAATCTTGTGATACAAAAACACCATTATCAAAATTAAGAGATAATGTATTTGCACCATTACCAATATCATTGGCACTTAAACCATCAGAAATAACTACTTCATTACCATAACCTTCAATTAATGAAGCAGATAAAACATCATTAACGGTTAAATTATTAAATATACCATTTGTAGAATATAAATTTTCAGCTGTTATGTTTGTTGCTGTTAAATCTGTAAGAATTTGAGAGTCAATAGTTCCTTGGAAATGACCATAAATATAACGACTAGCACTTATATCACCAATAACTGTTAATTCAGTATTTGGCGAATTGGTATTAATACCAACCTTTCCTAATCCTTCAAACGGTGCATTTTTTATATTAAGAACTGAAACATCATATTGGCTAACAAAATTAGCAATATCATAATTTCCGTTTACTTGTTGTGCATAAATTGTAGGACCAACACCGGGATTTACAAGACGTAATGAACTAGTGTTTATTACTGATGTATTGATGTCTACTCTTGTTCCTAATGTTGATAGGTTGCCATAAACAGTTAAATTATGATCAATAACAGAATCACCAAAATGTGCAGATGGTGAATATAAAAGCGTACCTCTTAATTGTCCTTCTGATGAAAGATTATTTACAAATGTAGTATTATGAACATCAGTTGATATTTTTGAACCTAGAATAAAACTATTACTACCACTTAAAGAATTTTGTCTACCAGCTAAAATTGCAGAATGTATACCTGATATAAAATTATCAGATCCAGCACCGATAAATGAAAATGATTCATCATTTGTAATTTCATCATAATCTGGATATGGTATACCGTTATAACTACCCTCATCACATATAATAGTATTTCTTCCACCAGAACCAATAAATGCACCTTCACTATTGTTTAAAATAGAATTGCAATAACCACTAACAATAGCAGAACATTCACCATTAATTATATTATTACATCCACCACCAATAAATGATAGACTTGAATCTACTTCATTTAAGTATCCACCAACTATTGATGAATATGTACCATACATTTTATTATAACGTCCACCATTTATATTTGAATATAAAGGTTGACCTAGAAATGAATCATATATCTCATTATCACCTTGTGTTGCTTTAATCGAACTATTAGAAAATACCATTGTATATGGTAAATCATCAGCATATAATCTTCCGTATGTGGCACTTATATCTCCAAAAACAGTTAATTTTGAGGTTGGAAGTGCAGTTCCTATACCAACATTATTATTATTAATAGTTAATGTATCTGAATAATTTGTAAATTTTCTAGAATTACCATATATTTCATCAACTGTAATTACTGGAAAATAATATACAGTATCTGGTGCTGTATATGTATTACTTGATGGTAAACCTAAACTTGGTTCTACCGAATTAATGTTTATAAATCCATTATAATACGCATTTGTATTAATATATGGATCTAATAAACTCTTTAATTTAAAATTTTCACCTACTGATGTTGGTTGCTGTGACATAGATTACAATATACTTATATTGTATTCACTCTTAAATTAAAGATTTATTTAAGCTGTTGGTGTAGCTGGTGTTTCAGTTGGGGCTTCGGTTCCAGCAACAGGTGATACTTCAGTTCCAGCCGCAGGTGCTGTTTCCGCTGGAGTTTCACTACCAGTAGTTTCACCTCCACCAAATTCAGGAAGAGGACCACCGCCACCACCTGATGGTGGTGTTTCACCACCAGCGGCTGAAGCTGCTTCTTCCGCTGCTTGAATATGTTCTCTCCAATTTGGACCAGTTTGAGCAATTTGATCAAGTTCCCATTTAAGAGCAGCATCTTTTCTTAACCATTCCATGTTTTCGCTGATTCTGGAATCGTTATATTCAAGATAATGACGTTGAGCAAATGTTTTTGAAATTGATTCATTTTGACTCATATCACTAAAGAGTTTCATCTTAAGTTCTAGTTCCTGATTCTTTCTAATTGCAAAGAAATTAGATGGTGGATTGAACTCTAATTGGAAATATGACTCGTGAAGTTTATATTCCTGCCACCAACCTCTTAATTTTAAGTGAGTAATAAATGCACCCTTTAAACCAGCTGCAAATTGTGACTGAAGACGAACAATAAATTTGGCAAACTTTAATTCTTCTCTTAATGTCTCTGTACCATCCTTGTAACCATCATCTGGATTAAGTCTTGTTGTTGGTACTTTAAGACTCTTATAAAGTTTATTAACAAAATACATCAAATCCTTGAGTTGATCAAGATTTTGTCCACCGGGGAGCATTTCTACATCAGATCCAACTTCACCATTTCTTCTTGCAAACCAATATGAATCCAACATTGACTGTGGATTATAGATATTTGATGCGCCGGGGGTTTGTGATGAACCATCATATGTTTTCTTATTCCAATATGATTGCATGAGTTGCTTCAAGTATGCTTCTGCCTTACTTGGAGGCATATTACCAACATCAATTTTAAATTTAAGACGCTCTGGTGCACGAACCATGCGGTATATAACGATAGAATCTTCAATAAGTGAAAGTTGTTTGTAAGCTCTACGGCAATTTTCAATAAATGGAATTCTTAATGTACAATCTTCATTCCACATACCAGAATGAATATATGTAACTTGGTTTCCTTGGAATGTTACAATCTGTTGCTGTAATGCATTAGCAGGATTTGGTTGAGTATTTGGTTGTGGAAGAGTTCCATTTTTAGTATCTTGTAACGAAATAGGTTTCTGAAATAAGAAATTTTCAATAACAGCATTTTGAACATTATTGTAAATTGGATTTATTAATTCTGATGGAATTTGTAATACACCAATAATACCTAAGTTTCTATTCTTATCATGAATAATATTTTCAAAGAAAATTTCAGCTTCTGTTAAAAAGTGTCTACAATAAGACCAACCTTTACTTTCAAGTTCAAATATATTAATAAACTTGTAAAATTCCTTTTCAATTTCAGTTCTTTCTTCTGCTTCTAATTTAGATGATGTTGAAAATTTAATTTTTATAACTCTTCCATTTTCATCTTTGTTAATGAACTCGTCACATATTTCATCCAAACAATCATTAACTTCTGCATAAGCAGCCATTCTACGATACTCGGCAATTCTTCTAACTTTGTCAGCATCTACATTAGCATAAATGTATTTGTGATAATTTTGACTTGAACCAAATGCATATGGTCCATACATGTCATTATTTTGCATCAATGGTCCTGTGACCACTGACTGTTGCATTAATTTAAAATCTCTTCTCTTTGATAACCTATCAAATAACTCATATTTTGGGTTATTAACATCAGCTTCTACCGTATTTTGAACATATGGCAATTTAGATAAAATAGAAGAAACAAAGTTTCTACTACCATTATCAGGTTGTCTATTACTTGGTGAAATAAAATCTGCCATATTGTATTATATTTACATTTTTTCTATAAAAATCAATTATTTATTAGTATAAACCCGGTGACCTTGTTGGCGTTGGTGTTGGATTACTAGTCTTAGTTGGAGTTGATGTTGGTACGTTTGTATAAATTGGTGTTGATGTAACGTTAACTGATGGTGTAATGCTAGGTGTAATGGTTGGTGTGTTTGTAGGCATTACTGTGTTAGTTGGAGTGTTTGTAGGTGTATTTGTAGGTGTATTTGAAACAGTCCTAGTAGGGAATGGCGTTCTTGTAATTGTTGCTGTAATTGATGGTGTTGGTGTATTTGTTGGTGTGTTAGTATTTGTAGGTGTGTTTGTTGGAGTATTTGTAGGTGTGTTTGTTGGAGTATTTGTAGGTGTAACCGTAATAGAAACCGTTATTGATGGAGTAGGTGTATTTGTTGGAGTATTTGTAGGTGTGTTTGTTGGAGTATTTGTAGGTGTTTCAGTATTTGTGGGTGTATTTGTTGGAGTATTTGTTGGAGTTTCAGTATTTGTGGGTGTATTTGTAGGTGTGTTTGTAGGTGTAACTGTAGGCGTTACTGTGTTTGTAGGTGTAACTGTGTTTGTAGGTGTATTTGTAGGTGTAACTGTGGGCGTTAATGATTTTGTAGGTGTATGCGTGACAGTATGAGTTGGTGTGACTGTATGAGTTGGTGTGACTGTATGAGTTATTGAAGGGGAAGGTGTGTTTGTCGGTGTAACAGTATAAGATGGTGTAACTGTTTTTGTGATAGTTGGTGTATTTGTTTGTGAAGGTGTAACTGTTACGGTTGGAGTATTTGTTGGTGTAACCGTAGGAGTTACAGTTGGAGTAACTGTATTTGTTTTTGTTGGAGTTTTTGTAATTGTTGGTGTTTGGCTTACGGTTTTTGTTATAGTATTGGTTGGTGTAAATGTTGGTGTATTAGATGGTGTGTTTGTAGGAGTTACGGTTGGTGTAACTGTAGGTGTACTTGTAGGAGTTATAGTTGATGTTACAGTTGGTGTCGCTAAAGATGGATTTGTTGGTGTTACTGATGGTGTTGATCTTGGTAATACTGGTGCAATGTAAACATGTATACCAGATATACTTGGTGATTGAATATCAACAGCACCACTCCATGAACTTAAAAATGGTACAACACTACCATTTGTCAATGTACCATAACCCGCTTCGTTTTCGACTATGATATCAATGTATCCAGTTGTTTTTGGTATTTGTGGTAAAGTGAATGCAATATAATTTTCTTTATATATAAAAATTGGTATTATAACTCCACTAAATGGTGGGTTGTATGATGATAAATTTTTTATATTAGAAAAATGATTTATATAAGTTAAATTATCAAACATATTAATGTCTGATGCACTTAAATAAACAGCAGTTAAATTTTTAAGATCTTTTCCATGAACTAAAATGTTTAAATCTTTATCTGTAAAAAATGCAGAGTTATTTAAATATATTGTTTCATGATTAACACCATGAATCAACGGTTTAGCATATATAAAAAATTCTTCGCTCATTATTATGCTCCTGTTCCAAATATGTCTTCAAAATTTGTTATGAGTGAAGATGTTTGTGGTGTTAATGTTCTACCATCATATGCAAAATAATTTGAATTTATTGTGTATATCTTTTTATAAGGATCTCCTATCTTTTTAAAGAACCATCCTTTAATTGTAAAGCTTGTTTCAGCTGTTATTCTAAATGGTGCTGTTGGTGCTAAATCTTGTGGATAAGCAATAGCAACATTCCCACTCCATAAAACTTCATTTCTTAATTCATATGGTATTGACGAATTATGGATGTTCGGTATTTTCCAAGAAATTACAACATATGGATCTGTATATGGTATAAAATTATTTAATATTTGATCCATATCTAATTGATACCTTGTAACAATTGTCATATTAACAGTAATATTAATTGGTACTGGTTGTAATATTTTTTTAATTAAAGCTTCTGAATTTGGTTCTTGATATTCGATATTAAATCCATCATTTTTATTAAAAACACGAGATTGATCTCTTGAAATGCCGCCAATGGTAACAGCAACAACTGGAACTGTTAAACCACCCGGTGCTGGATTTTTTAAACTATTATAAACTCTTTGTTTTGGAGAATAAACATATAAAACTTTAAACCCACTTGTTGGCGCAACAATTGTATTACTATGATCATATCTTTTTATGACAATATCATTAAATGCACCAATAAATTGTTCTAAAAGTGTTTGGGTCTCAAACCCAAATGTATAATTTTTCATCCGTTATTACTTATTAGGTAATAATGTCTTTATATAATCAAAATCAATAACTTTTCGCACACAATTACAAAGTTCGTATGCTAAAGTATTGGTATCTCTACCGAAATACCCTCTATTTAAACATGTTTTACACTTTTTAGGATGTTCTTTTAATGGAACTTGACCAATATCAAGTAATTTTATATCATCAACTGGTACGGTGTAGTATGTACCCGAAAATACGCTATATATCAATTTTTCCGCTTGCATTTATCAATAATATACTATCCCAGAACTTATTTCCACTTATTTTTTTAGGATATACTAATAAATTAGTTTCAATTTCGGGTGCATGTTTAGCTAAAGTTTTAATTCTATAATCAAAATAAATTAAACTCTCATCTTCATGTATTTCAACATCGTAAGGAATCGGTAATTCTATTTTTTCTTTACTTTTTTTAGCTGTATCCATTACTAGTGTAATATAAAAGTTTTTTTGATAAAATAATACAACCTTTCCTTGCTTGTAAGGTTTATTTTTTAATTCTAAAGTAATATTTTTTTGTAAAAGATATTTGCAAGCTTTTTCTATAGTTGTACCATGAATTGTCATATTAATCGTTTATATACTGCATTCTTTGTGCAAGTGTCATTGGTTTTATTGCTTTATCAAAATAATCAATAAAATCTTGAACTGGTTCTGCTGGCATAGTATATGGTGGTGGCATTATATATGCAGCCTTTACTGGAACGTTTCTCCAATCTTGTCTAAAAATATCCCAAACTGTAACCAATCCCTTTGCTTTTGCATTATATGGTGGGGATTGTGTCGGTGGTTTAAATTTTAATGTAATTTTACCAAATTCAGAATTTAAAAGTATTGGATTTAAAGTACATAACATTCTTCTTGTTACACCTTTGTATTTGTTTAAATTACCTCTTGGATTAAAAACAAGTTCAACCACATTTTTTTGACATAATTTAAAAAAATTATCAACACTATATGTTTGTGAAACATATATTGGTTTAGGAGGTGTTTTTTGTGGTGCAACCTTTTGTGTAGGCATTTATTATTTTTCTTCCTCGCAAACACCAAATATTCTTGATTCATTCAAGAATACTATGTGCTTTAAATCATTAAGATTTGCAACTTGAATACCTTTGTCATTTGGGAAAACAACAATATCACCCTTCTTAACAGTTTTGCAATCAGGTCCAGCTAAAACAACTTTAGCCAACCTCCATGTAAAATTAACAGCATTAATTGGAACCCAAATATTGCCTCTTTTAATTTCCGTACCATCATCATTAAGGTCAATAAATTGACACATTAAGATATCATCTAAAACTTTTTTAAGTTTCCAACCTTCAAGGTTAAAACTACTTCCTTGATAATTATCGATTTGAACTTTGCCGCCAATGCGGTCTTCTTGTGGAGGTCTAGGTATCATATTTGCATTTATTTAGTACTAATACTAAATTCTGCAAGTGCATCTTTAAAAAAATCTATTTCTCTTTGAGAACATTCCATTAATGATGCCATATTAACATCTTCATCGTGTTCTTTTTCTTTAACTTTCTTTTTTATATAAACTAATCTCTTATTGTATTTAGGTAATAATAATCTATAAAACTCTTCTATATTAAATTCAGGAACTTGCCTACACCATTTGTTAGTTGTGAGATTTATAATTCTACAAAAACCACTATTAGCCATTGATAACCACCTATTAACTAAAAATATAGGTGGTTTGTAATTTTTGGGTGGTTGATTTTTGTTCTTTAAAACATAATCAATAAACTCAAATAAACTATTATCTTTATATTTCACTTTTTATAAAACTTCTTAAAAATTTCAGCACTTTGATGCCATTCTGGTGAATTCATACTATCACCAAGACCAAAATGCGTCAACTTAATTGGAGCAACACCTATTTTAAGCTTGTTTTCATTAGCTCTTAAACAAAATGTTATGTCATAATGATGAAATCCAAACTTTTCATCAAAGAATGTGTTTGTATCAATTAATTTTGCAACATTAACTGCTATAAAAAGACCATCAATCACCAATGCTCTTGAATCTGTTAACCCAAAAATAGAAGTCCATACGTTTTTACCACTTGAATGTGCAACTTCACCTACATGATTATCTCTACTGGACATTAAATGCCATGCTGGAACTTGTGCAGATAAATCGCAAGTAGTTGCACCAGCTAAACCTACAATATCATATTTTTCAAAAGCTATATTAAGTTTTTCTTCAAGAAAAAGATCATCAATTAATACATCATCATGTACAAATATTAATTTTTTATCTCTGTTAGCTAATGTAAAGAATGAATTATACACAATAGGAAGACCTTTTGTATTTTCATACACAATTTCACATGAATTTGTATAACCAGCTTTTTCTAAAAAAAGCCCAATTTGAGACTTTTCCCAGAAATCATTATGATTATATTGAGTTGCTACTATAAATTTATAATTATTTGGTGATTTAGACATGTTTAAGAGTAAATATATCATATATGGCAACGAAATCAAATAAGAAAATCAATAAAAGTGGTAAAATTGCTGAACCACCTAAGAGATTTAAGGATAAATCTACAGAAAAAGCTGTTGAAAAGGTGAAACGTCTTTCAGCAGGATTAGATGAATCTCATAAGCCATTTGCAGCAAGATTTTTATTCTCTCTTATTAAAGAACAAGATGAGGCTCCAATTGAAGCTGAACCAGTTGAAGATGAAGGTGCTGAAATGAGTGATGCAAAGTCACCAGAAGATTTTACACCAGAAGGTGATAGAGAAGCTTTTGATCAATCTTTAGAACCACAAACCGATCCAAATCAATTTGAAACTGAAGGTGTTCCACCAGAAATGACATCTGATACAATTAATCAGATTCAAGAATGGTCTGGTAAACTTAATGAATTTGCTGAGTTCTTGAACGATCCGACAACAAATTCACTTCACAAAATTCTTGCTGATGGTGATAGAGCAGGTAGTCTTCTCCGTGGTGTAACTCGTAAAGCTTCTGATTCAATCACTCGTATTGCTGGTGAAGTTGAAAAGCTTAAAGAAATTCTTAATACATATATCATCACAGCACCTAAGAAGATGCGTGATACTGAACAGTTAAGAGCTGGTAGTTAATCATGAAAGATAAAGATCAAATTCTTTTAGAAAAAACTTATGATGATGAAATAAGAGATCACACAAGATTTCATCACAAACCAATGCCTAAAGATTGGGACAAAGGTTTTGAATACCCAATAAAAATAGGTGCTAATGGTCATGAAGTACCATTTCAAAAAGATAATAATTGGTATTTAAGAGTTTGGAATGCCAAAACTAAAAAACATTATCTATATTCCTATTCGGAAGATATGTATTACCCCGATACGCATTTCATGGGTTAAACAAAATTACTAGTTATAATTTTGTAATCCACTTCATCTAATCTTTTATCAACGCACATGTCGTTGAAATCTTTATAAGGCATATTAGAATCCCAAAGAAATATTTGTTCTCCTTGGCTTACTAATTCTCTTGTTTTCCTATTAGCAGTCTCATCAAACTTTGGATTATCTAAAACCCAAATCCTTCTATGAAAAGGAAATTCTGCAAATTGCATCATTTGCTTTTCTGAAATAGATAACCCAGCAAGACTAACTCCGTTACGGACAAACATTGAATCTATTGGACCCTCAAACATGAAAATATATGGTATGTCATTTGTGACCCTATCAATACCAAATACAGTTTTATCAGATCCAAATTTACCAAGGTATCTTGGTTGTGAGTGATCCATAGCTCTAGTCTGATAGAAAGCTACTTTTTTATTTCTATCATAAAATGGTATACATAATCTATTTTTGTGTGTAAAATCAGTTAAACTTATAAAAAGATTAGGAGACTTATTTACCGCAGTATGCAATCTTCTTTGCTTAACATATTCCAATGCTTTATAAAAAGAACCATTCTTGGAATAAAACTGTTGCTGGATATCATCAAATAAATTTATTGAATCGTGTGGCAAATCTGGTACTTCTTTATATCTAACAAATTCTGTATGAGATTTATTAGATACATCCGTTGAAAATGTATTACTGCTAATTTCTTCATCCAATTCATCTTTAGTTATGTTACAAACACTGGTAATCCAAGAATAAGCAGACCATGTTTTAGAACAGTTAAAACAATGGAATGTATTTGTCTTTGGATAAAAAAATAATCTTTTCTTTTTACCAAAACTTTTACCTTCTTTACAAACAGGACAAGCAGCATTATAAGTTCCATCATGTTTCCTGAATACAGGATCTATAGCATGACTATAAAACTTATTTAAAATATAGCTTTCGGGTATTTTACTCACAACCAAATCTTATCATGCTTGTGATAAGATGTCAATTTACAAATGACCCATGTCCTTTTGGATATCTTTAAGAGTTTGCTCCGATGCTGGTAAGATTTCATTAAGAAGACTTTGATCTTCACCATATCCCTTACCATCTTCCATAATATAAAATCCTGTCATTGCAACCCTTTCTTCGGGACTACCAAAAATCTCAATAACTGCTGGTGAATCATCTTTAGGAAAAATTCTACCATCACCTTTATGATAAGTCTCTTGAAATGCTTTAAAAATAAAATCGATTTCTTCTCTGAATATAGGATCAATATCCCTAAATCCATCATCCTTAATATCTACAGGTGATACTTTTGTTATTGGTAAGAAAAACAAAACATCATAAAGTCTTAATGTTTCTCTAACTAATATTCTTTGCTGATCTAATAGTTCATCAGATAATTTACCTTTTAAATTAAGCCAAGATGAATATGCAAGGCAATCTAAAACAGAACGATCAAATATTACGTTATCTTCTTTTGAATACTGTGTAACTTGATCAATTAAAAAATTTAATATTACAACTTGAGTATCTGATGTTGCATTTGCACTGTGTGGTAGATTTTTTTCTTTAAGAATATCCCTGTAAGACTTATCAGGAGTCGTATACATAGGCCATTTCTTTAAGAAATCCTTTATATAAGTTGATTTACCAACGCATTGAGTTCCAATTACAGCTATTTTCATACTACTATATATCGCTAGTGATGTGTTTTTCCATTTTTAAATCTTTAGTTATTTCAGGAAAGTATTTTTTAATTTCATTTGAATGCTCATCATGAAATTCTGTATCTTTACTCTCATACAAATAAACATTTTCTAAAACTATTTCAGGGAAACATTTCCTTATCTTTTGTGCAACTTCAAATGCTAATAAAACATTTTCTTTATACCAATCAGCACATACATCAGTTGATGATGAAAATAATAATGATTCTAAAATGATTGCTATTTCCTTTTTAGAAAGTGAATTTAAACTATATGATTGATTGTTCATGTTTATTATTTTACTAATAAACCAGAACAAATCAAATATTATTTTTAACCAGTTGGGAAAGTGCCACCATCTGCTGGTGCATTTAAATCTTCAACTGGAACTTCAGAACTTTCTTGATTTGGATCAACTATACCACTCAAAGCTTGAACAACTTTCTTTATATCTTCATCTTTGTTGGGATCTATCTTACCTAATGAATTTAACTTTTTTGCTAAAGCATCAGATTCACCTAAATTTTTTTGTAAATATTCAGCTAAAAATTTAACCATGTTTACAATTTGATCATTTGTAACAATATGAGTTGGATCTGATGATGGTTCTGGTGCTATTTCTGGACCAGCATTTTCTGGCGTTGCATCAGTTAAACCTGCTTCTGGTGCGGGTGCGGCGTTTGGATCTACAGGTGCAGGTGGAACTTCACCAGCTTCTTTTAAGAAAGCTTCAACTTTTTCACAAAGTGCTAAAAATTTACTCATATTATATTTACCAGTGTAACCACCAAAAACTGCCACATTCTTCAAATGCTGCAATTATTTCATTCCATAAATTTTTAATTGACATATTTAATATTTACCATAACATATAGTATATGACATTTCAAGAAAAACTTAAAAGTGAAACAAGAATAAATCACGATGCTACTGAACAGCATCCTTTCAATGAAATTTTAATGAAAGGTGAACTTGATGATCAAAAATATTATCTTTATCTCAAGAACATCGTAACCGTTTATGATTATGTTGAAAAAAGATTAGGTCTTAAAGGTGAACTCATTCGTTCTTCATTAATTTATAATGATATCATGGCTTATTGTAAATCTGGATGTTATTATGATTGTAACGATTACTTTGTACATGATTGGGTTGAAACCCTTGCTCAAAAATCAGATAAGGCACTTCTTTCTGAGCTTTATGTCGAATGGCTTAAAGATGTTTATGGTGGTCAGATCATTTCAAAGAAAGTAAAGTATAACAGTCATCTTAAATTTAATGATACAAAGAATACTGCTCTTGCTGTTAGATCTTTGTTAAACATTTCAGCTGAAGAAGAAAAGAATTTTATCTTTGAAGTCAATCGTACATATGTTAATCATTACAAGTTAATGGATGACATCATGTACAAATCAAAATGATTGAAACTCTTTACAATGAATATCAAAAGCTTGCTAAACAAAGCTTCCAAAATATTTCACTTCATGGTAACCATGATAACAAGGATATTATATGGTATAATGATCTTTACTTGTCTCCTAGCGTTAGGTATGGGCATGTGGAATACTTTAAAGCCCAAGGAAGAGTGGAAGTACTCCATGCAGTATTTTACCCTTCCTTCTTCAAGCCTATTCCGATATTCGGTTTCGATATTATTGCCCTCGGAGGCAAAGTAACTGGTTTGTTTTGTGATTTTACTCGTGCTCCTTTTCAAATAGAAGCTTTATCTCGTTCTTTAAAAGATTTAAAACACAAATATAAAGATAATTTAAGGACAATACCTGAATGGGCTAATTTCTTTTCTGAAGATTTTGTTTGTATTAACCCGAATGGTCTTAATGAAAAAGAATTAATAGAAGATTTTTCAGGTATATTCAGGTGTTTTATCGGGTATAGTAATTGGGAGGACTATACTGGCAAATATAATAAAATGGAAGACGTTAAAATGTCTATTGAATGTCAAAATTCATATTCTATAAATCAACGTAAGAATGATAAGACATCAAAAGCTCTTACTGCATATATTGGAGAAGATAAAGCCAAAGAATTTATAGAGAATGTATTGTTTCCTGTATATAGGGAATATACCTTTTAAGCTGGTATAACTTTTAGTACACCATTTAATAAAACCTTTTTATACATTTTACCATCTTTTTTACTTTTAAATGGAAAATATGCTTTAATCATATTTTCTTCATCATGTGATAGAGCAGCACCATTATCTTTTGCTCTTTTTAAACGTTGCATATCACTATCAGATAAACCTGTAAATCTAAGAATTTCTTCTGGTGCTAAATTCCAATAATTTATATTTTCTTTTAATATTTTATTAAAAGTGATATCAAATTTAGTCATAGTATTATTTACCCACAAGATTCTACCAGTTTAGCTTCCGATTCTCTTCTGGTTATTAAACCATCTAAACCTTTACCTTCCCAAATACGTTTCATGTCTCTTAGTTCTTTAGCAATTCCTTTATAGTCTTTTTTTGGAACCAAATCACGAATATTTCTCATCTCTGTACGACTATCCCCTACTAAAGATGTGCCTCTATTAAAGATAAGTGAAACTAAAGCACCATAAGCGTTGTCACAGAGCTTGTCAACGTCAGGAAATGCCCTTTCAGTAAGTCTTGCAAACTTAGGCCATGTTAAATTATCAAATATCTCTAATGCTTGTTCCCAAGTAACAATTATACCTTTATCTTTAATAGAATTAGTGTAATCTTTACCAGCTTGACCAGTTTTACCTGATGCATTTTTTACAAGTTCCAATTGTTTGCTTGGTAAAAAATGAAATAATTTAGATAATTCATCTTGTGAGTAATAACCGCAATCAACGCCAATACCAAGAGTCATTCCACTAGCACCTTTAGGCCAAGTTGGTCCCTTTAAAAATTCATCATAATATGATTTGCCACCGCCAACTTCATATTCAAGAATTAAATTTAATGCTTTTGTTGAAGGTGATTTCATAACTCAGTTATATTATAATCCTCTTCCTTTGCATTATTAGAAAGTAATTCTTCTTTAACATTTTCATTTTTAGTTTCATCTACGGATTCCGCTACTCCAGATACACTTGCATTAGAAGAACTATTATATCTTAAATCAACAAGACCTTGTGCTCCTAAATAAACAGATATAACAAGAGCAATTTGCTCCATAATTTTTGTAAAAATTGTCGCATATGTGGTTATGACTATATCATGATCTTTTGGTATAACAAAAAGAATACCAACTGCAATAAAAAACATAATAACTATAATGAATAAAGAAGTCATTATGATAAAGAACTTCTTTGAAGCCATATGATTAGTATCCTCCATTTGTTTTTGTAAACGAGGAGATGTGTTTGGCGGTGCTTTACCATTGGTAAGAAAAGCACTCGCAGTTTGAGCTATATTGACAATATTCTGCCACATATAGCTACTTATTAGTTTATACTAATGTACCAAGTATAAAACCAACAATAAAACTAACAATTGCAGCTGCTTTAATTGGGTTTTTAATTGACCATTGATATACAGCAGTAATAAAATTAGTTGCATCCTTTTCTATAATAGGAATTTCATGCTCAACTGCTGATAATGCAGTTGATAGTGTTGCCTTTGTCTGTGTTTCTAATGCTTGTATTGTTTCCATAATTATAAAAAGAATAATCCGTTAGCTTTAGCGTAAAAATAAAGAGCAATTAATCCTAAAAGACCAACAATAATAACATTTCTCCAAAGAATAGCCAAATCTTTCTTCACAAGAAGCTTTTCATCGGCATTTAACTTATCAAGTATTTTATTTTTATTATTTCTTTCAGTTGTAAGTTCATCAGTAACATTCTTTTTATCTTTTTCTATTTGTTGTGCATCCTTTGATATTTGATTTTTAATATCCCTATCTTTTAAAAGAGTTTGATATTCTGTAGAACCAATTACGACTACCTTTGATCCGCTATATTGATTTGGAACAAGAACAACTTCTGATTTTGAACCTTTTTTTGAATTTTTTACAACATCACCAGCTTCATATACTGCTGATATTTTTATTCTATGCTTTGGTTCTTTGACTAAACGTGTTGTTTGTTCAGTATAATAGTATGCAAGATCAACTCTACCTTTATTTACAGAGTCATTTGCCGCATAAACATTCTGACTAAGTGCCTCACTTTGCTTTTCAGTATAAACTGTGCATCCAGCTAAAAGAATCAAGCTGTAAAAAAGAATCAAAAATTTGAATTTCATACAAGTATTTAATTACTTGGATGATTTGTCAATAGTCTTTTTTGTTTTTTCTACTGGAATCTCTTCTATTGAATAATTCTCAATACGAGAATCTACTTTATTATCATTTTCATCAGAAAAATGTACATATTCACCAGTTGTCATGGGTTTATTTAAAGTGACCCATTGATTTACAACTTTGCCACCATTGTAAAATGATATACGATAAGCAATTAATGGTTTTGGCGTTTCAACAACTACTGACTGTTGATTTTTTTTATTATGTTCAGTAAAATACATCATCATTACAAACATAGGAACAATTACAAATGCAAATATCTGCAATATACCATTAAAAATATCTTTAGCACTCATTTGTTATCGTCTATTTGTTTTTTAGCTTGCTGATAATTAATCTTTATATCTTTAATTGCTTGTTCTTTGTAAAGATCAAACTTGGTTTCAAACAAATAATAATCTGTAAAATCATGAAAATTAAATTTTGGTAATGGTTTTTCATGTGTTTTAACTTCTTTAACATTAAAAATATAATGATAACTTAAAAGAATACAAACAATAAAAATTCCAAATATTACTGTTTTAAATGCTCCTGCAATAACTCTTTCTATTAACCATATAGATAAAATTACAAGGAATGTTAAAATTATAATTTCAAGTGGATTATCAAAGTTCATATTATGCTAAATTTCTGTTTATAAAAATTTCAATTTTAACAATAACTGCATTAAGTCTATGAAATCCTTTACTAATATTCCACCATAGATATCTCCAATTATTAAAAGTAATTTTGTTCATAAAGACACGAAATCTATTATGTAATTTTTTTTTGTCAGACTCTATACGAGCTTCCCATTCATCATTTGTTTTTTTAATTTGTTTAGCTGTTTGTGATAAACGTATTTCAACTTTTTTTAATTTTCCTTGAAGGATACCATTTACAAACTTTCCAACAAATTCTGCCCAATACTCATTTCCGTCTTCATCAAAGATAGAGTCATAAAAATAAACATCACCAGTAAATTTTTCAAGTTTATATTTTCTAGATTTCTCCTTAAATTCATAAGGCCAACAAAACTTGCCTTGTTTCTTGATTTTCTTTTCTTCTTTTTCAGAAATTATACGAATATTTTCACCTTCAATAAAAAGACCATAAAGTTTACCGTTCTTTCTAATTATATATGTTGAAAGAGTGCAATCCAAATCTTTAGTTTGATATACAATATCTTTCCAATTAACTTTAGAAAACTTTACTTGCTCTTTCTTATTTAAAGGAAGAGGTAGTTCACATTTAATACTATCAAACATTCCCATATTATTTTATATTTTTATTTGTAAAATTAGGATCTGAAATATTGTACCAATTTGGATTTTCTGGTGATTTATAAAGAATATCTCCATCATGAGATGCTGTTACAACACTATTGTTTGCAGTTGGTAAAGGCAATTCATCTTTACTGTAACAGTTTAACGGAGCAATGCCATATTTTGCATACGGATTACCCAATCCTTTTGGTTTATTTTGCTCCTCTAAAGCATTTGCAATTCTTAATAAGGAGGCTGCTATATCTTTTAAAGATAAATCTATTTGTGTTATCATATTTTTATATTATCATTTTTGTTTTAAATGTCCACCAAAAAATTCATGAACAATTTTACATGCTTCTAAATACTTTTCATCATAAGCAAGATCTTCATGCCATGTTGCAGGTACTTTAGAACCTTTTGATTTAATATCATCTTTAGTTTTCTTAATAGATTTTTTTAAGAATTTTATAGTTTCACTAAGAACATCTCTTGTTATAACATCAGCTGTTTCGCCGTCAATTTCGTATTTCATATTTTTGTCCATGAATCGTTAACAGGGTATGATGATTCATGAAAGCCCCATTGACCCCAAAATCCACTACCTTTAGTTTGATGATTATTGGAACCAAATTTAAAAAGATCAGTTTCAATCTTTTTTATAGGTTTGTGATTAGGAATTACAATGGCACACTTACCAGTGGTGTTAACAATAACAGCTACGCCATCCATGTTTTCATATGAAGACATCTCTTCAATATGCTTGGCATAGATCTCGGCTACATCTCTACCAATATGAATGACGTAACTGTTTTTAAATGCGGATATAGGAATCATAGATTTTTATAAATTTCATCATATGTTCCAATATTCAATTTGTCAATCAATTTTTTCCTTCTCTTTTCTTGAGATACAAGATAGAAGTTTGGTAAACCAGTATCAATTGGTTCAGCATTACCATCTTCGTCAATTTCAAGAACTTGATTTAACCCACAATCAATGTTGGCATTAAGACCACCATTTTCATACCAACAACTAATTTTTCCCATCGTAGGAGTATGACCATAAACTTGTCTAAGTCCTCTGGAAACATGACCTTCTCTGAAATCATCACACCAGAGGATACCACCAACTTTTTGCATACCTCCACGACAACGACCAACCGCACCAATAGTTTCATTCCATGTACGGTTTAGATAATCATCAGTAGCTTTTGTGAGTTTATCAAGAATAGCATCATTACTCATACCTTTAATTGGATGTTCAAACCAATGAGGATGAATACCAGCATGAGTAAACCAGCAACCATTGCCAAAATGAGCAAATTTGATTTTATCCCAATCAGATTCAGTCATTATACGATTGATTGCATCATCCTTCCTCATATCATAGCCAGAACAATTATAGATGTTCTGAGGGTGTCCTTGAGCGTCTGTGATGTAGTTCAAGTATGAGTAGTTGATATCATGATTACCCATTAAATGTATACGATTAGGTTTATCAAGCGATTCTTTGAGCCATTGTGCAGTCTGTATAGCATCTTGTGCAGTATCTCCAAAATCATCAAAATAATCTCCTATAAATACCACAGTATGAGTCTTGGCATAAAGAGAAGCGATCTCTTCAGCTTCAACCCAATGGTTGTGAATGTCTCCTATGGCTATAATGTTCATGGTTAGGATTATTGCAGATTTATTCTACCGTGTCAACTTTGATTTACGGTAATTACAAGTAATTGCAATTACATATACAATATTAAATACAATAATATACAATAATATTAAATATCTTAAAATAAAGCAGACATTAATATTTTACAAAACACATACAACAATGTCAAGGGGTTTACTTCAACTTTTTTTTGTTATATGAAATAAATTCCAAATCTTCACCACTTGGAATGAGGCAAGGTATGTCATTAAATGTACCTTTTATATTTTTAAATAGCCCTGTTTCTTCTGTTTCTACAAAATTGTTTAATCTATTTTTAAGAATAGTTCTTGCAATCTTTATAAATTTTTCTGGATCTTTGTAAAATGATTTCCAATCATTTAATTCTTCTTTTTTATGAAAATAACATAATATTTTACAGTTATGCTTGCTCAATTTATCATTAATGATAATTAACGCATCTGTAACATACAATTGTAGATATTCTCTTATACGAGTAGACTTCTCAACTACAAAATTGTCCTTTGTAAGATTCCATTCAAAACAATGATCTACATAATCAGCAGCTAATTCTTCAATATAGTCAAAGATATCAAAGATAAAGATATTATCTTTTAAATAATAGATAAAATACTGTTTATTTTTTCTTATCATTGTTGCTGATTATAGCATCAACTAGAATCTCTTCAACAATTTCTTGTGGTAATGCTAAATTAGCATGTTTTACTGTTTCAGTAAGTTGTTTATATTGTTCTTGCAATCTTTCTCTAAGTTCAAAAGCTTTAATTGTTTGTTCTTTTGTTAAATTTGTGTATTTAGGCTTTGTTTGGAAATTAAAAGCCTCTAGTAAAGGTTGACTTGCATTTGATATGATTCCATACAACCTCTTATAAAAACGATTTAGAGGTGTCATATGAGTCATTTCCTGCTTATTGGTAACATTCTCATACAAATAATTTAAAACAGCAGATTTTTCAGTCTGCTCTTTGACACTTAAAAGATATTCTGGACCTCTAACGTGAATTTTACCAAAAGGGTTAAATGGACAACCTGAACCTTGTACCTTTGAACCACAATAAATGCATTTATTAGGTGCATCGAAGTGAACATGGGTATTTGTAGGTGAAAAAATACACGGTCTTCCGTATGTGTTAGAATTGCAATAAATACAGTGACTCATATCTATATAATTACCCCTTTACCCTTAAATTTCTCCATTTCTGCTTTAGGAGCCTTACCAATTCTACAATTTATAATGCCATTATGGTATTCATCTTTAAAAAGAACCTCTTTATCTATCTGTTCTTTGATTTCAAAGTAAGCCAATGCCCATTTTGAATCACATGTTCTTAAAATTTTAAAGATAAACTTGTCTTTACCATACTTTTTGATCTCTTCATTAAGATCATTTGAAGAACTAGTATAAGATTTCCAATCAGATTCTTTAAAATCTATTCTATTTCTAGTTTTACCCTTTAGAGGTTTTCTTTTAATTCTGGATTGGCATTGTTTTTTACCAATATATTTTTTATTGGTGACCGTATTGATTATCTCATAGATAAAACCAAAAGTTTCTTCTGTTATTTCAACAGATTCATTTAAAATCCAATGACCAGTATCCATTACATTCCTATTTTATTTCTTTTAATTACTCCAAAAATAGATTTAGGTAATTTATTTTGTTTTTCTACTGGAAAATAAGGTTTTGTTTTTTTCTTTTTTGGTTTCTGTGTAATTTTACCACCAACTGTCATGCCATACACTGAATTTTTGGTCATTGCAGCTGCTTCTGTACCAGCAGGAGCAGCACCTTGAACTGGTGCATCTACTACTTGTCCAAAATCTTCTATTATTTGTGAATATTTTTGTTGAAATTTGTAAAACATGTTATATAATTTACCTTACATTATATACTTATGGATTTATTGTCTAAATATAACGAAGAAATTGTTGAAGATGCAAAAATCGATCAACTTAATATTCTTGAAAAACAACTCATGCTTCCAGCAATAAAGCACAAGTGGGTTGCTCGTTTAATTGAACAGAAAAGAAATAAAATAATGTTAGAAAGAAAAAAGAAAGAACTTAAAGAACAAGTTCTATCAAAAATAACAGCTGAAGGAATTCCAACAGGTATCCCACAAGCTGCTATAAACAGAAAAGTAGAATCTTCTGAGATAATCAGAAAGATTGATGAAGATCTAAAGGACGTAGATCTTGTAATTGAATATCTAGAAAAAGTTGAAAAGATATTCAGTTCCATTACCTTTGATATAGGTAATGCCACCAAATTAATGGTGTTGGAAACAACATAATGATCAACATAAATCTTGTTAACAATAAACAGGCACAAATAACAACAGACATTGGAACCCTAAATTTAATTAGGGAGAAATTTTCCATAGCAAATCCAGCTTTTCGTAAAAATAATCGTTTTGCGCCAGCAAGACTTTATGCCATCAGTCCTTTAGGTAAATTTGATATCGGTTTACTTGAAAATATCAAAGCATACCTTGATTCTGAACAATCATTTTACAAAGTTGATAGTAATTTAGAAAATAAATTTAAAAATGGGTTTGATGATCCAATTATTAAAAAATATTGTATGATATACAGAGATCATCAAGACAAATCTATAAGAAAAGCTATAGAAAAGGGTAGAGGGGTTATTATTATTCCTACAGCTGGTGGTAAAACTCTTATCATGGCAGGTATTATAGAAAGTTTAAGACTTAATATAAACAAACCAAAGGCAAAAGCTTTGGTTATTGTTCCATCTTTACAGCTTGTAACTCAAACCTCAAAAGATTTTGAAGAATATGGTATGTCTGATGTCACAAAATGGTCTGGTGATAATATACCTAATGCTGAAGCTACAACTATTGTTGCTGGTACACAAATACTTTTAAGTAATAAGACAGATTTATCACTTTTAGATGATATTGACATACTTCTTATTGATGAAACTCATGGATTAAGACGAGGAAACGAAATCAATAAAGTTTTAGGTCTTATAAAAACTGATTACAGGTTTGGGTTTACTGGAACCATGCCACCATCTTTGATTGATCAATGGAATATCATTGGAAAAATTGGTCCAGTTCTTTACGAAGAAAAAACAAAAGATCTTGAACTTAAAAATTATGTTTCAAGTTTTAAAATCACAATCATAAATGTTAATCATAGAAATATTCCAAAATTTGGAGCTAATACCATTAGACCTACCGAAGCCTATGAAAACGAATTAGCATATTTGATGAATGATGTCAGAAGAAACGAAATTATAGCAAAGCTTGCAATTAAATTAAACAATAATACTGTTATCATGGTAGATAGAATTGATCATGGTATTGAATTAGAACAAAAATTAAGATCTTTACAGATAACAGAAGATCCAAATCTTTCAAAATCTGTTTATAATCCGCCAAGACCAGTTTTTTTTATTAGAGGATCGACTGAAGTAGACGAAAGAGAAAAAATTAGAGAATTAATGAATGAACGCAATGATGTTATTGTCATAGCGGTATCTAAAATTTTTAGTACAGGTATTAACATACCTAATCTTCACAATATAATATTTGCATCAGCAGGTAAAGCAAAGATTAAAATCATGCAATCTATTGGTAGAGCTTTACGTTTGCATCATACAAAAACAATGGCAAATATTTTTGACATTTCTGATAATACAAAGTATGGCAAAACACATTTAGCAGAAAGAATTAAACTTTATGAAACAGAAAAATACAACTACGAAAAAAAAGAAATTCAATGAGAATTATAAAAAGAAAATTCTAGACAATGATAATGTCTATGAATTTAAAGATGACGTTGAAGATGAAATATTAGACGATCATTATGATTCAAGAGATGATACTGATGTTGAATTAGAAATTCAAGATGATGATGTCGATTTAGTTGCAGAAGCAATTGAAGTTGTCGATATTGTTGTTCAAAAAGAAGTTGTCGATATTGTTGTTCAAGAAGAAGTTGTTGTAGAAGAAATTATAATAAAAAAAGGTAAAAGAATAGCAGATAAAACTAAATTCTATGTTGAACCTAAAAAGTTTGATGAAGAAATCATGAAATATTATGATTCTGGTAAAATGAGCAATGAATTAGCAGAAATGGTTAGTAAAATTTCACACAAACTCAGCTATGCACCTAACTTTATTAACTATTCTTATAGAGAAGAGATGGTTGGTGATGGTGTCATTAGAATGATGAAAGCTTTAATTGCTAAAAAATATAATCGTGAAAAGGGAACAAATCCTTTCTCATATTTCACTAGAATTGCGTTTAATGCTTTCAGAAACAGAATTAAAAAAGAAAAACATATACACGAAACACATGAAAAGTATCAGAAAGAACTTATGTTTATGTCTGAGCAATTTAGTAACATGTCTAAAAATAATAACATTCGTATAATGAAAGAAAGGAATAGAGAGTATTGATATTTTCTATACATCTGTTATAATACACAGATGCCAAAAATTTTAAATAAAAATATAGGTTTATTTTCAGATATACATCTTGGATTGGGTCAAGATAGTAAAAACTGGCACAAGGTTGCTATTGATTTTGCAAAATGGGCATCTGAAAAGTTTAAATCTGAAAATATTGAAGAATTAATCATTCCCGGTGACATATTTCACAATAGAAGTGAAATATCTGTAGAAACTTTATCTATTGCAAAAGAATTTTTTGAATATTTTAAAGATTTTACAATTTATATTTCAACAGGAAATCATGATTGTTTTAAAAAGGAATCTAGTGATATAAATTCTATAAAATTATTAGATGGATGGAATAACATTCATGTTATTGATAATGAACCATTAATTTTACAAACCAATTATAAAAAAACTATTGGACTTGTTCCTTGGGGAACAACTCTAGACAATTTTCCAAAATGTGATATTATGTTTGCTCACCTTGAAATTAATTCGTTTTATATGAATTCATACAAGGTTTGCGAACATGGATTCTCACATAAAGACTTATTTAAAAATTCTCCTTATATTATTTCTGGTCATTTTCATAAAAGAGATCATAGAAAATTTGAAAAGGGGGAAATTCTTTATTTGGGCAGTCCGTATCAGCACAATTTTGGCGATACCAATGATGATAGGGGTATTTATATATTTAATATTGAAGAAAATTCATTTAAGTTTATCGAAAATAATATTTCCCCAAAGCACGTTAAGTTATCGGTAAAGACACTTCTTGAAAATTCCGATAAAGTAGATGATATAACAAAAAACAATATAATAAGTGTTGTTGTTGATACTAAAGTTGATCAAAAAGATATACTATCTCTACAAGCTAAGTTAGCATCAATGGGTCCAATGTCATTAAGACTTGATTATCAAGAACCAGATGAGAAATTATTATCAAACGGCAAAGATGATGACTATCAAGGAGAAAATCTTTACAAAAATATAGAGGAGTACATTAACAATCTTGACATAGAAAACAAAAAAGAAGTTGTAGAATATGTAAAAGAGTTGTATAATTCATTAATATGAGACAAGATATAGGAATAGCAATATTAGATGTTTACACACAAGACGATTTAACAGCTTGTGTTGCACATTTACCAAAAACAGATAACATTATTATTGTATCTGATACAAAAAACACAATACCAAATGTGTTTAATGTTAAAAGATATGGTAATGGTGTACCATTTGCAACATTGAGGAATTGGGCAATATCACAATTTAGAATACAATGTGATATTAAACATATATTTCTTGTAAGTACAAATCAAATAACAAAAGATACAACTATTTTTGATAAAGTTATTAAAACAGCTGAAACATTTGGAACAAGAGTGATATTTGGACCAGAAGTTAGTGTGTTATCAATTGAAGATGATGAAAAAGGTATAGATTTAAATCTATCTGAAAAAATCAATACTGATTTCATTTACATATCCAACGATGTTGTATCAGAAGTTGGATATTTTGATGAAAGGTTTTTTAATACTAAAACTTTGGACGTTTTAGATTATATTGAAAGGTTAAGAGAAAAAAAACTTCATACACCTACAGGATTTAACCCAATGATTGTTGGTGACATACAAACAACAAAATCTAAAATACAAAAGTTAAATTATAAAGAAATGGATGATCATGATAAGACTGTTGATATGTCCTATGCTTACTTCTTACACAAGTATAGCTATATACCAACACAAAATGATCCTAAACCAGTATCTAATGATGATTTAATGAAAACTTTGGAGGAATTACAAACAAATTATGGATCAAAGTAGAATTGGCATAGGTATAATCACATGTAATAGACCTGATTTCTTTTTTAAGTGCTACGAGTCTATTCCTAGCAAATATGCTGATGATATTGTCATTGTTAATGATGGTAAACCATTTGATTTTATTGGCAAAGGTCATTTTATTCAACATGAATCTAATAAAAACGTAGGTTATAGTAAAAATGAAGCTATGGCATATCTTTTAGATGTAGGATATGATTATATTTTTACATTAGAAGATGATATTATTATAAAAGATAGAGATATCTTTGAGAAATACATTGATGCATCAAATAAAACAGGAATTCAACATTTTAATTTTGGTTTTTCACAAAGAGAGAACCTTGATCATAATTTAAAACCAGTTTATCGTAAAACTATTGATTACGGTGATGTAAAAATTGTTTTAGCTCCCAATATCCTTGGTGCTTTTACATTTTATACAAGACATGCTCTTCAAACTGTTGGATTACATCATAAAGACTTTAATAAAGGTCATGGTGATCATTTAGAACTCACATACAGGGCAGCTAAACATGGATTTACCACACCATTCTGGTGGTTTGCTGATCTTTATGGTAGTTGGGACATGATTGAGAATCAAAGTAACTTCACAACAGACTCTGTTGTTAGAAGTAAGAATTTTGAACAGAACTTTAATGAAGCTAGATCTATATTTAAACGTCTTCATGGATGCGATATATTTGAAATACCACAATCATCAGAACAAGAAGTTATAAACATTTTAAAGAAAATTAAAAATGAGAGAAATTAACTTTATAAGTGAAACACATTTAGGGGATTGTATTTTTACCACTGATTTTTTAAATAAAATGATTAAACTTGATGATAACATCAAAGTTAATTTTTATATTTTTGAAAAACACAAACATCAAGTCACAGAACTGATTGAAGATCATGATAGAATACATGTTTTAAACTATTCAGATGCACCTGTAACTGCTAATAGAGCTTGGATGGCACAATATGGTCAAATTACGCAAATCCCTTTTGATTTTACCAAATTAAAAATGGATTTTTATGACATTCTTTGCAAAGAACTTAAATTGCCAAATCCATATAAAGATAAAATAGATTTATTATTTGATCATAAAGATTTAATTGGTAAGGATTATACTGCGGATATACTTTTACTCAATTCAGATCCACTTAGCAATCAATTAGGTGGTGGAAATTTAGATTGTAGTTCCTTTTTAGAGAAATTCAAAGATAAAAAGATTATAACAACTAAAAAAGTTGATGGATTCCCATGCACATTGGATTATAATTATTCAATCTTTGATATTGCAAATATTTCACTTGGTATAAGTAAAATCATTGGTGTTCATACTGGACCTTGGCACGTTATTATGAATAGAAAGAACTATAATATGGGTAAAAAGTTCTACTATATAGATAATAACTGCTGGTATACATATGATAACTGCATAAAAATAAAAGATTTAACCGTATTTAACTAATTATGATCACATACTTCAACAAAAACTACTTGGATTATATCCTCTTACAAAGAACAAGACTCACAACAGAGTATAAAGTTACAGCAGAAAGCAATGAAAGAGATATTTCATATGCATTATCAGTAATGGGTTATAGAGATCTTGAATTAATAAGTCCATTTCTTCCAAACAATAAAAATATTGATTACAATGTTTTAGATATTGGTTGTGGTCTTGGTGTTATAGATGTACTTCTAAGCAAACATTATCCAAATGCAAATTTTTATTTGCAAGATAAGAGCGAAGAAATTGATTCTACAAAAAAATACAATGGTTTTAATGAAACATATCAATATTATAATAATATAGATTTATTAAAAGAGTTTGTAACTAATAATGGTATTAAAAATTTTGAAATTATTGATGGTGCTAATTTATATGATACAAATTTAAAATTTGATGTAATAATGTCATTACTTTCTTGTGGGTGGCACTATTCACTTTTAACTTATTTAGAATTTATTAAAACACATCTATCGGATGAAGGAATTTTAATTATTGATGTTAGAAATGAAACCGAAGAGGGATTACTTTATGAATATTTCCATAATGTTAATAGGATTTTCAATCCATACGAGAAAAGACATGATGGTGGCATAGTAGGTTATCGTTATGTTTGCACATTATTAAAGTAAACATGAAATATTTCATAGCTGGTAATGAAATACATTCAGATAAGAATCTTCAATCTGGACCATTAGAAAATTATTATGAATTAGGGTTTGAATGTGTTTATACACATTTATTAGCCAAAAGATTCATAAATGATGGTACGTTAAATGTAAATGAAGATGTTGTTGTTACATGTGAAGGTAGAGAATTCTTTTATAACAACTATATTAAAACGATAACATGGAAAGAATTTGAAGAAATCAAATTAACTCAATTAACGACAACAATTAATGGTACAGAATATCTTTTAAATAACATATTTAAAGAAACAGAGGTTTTCCATGATCTTTATATGGAAGGTAGTGCACCATTTGGTAAATTATTTAATCCAACTTTACCTGAATCAGAAAATTACAACAATTATGTTAAAACTGGTACACCAAAGTACAAATACTTCCAAGAAGATTATGATTTAATTACAAATTTAAATTTTAATAAAGAATTAATTATACCTGATCAGAAATATATATGTTTTAATCGTAGATTTAGGAAACATAGAGAAGAATTTAATATGTCAAAAGACTATGCAGTTAAATTAATGCAAAATTTAATTGAAAAGTTCAATGTTAAAATTTATATCACAGGTTATCATAATGAAAAATTTGAAACTGTCATGGATAACGTTAAATGGGTAAATCTTAGAGATTGGTGTACATTAATGAATCATGATAATTGTTTTGCAGCTGTACAAAACCAAACAGGCACAACTAACCTATCTCAGATAGCTGGAAAAGAAAGACTTTTAAATATTGTAATCAATAATGATGAAACAATGTTTACAAATCCGTTATATTTTAATGGAAGAAGACCAGATGTTCTTGGTAAAGCTGTTAATTTTAAAAAACTAAGAAATATTCTTTATAGAGGTGCTCAACCATCTATTGATGATATAGTTAAAAACATAGAACAATATGCTTGATTTAAAAAACGTTACTATTGTATCTATTAATACTAGAGATCCTGAATTAAGCATTAAAGCTATTGAAAGATCATGCAAATATATTAATTTTGGAGAAAATTTATTGCTAACTGATAAAGATCTTAAACATGAGAATATAAAAATTGTAAAAATACCAACAATAAAGTCTTTAAAAGAGTATAGTTTATTTTGTATTAAAAATTTACATAATTATATTGATACGGAACATTGTTTATTAGTGCAACCAGATGGATTTGTTACAAATCCTTTCATGTGGTCTGATGAATTCTTACATTATGATTATGTAGCTGCTCCTTGGGATAAACTTTTATCACAAAGAGGTCTTTGGATGTGTGGCATGTTAAATATGGATCTAGAAGCCGTTCCAATTATTATTGGTAATGGTGGATTTTCTTTAAGAAGTAAAAAATTCTTAAAAGAATCATCAAAATTAAATTTTAATATTGATTTACCAGAAGATGCATTTTTATGTATTAAAAGTAGAAAAACATTATTAGATAGAGGTATAAAATTTGCACCACTTAGTGTTGCAAAAAGATTTTCACTTGAAAGTCCTATTGATTTAAATGAAAAAAATGTAACTCTTGATGCGCATTTTGGATTTCATGGTACACATGAATTCAAAAAACCACTTATGGATCTTTTAGATAACATTGAAAATGATGTTGAATCTGTTAAGTTAATCAAAAAGTTCTATGAGTCTTGATATAATATACAGATGTTGCAATGCAGAGATAAATCCACCATTTAAGTGGGTTAGACCACCTTGGTTTAATAAATTAGCATGTCTTAAATCATTTTTAAAATCAGTAGACTCTAATAAATTTTATATAGGTAAAGTTATTTTTGTTCATGATGGTCCAAAAGGAGAACTTTATGATAATATTCCAAAAGAATTTGAAATTATTTCAGTTGATTACAAAGATAATGAACTTAGTTTATTAGAAACATTCAAAGTTGCTGATAAATTAAAAAATAATGTTTATTTTGTGGAAGATGATTATCTACATTTAAAACATTCTATTCAATATATTGCTCAAGGCGTCGAAAACTTTAAACTTGTCACTGGATATGATCATTTAGATCGTTATAAGCGAGACGATGATATAACTTTTGGTAAAGAACATATAGCTTTTTCTAAAAAAACTAATTGTCATTGGAGAACAGCAGAATCAACGTGCTGTACATGGGCAACTACAAGAGAATTATGGCGTGGTGCGGTTGGAGATTTTGCAAAAACTTATAGATTACAAGATCGTCAATTATTTAGAGGTCTTTATAATCAACATAACATAAGACTTTGGAATCCAATACCAGCAGTTACAACACAAGTTGATATAAATTTATCACCCGGTATTGATTGGGAAGCTTTTCAATCTAAATTAATTTAATATGGATAATATTACTCATTCAGTTTGGGTAGGTTTAAATGATCTTTCTTTGATGGAAAGATTAACTTTATCTTTATTGGTAAAAAATGGTTACAATCCAATTCTTTGGTGCAACAATGAATTAAAAAATGTACCAAAAGGTGTAACTTTAAAACAAATACCTAAAGATATTATTCAACCAATAGGATATAGGGGGAAACCAAATAATACTTTTAATGGTGGTATTGGTTCTTATGCTCTTTGGGCTGATTATTTTTCATTTTATACATTATACATGGAAGGTGGGTTATGGGTTCAAATGGATGTTGCAATAACAAAACCAATTGTAAATGAAAAAGAATATTGGTTTAATCCTTGGGCAAATGGTGTTGGTGTTATGGTATTAAAAATGCCAAAAGGTAATATTATCTGTAAAGATATATTAAATAGAATACATCCTCATGTTTTAAATGGGTTTGAAAGTTCATATTGGGAAGTAACAATGGAATTATTATCATTTTTGATTAAAAAATATGATATTCTAGATCAATCATATATATTTGGTGACGAATATATTGATTGTGGTGGGAATCCCAATTCAATTTTTAGAAATCCCTCTGATAAGAACTATCAAATAATACATTGGTCGAATGCATCACATATTACAGAAAAAAATAATCCAATAGTTAGTAGTGAATATCATAGATTATGTCTTGAATGTGGTTTATTAGATAATAAATAAGAAAATGAGCATAGAAGAACTATATATTCAGAATAAAGAAAACCCTTCCGATATAAATGAGCATCTAGAGACTCTTTATAAGTACGCTAAAGAGTGTAATACCATTGCAGAATTTGGTCTTAGATGGGTTTGTAGTTCATACGCTCTAGCTCATGCTAGACCACAAAAATTAATTTGTGTTGATATCAATAATCATGGAAACGTTGACAGTTTTATTGAATTATGTAAGATGGAAAATATAAATGCAGTATTTCATCAAGCAGATACAAGAAATTATGAATTGGAAGAGGTTGATATGCTTTTTATAGACACTCTTCATACATTTGATCAGTTAACAAAAGAATTAGAAATACATCCACCAAAGGTAAAAAAATACATGATGTTTCACGATACTGTTTCATATGGTAATGTCGATGAAATGACAGGTCAAACTGGTGAAAATCATGGTTTAATACCAGCAATTAAAAACTTTTTAAAGAATAATCCACATTGGCAAGAGCTTGAAACTCATACAAACAACAACGGTTTAACCATTCTTAAAAGAGTATAAAAAAGAATTGCAAGTTTCAATATTCTGTATACAATATAGGCGTGAAGAATATTGTTTTTAGTAAAATAAAGATTCAAAACTTTCTATCTATTGGTGAAAATCCAATTGAAATTGATTTTATCAAAGGTGTAACCATTATTACTGGTGAAAATAAAGATAAGGGTGGTAAAAATGGAATTGGTAAAAGTACTATAGCAGATGCATTATATTGGTGTCTGTTTGGTAATACTATTAGAGAGTTAAAGAAGGATAAGATTCAACATAATAAAAATAAAAAGGAATGTGAAGTAATATTACAATTTTCCGTATCAGATGGAAAGAATGTTACATCATATACAATTAAAAGAATTCTTGATCCAGCAAAAATAGAAATTTCATCTGGTGATAATGATTTAACTCTATCCACAATTCCCAAGAATGATGAATTTATTAAAGAATTAATTGGTGCTAATGAAGAAGTGTTTAATAATGCAGTTGTAATGTCATCAAACAATACAATCCCATTCATGGCTCAGAAAAAGACGGATAAAAGAAAATTCATTGAAGGTATTCTTCAATTAAATATTTTTAGTGAGATGCTTCTTAAAACAAGAGCAGAATATAATGACATAAAAAAAGAAAATGATCTATTGAGTAACAATTTTGTCAATGAACAACGCATGTTATCAACATTAAATGATAATAAATCAAACTTTGATGATAGTAAATCATCACGCATTAGTATATTCTTAGAAAAAATTAAAAATACATCAGAACAGATAGATTTTTTAAATAAACAAAACATACCTGATGTTAAAACTATAAAAGATAATATTAAAAAGTTAGAAGATAAGAAAACTGAACTAGGCGAATCATTAAAAGAAACAAATAAGAAGATTATTGACATTGGTAAACAATATACGTCTATATATGACAAGCTAAGAGATGCAAAAAATGATAAGAAAAAGATTTTAGATAAAGGTAATACTTGTCCAACTTGTAATAGGTTATATTGTGAAGACGATTTAGATCATGTTGCAAAAGAAATTGAAAAATTAGATAAAATTATTAATGATAATCAACCTATTTATGATGATTTAATTGAAACTAAGAAAGAAAATGAAACTCTTGGTAGTAAGATCGTTGATAAAATTGAAAAAGTAAAGGATATGATAAAGGATCTAAATGATGATATAACCAAAGCATCACTTCATGATCAAAAAATTAAAACTTTAACTGAAAAGATTACTGAATATAGAGAAAATATTCGTGAAATTGAAACAGAAACGTTTAAAGATGATAGTAAGATTACGGAATGTGAAGATAACATTAAAAAGATAGAGAAAAATCTTAAAAAGATTAAAAAAGACATGGCAGTTTTAGATTCCGTTAAGTTTATTGTATCGGAAGAAGGTGTTAAGACTTATATTGTTAAAAAAATCATTAATGTTCTTAATACTCGTCTTAACTATTATCTTAAAACTCTTGATGCTCCATGTAAATGTGAGTTTGATGAGATGTTTGAAGAGATTATCTACAATGATCAAGGTAAAGAGTGTTCATATTTTAATTTTAGCGGTGGAGAACGTAAAAGAATTGATACAGCAATACTTTTTACATTCCAAGATATCATGAGATGTCATTCTGGAACATCATATTCACTTAACATTTACGATGAATTATTTGATTGTGCATTAGATACAAAGGGAACTGATAAAATACTTCAGATTTTAAAAGAAAAGGTTGAAAAATACAATGAATCAGTGTATATTATAAGTCACAAATCAAACGATTTAAGTAACATTGATAATGTAATCTTTTTAGAAAAAGAAAATGGTGTTACAAAAATTAAAACTTGAATTGTTAAACAATTTTTCTAAATTTACATATGGCATTAAAAATAAAAGACAACAAAAAAGATAATAATTTTGTATTTGCATACAATCCAATTGCCACAACAATTCCAAACCCCCCACCAGCACTTCCTGTTGGAATGCCGACATATAGTTACGCTGGTTTAAACCCAATTTCTGCACCAAAAACACCAGATCTAGTAATGCCAGAACAAGGATTACCTAGAGCAATTAATTATTATGCCGATTATGGTGGTTGTGGATATTGGAGAATGATTTGGCCTGAGTTTGCGCTCAACCAATACAATAAAGCTTGTATTTCTGGTTTAACTCAAATGATTTTAGACATTAGATTCTATCAAGGTATTAAAACCATTAGATTCCAGAGGCAAGCTACACCTATTCAGAGAGATTTTGTAAAGGAATTAAGAAAAGCAAGTGAACAAATGGGCTTTAAATTAATGTATGAAGTCGATGATATCGTCTTCAAAGAAGATATTCCTGACTATAATCGTTGTAAGGATGCATTTGTTGATGATACTATTATTAATAGCATTCTTGAGATCATGGGGATGATGGATGAGATTACAGTCACATGTAAATACATGAAAGACTATTATATTGAAAAGACAGGTAATAAAAATATTACAGTTATTCCAAATTATCCACCTAAATTCTGGTTAGATCGTTTTTATAACAAAGAACGTGTTGCCAAACTATATGATCAATATAAGAAACGTCCAAGAATTCTTTATTCTGGATCTGGAACACATATAGACGTTCTTAATAGAACAGGAATGAATGATGATTTCAAACATGTTACCGATGCAATCATCAAAGCTCGTAAGAAATTCAAGTTTGTTTGGAAGGGATGCTTCCCGATGGCATTGAAACCATATATTGATAATGGCGAAATGGAGTTTATTGATTGGTCACCTCTTCCAGATTATCCACAAGGTCTTGTTGACACAAATTGTAACGCTTCATTTGCACCATTGATTGATAATGTGTTCAATAGATCAAAGAGTAACATTAAAATTGTTGAAGCTGGTGCTTTAGGTATGCCCGGAGTGTATCAAGACATGTGTACATATGAAGATGCTGATTTAAAATTCAAATCAGGTGATGATTTAATTCAACAACTTGAGCATTTAACATCTGATTTTGATAGGTACATGGATTTTTCAAGTAAAGCTAGAACATTTACAGAGGGATTATGGTTAGAGGATCATTTAGATGAATATCAAGCACTTTACTTTACGGATTTTGGATCAAAAGAAAGAAAAGAGATGGCTCCTAATCTTATAAAGAACAATCCTGATCAAGATATTGCTTGATTAGTACACCATATTGGTACATAATTGGGTAATGGCTTATAGAAATGTATATTATGACCCAAAGAATTCCAATATTCATCTTTGGGCATGGGATGAGAGTGGTGAAAGAACAAAGTTCATAACGAGTTATGAGCCATATCTATATATTGAATCCGAAAATGGTACTGATGGTAGATCAATCTTTAATACACCTCTTAAAAAATTAAGTTTTAAGAATAGAAAAGCTCGTCAGACGTATGTTGATGAAACTCCAATTAAAAGATTGTTCTATAATATTGCGGTAGACCAGCAATTTCTTCTTTCAACGTATAAAGATGAGATTGATAAACCAGAATTTGGGTCTCATCCGTTAAAAATATTTTATATTGATATTGAAACTTATGCTACAACGCATTTTTCAACACCAGAAGCTGCTACAGATCCAATTAATCTTATAACAGTATACGATTCTTTATCGGAAAGATACTATACATGGGGGTGTAAGAATTACTCCACGATGGAAGAAGATGTAACTTACTTTAAATGTAAAGATGAAAGAGATTTATTAAAAAGTTTTGTTAAATTTTGGAAGAATGATCCACCAGATATAGTTACTGGATGGAATATTCATGGTTATGACATTCCATATATCATGAATCGTCTTCCACAGATATTTGCAGATGACTATAATAAGAAATTATCACCAATTGAAAGTATTTATTTAAGAGAAAAAGCTGCTGTTAATAAACTAGGTCGTGCAATTGATCGTTGGTCTATTGCTGGCGTTAGTATTATTGACTACATGGAGCTTTATGAGTCTCTTTGTGGTGGTAAGAGGGAGTCTATGTCACTTAATTACATATCAGAGTATGAATTAGGTGATTCTAAGATTGCAATTGGTAGCACATCACTATCAACTCTTGCTGATAGAGATTGGACTAAATTTGTTGACTATAACATTCAGGACGTAAGACTTCTTATCAAGCTTGAACACAAATTAAAATACTTAAAACTTGTAAGAAACCTTGCATATCGTGGATTTATTCCTTTTGAAAAGTCTATGGGTAAAGTTGCGATGATTACTGGTGCTGTTGCACACGAAGCATTGAAACAAGATATGATAATTCCAACATTTAACATTCAAAATGTTAAACAGGAATTTAAAGGCGGCTTTGTTTATGAACCAATTAAAGGTTTATATGAAAATGTCGTAACTTATGATGCAAATAGTTTGTATCCTAATACGATTATTACGTTAAATATTTCATCAGAGACTAAAATAGGTAAAGTTATAAATAAAGATGAAGAGTTTACCACTTTAAGATTAACAAATGGTCAGGAAAGAAAATTAAAGCATAGTGATTTTGATAAAATTATTCAAAGTGAAAAGCTTGCGATAACAAAATCTAATGTTTTATATACACAAAAGTTTAAAGGTATATTTCCAACACTAATTGATAGACTTTACAACGAAAGAGTCAAAGCTAAGAATACAATGTTGGATGCAAAGAAGAAGTTAAAGAAAGCAAAAACTCCAGAAGAAATTGAAACACTTGAAGAAATTGCAAATGATAACGATACATTATCAAATGTGTATAAAGTTTTCTTGAATTCAGTTTACGGTGCATTCTCTAACATTTATTTTCCATTGTTTGATATGGATCATGCTGAAAGCGTTACTTTAAGTGGGCAAGCTATTGTTAAAAGAGGACCAGAGATTATTTATGAGTACGCAAAGTCTCAAGGTTTCAATGGTAAGCTTGAAGATATTTTAATTTATCAAGATACGGATAGTGAATTCTTTTCATTTACTGAAATAATGAAGTTAAGAAATGTTTCTTTTTTAGAAAATGGTGAAATTTCCAAAGAAGCATATGATATTATTTCTGAATACGGTGATATTCTCAATAAAGGTATTAATGATTGGGCAAAACAGGAATTTAAATCCATAGACCCTAGATATGTCTTTAAACGAGAGAAGATTTGTGATGTTGCTTTATTACAAGCAAAGAAATTCTACATTCTACATATTTTAGATAAAGAAGGTGTTAAAACTGAAGAGTTTGAGTATAAAGGTATTGCTATTGCACAAGCAACATTCTCAAAAGAAGTTAAAGAACTACTTAAAGACATTGTACATTCATCACTCTTAGCGAAAAACAGAAGGACAGCTACTCATATCTTCCAAGAAGGTTATGAAAAGTTTTTAAAAATGTCGCCAGAAGAAATTGCTACTAGAAAAAAGATCAATAATTATGAGAAGTGGGATAATATGATCGGTGATGATAGTGAATTTGGTAAAGGTACACCAATTCAGGTCAAAAGTGCAATGAATTTTAATGAAGCACTTGAAAAGTTAAACATTACTGACAAATATCCTGCTCTTAAAAGTGGAACAAAGATGAAATTCTTTTATTGTAAGAAAAACATATATGATTATGAAACTATTGGGTTTATAGATTACTATCCAAAGGAATTATTAGAAGTAGTTAAGCCAGATTACAGGTTTATGTTTGATAAAAACGTTGTTCCAGTTATTTCAAGAATATTTCAAGTTATTGGATGGCCTTTACCAGCTGTTGGTTGCGAAGAAGTCACTGATCTGATACAATTATTGTCATGAGTGTAAAATTAATATCAATAACAAAGCCAGAAATCGAAGGTGTTGATACAGCTGAAGATTTAATATCATATTGTGCAAGGGTTAGCAACCCTTGTCATCGTAGTTTTAGCTTTCAAGAGTTTAGTCAGAGATATTCAACAGCCACAGAACTTGAAGATATTGAATGGAGAATGCAAGGTAAAACCAATAGACAAGTTGGCGATGAAGTAATTGAATTATCATTAGAATTACAAGACAAGATGTTTCAAGCACAACACCTTTCTTTAAAAATATACGATGAATTAATAGGTTTTGGTATTGCTAAAGAGTGTGCGAGAATGGTGCTTCCTCTTAACACAACGACAACGATTTACATGAATGGAACAATCCGTTCTTGGATACACTATCTTGAAATAAGATGTAAAGATGATACGCAGAAGAAACATAGGGAGATTGCAAACATGATTCGATCAATATTTACAAAACATTTTCCTACAATTGCAAAAGCGTTACAAGAAAATTAATATTTTTTAAATTAATACTTGATATTACATTAAATTCTGTTAAATTTATATAGTATGACAACTGAAAACACAACAAAAACCCTCGTAGTAATCTTAGACACCATTGGTAGGACTGTACTCGGTGAGGCAGTAGATTCCCCAAAAGGAAACTTCTCCATCAAGAACCCTGTCATCCTTCATATTGTTCCAGCAGACAATAATGGAAAGATGTCAGTCCAACTTCTTCCTCTCTTTTTCAGAGAGTTCTTAGCAGACAAATCTGGTGATGTCACATTTACATATGATGCATCTCGTGTAACCAAGACTGATATCGACGCTCTTGATTTCCGTCTCCAAGCACAATATGCTCAGATGTTCAATCCACAGAATAGCTTTGTTGCTGATCCATCACAGGCAGCACCAGCAAGTGATTCTGTAGTTAAGCTTTTTGACGAGGAAGCAAAGTAAAAAGTACAGATCGGAACTGTATTCATTAAGAAACCCCAGAGGGCTTGACTCTCTGGGGTTTTCTGTTATTATATTATATATGGCTAAAAAGAAAAACGAAGAAATAGAAGAACCAAAGGTTGGAAACATCAAAGATGCATTTGATATTTTATCAGACTTAAATCCAGAAGCTGCATTTCTTGATGATGGTAGCTTATCAAGTGTAAATGAGTGGATTGATACAGGATCTCTTGCATTAAATGCAATTATTTCAGGATCTTTATATGGTGGAGTTCCAATGGGTAGACTTACAGGTTTTATTGGACCTGAATCTTGTGGAAAAACCTTAATGTGTAACAAAGTTATGGCTAATGCACAAAAGAAAAATATGCATATTGCATATTTTGATACCGAAGGTGCATTAGATGAAAATACAGCTAAAAGACTTGGCTGTGATACATCAAAAATTAAACATGTACCAAGTGAAGTTACAGAAAATTGCAGAAATCAAATTGTAAAGTTTCTTGATACGGTTATTGAGAAAGGTTTACAAGGTAAAGTTCTTCTTGTAATTGATTCTCTTGGTAATTTAATCACCGCACAGGAAAAAAGGAAGATTGAAGAAGGTTCTGATACACCAGATATGGGTAATCGTGCAAAAGCACTTAAATCTATGATGAGAGCAATCACACATTCAGCCGCAAAAGCTAATTGTCCTGTTGTTTTTACAAATCATATCTATGATGATCCATCACAACTTCATCCAAGTGCCATTAAAAAGCAAGCTGGTGGATCTGGACCTCTTTATATGGCATCTGTTATTGTTCAGATGGCAAAGAAAGCCGAAAGATCAGAGGATAGTAAGAACAAAGACTCAAATACTGAGACAACTCTATTATCAAAGGGTATTAATGGGTTAACATTAAGAGCCTTGACAACTAAAAATCGTTTTGTTACTCCATTTTTAGAGATAGAGATGTACTTGAATTTTAGAACAGGTCTTAATAAGTACTCAGGACTACTTGAAATGGCAGAAGGATACGGTGTCATTGAAAAGCAAGGTCATAGATATGCATTTAATGGTGAAACTCTTGGATTCTTTAAAGATTGGAAAGATGATGAAGCAGTTTGGGAAAGAATTCTTCCAGTTCTTGAGCAAAAACTTCAAGAAGGACTCTCATTTAAAAACGAAGGACAACAATAATAATAATATGATAACAACAAAAGAAATAATAAGTGGAACAGAAGAAGAATTACTTGCACATTTCAAGAAAAAGTATAATTTAGTTGAATCTACAAGTAATACATTACCAGCATTATCAACAATATTACCTGATAATGGTATAAAAGCTGAATTACCAACCGTTACTACTCCGCAACCAGCAGTTCAACCTGCTGTAGTTGGTAATAAAGTTACAAAAGGATTTTCTGGACTGTTTGATGGTACAAGTTGGGGTAACAAATGATTATTAGATTGCATTCTCATAGGATGCAGTCTATAATTTTTATATGGTAGATAAAACTTTGCACCTAGACTTTGATTATTTTGAGAAAATCATTATATTCAATGCTCTAATGGATCAACTGTATCTTGAAACGATATTGGAACATACAAATCCAATGTTTTTTCGTGATAAGAACATTCAAACAGTATTTAAAGTCCTAAAAGACTTTTATATTGAGAATAAAATTGTTCCAAACATAACAGAGCTTAAAGCACATCTTAATGATGAGCAAAAAACAGCTTTAAAGGAAGTTTTTATTGGTTTCAATAATATTGATAAGAATTATAATAAAGAACTACTTATAAAAAATACAGAAAGGTTCCTCAGAGAGAAATCTGTGTTATTAACTGTTGTAGATACATCAATTGATGTTAATTCTGGTAAGATTGATAGTCAAAAGATCCTTAAAACCTTTGAAAAGGCTTGCGGTATATCATTAACTGATAATATTGGGTTAGATTACCTTGAAGATATTGATAAACATTGTGCGGATCTTAGTGAAGTATTCAAAACCATATCAACTGGATGGAAATGGTTGGATAACCATCTTGGTGGTGGCTTTATGGCTGAAGGAAGAGCATTATATGTATTCTTTGGACAAACAAATGTAGGTAAATCAATCTTTCTTGGTAACATAGCAACTAATATTCTTAATCAAGATAAGACCGTGGTACTAATTTCACTTGAAATGCCCGAACAAGTATATGCAAAACGTATTTCAGCACAACTTTCTCGCATTCCAATCAATGATTTGAAGCTTCAAGTTGATCCTTTGCGTAATTTTGTTAATCAATACAAGATTAGGAATAGTAAATCAAAGTTAATTATTAAAGAGTTTCCACCAAAGGGTGTTAGTGTTCTTAATATTAAGAGCTATATTAACAAATTGATAAGCAAAGGCATTAAACCAGATACAATTATCATTGATTATATCAACTTGATTGCTCCAGCCGTTGCAAATCAGGGTTCATATGAGTCAATTAAGGGCATTACTGAAGGTATTAGAGCATTATCTTATGAATTTAGCTGTCCTGTGATATCCGCAACACAAGCAAATAGGGCTGCTGTTAATGAACCACAACCAGACATGGGTAAAACCAGCGAATCTCTTGGTCTTTCAATGACAGTTGATGCTCAATTCTCAATTTGGACTCAAGAAGGTGATTCTGATCTCGGAATTATTCATATGGGTATCGTAAAGAATCGTTTTGGTGGAAGAGAGGTTTATACTCATCTTAATATTGATTATGAGACCCTTTCGCTTACTGAACCAAGTGATGTTGTAGCTGAATTCTCAGTAAAGGGTAATGTACCCAAGCTTTCAGCTGATATTGAAGCAACTACAATGGAATCAAGTATACTTGATACATTGAATATGATTGATAACATTGCATCATAATGAATATTCAACAAATCGCTCATCATTTGACTTCAAATAAGTCATTTCAAGTCTTTACACATAAAGATTTGGATGGTGCTGTTAGTTTTCTTACATTATTGTGGTCAAACCCTACAGCAACTATTACATATCGTGAAATTACCAACATGCAAATGGGTGTTATGGATGAATATGTCAAAAAAACATGTAATCCACCATCAATTGTTGTTATGGATATGTCTTTAAGGAAACAATTTATTGAAATGCTTGATTATGATTATGTTTATTTTATAGATCATCATAAAGGATCTGAAAATTATGTAAAATCGTTCAAACAAGCTAATATTGTATACAAAGAAACTACATCTAATGCATTATTAACAAGAAAGCTGTTAAAAGAATTCTCGCCAGACTTAACAGATGCTCAAAAAAAGTTAATTCTTCTTGCTGATGATTTTGATTCTAATAAACTTCAACATAAAGAGTCTTATGATTTAAATATTTTATTCTGGACTCAATTTAAAAATGATTTTTGTTATTTTATTAATTATTATAAAGATGGATTTAAGCCTTTTAGTGAAAAACAAAAAGAAATCATCACTCATGCTAAACAAGATGCAAAAGAATTGTTTAAAAATACAAAATGTTTTACTGGTGAGATGATAATTGAAGGATTTCCTCAAAAAGTAATTGCAGCTACAACAGATACATATAATAATATTGTAATTGATATGTTAATGAGTAAATATCAGCCAGATATACTCCTGTATATTAATACAAAAAGTGAAAAGGTTAGTATGAGGCAAAAAGAAAGACCAAACCCAATTAATCTTTCGGCTTTTGCTGAAAAATATTGCGATGGTAGTGGTCATATGAACGCTGCTGGCGGTAGAATCACGCTTCTTTTCATGGAGTTAACTAAAAAACTACAACCTCTATGATTATTACATCCTCACAGCAATTAGAAGACGTTTCAAACCCATCAAATGCTTTAAATATTGAAGAATTTGAGCAAATTACAATGAAATTTGGTGCTTTTGTTTGTATTTGCAAAGGTAAAAAAATGAATTACCTTAATTTTCTTAAATTTTTAGTTGATGATAAGCGTACACAAAAAATTTATTTTACACTTTTAGGTGAATTTGATTTACAAAGCATAATAAAAGCGTATCTTGGTTCTACGCCAAATGTCTATAAGAAGATATTTCGTTCAAAAAATAAAACCAAATAATGAACATTACCAATTTTGAGAAAAGAATTTATAATTGTTATCTCAAAAATTTTAGAAAAGGTCAGCCATACAAAGCAAGACAAGATTTTTCTAATTTAGAAGCAAATGTTGCCGCATATTTGCAGAAAATTTCTTATTTCTTAAGCAAATATAATCATATTGATTGTGAAGAATACTTTGATGCATTTAATTCGTTGCATCCAGATGATAAATACCCACCATTGAATTACTTTTTCTCAAGAGCAGCTTTAAAAACTTATTCTTTATATAAAAAGCAACAAGAAGATCGTAATCCCGAAAAGCAATTTGATAAAATTAAAGATGGATTAAGGTTTATTGGTATATATTGCATCAATAACAATATACCATTGAACAAATATTTATATTTTAAAGTGGGATATAGTTATGCTTGGCTAAATCACTATAGAGAACATCGGATAAACCCATATTGTTTATTTGAATTGGGTGACATCTTTGGTATTCTAAGTGAAATTCCAAAGGATGAACTATATCTTTTTGCAACAAACTTGTATGAAAACCTTATAGCCTTTAAAGATAGGTATGAAAAATCTAAAAACACCAAAGAATTTGTCAAAACAGTTACACAAAAAGTAAAATTTTTTGTTGAAAAAGAGTTGACGAAACATTAAAACATGATAATATTATTAGCATTATGAGTACAAAATACAACGCAAGTCTCTTTGAATCACTTCAAGAGATCATTAACAACAAGAGTGCAAACTACGAGTCTGGTTTTAAGGATTTCCTTAAACTTGAGACAGACAAGACGTATGTTGTTCGTCTTATTCCCAATGTTGAGGATATTTCCAAGACTTGGTATCACTATGCCCAGCACATTTGGGATAGTGTAGTCACAGGCAAGAAGGTTTCTACCCTTTGCCCTAACACCTACAAGGAGAAGTGTCCTATCTGTGAGTATCGTTCTAAGATCTGGGCTACAAAGAATCAAGATCTCATTGATGGTATCAATCCTACTAGGAAGAACAAGAGATGGCTCTACAATGTCTTTGTTATCAAAGATCCCACTAACCCTGAGAATGAGGGTAAGATCAAGCTTCTTAATGCTGGTGAACAGCTTGAGAAGGTTATTGAGGAAGCTCGTAGTGGTGAGTTTAAGGATGAGTTTGGTTATAAGATCTTTGATCTTTCCGCTAATGGGTGCAACCTTAACATTAAGGTTGAGAAAAACAAGGGTGGTTATCCAACATATGTAAGCTCACGCTTCACATCACCATCAAAGATTGACGCTCTTTCTACTGATGCCGCAATTGACGAGATTCATGCAAATATCAAGCCACTTGATACGATCTTCAAGGTTCGTACATACAACGAGGTCAAGGATCTTCTTGATGTTCACTTCTTGGGTAAGGATAAGTCAACCGTAACTGACGATAGTATTGATGAGGTTAAAGTTGAGTCGGTTACTGACGATGATGATTTTAGTGTTGTAACAAACACATCAAGTACATTATCCGATCAAGAGAAGAGAATGAAGGAAATTTTGGAGGATCTCTAAAAGATGAACGAGCGAGAGGAAGCATTTGAAGTTGCAAAACTTGCAGCTATGGTTGGTGGACAGATGAATTTAGTTGATCGAATGACAACTGAAAGAATGTCAACCCCTGCTAATAAAATTAATATTCATGATTTTATTAATAAGGTAAAAAACCCAAATGCTTCCTTTCCTGTTTATGCTCCCCCAACTCCATCAGGATTTGCACCACCTGTTGATGAAAGAATGGTTCAATCAATGGTTCCAGATGCAGTTCCAACATACATACCACCATCAGAACAAGGTGCTGTTCAACCTCCAACTATACCAGAAACTAAACCACCAGCGGAATCTGTTAACCTTCCTCATATTGTAAAACCATCATCAACACCAATGCCACAGCTAGATCCAATTGTTGATGGACCATTTAAACCTGTTTTAACTCGTAGTGATGTTGATAGTATTAGGAATTCGTTAAAAAATATTGACAAGACACTTGCTGGTATGCTAAAGTTCTTACAAGAAAGTGGCAAACCAAAAGCAAATGAATGACTCCTTAATCCCAATTCCAAAAACTTCTTTGGAAAAATTATTAAAGCCTGTAAACAGGCTTACAGAATCTTGCGTAATTAGAATTGAATCTAAGAAGTTATTTACTATCTGTACATCAACAGACAATAGTGTTATTCTTTATGCTAAAACAGAACTTCCTATGGAAGTTGACCCTATAAAACTTAACTTAATTAATATTAAGAAGTTTATGACAGGTTTAGATTGCTTGGGTGATGATGGTGATTTTAAACTTTTATATAATGATAACAACATTATATGTAAGTCTATTAACGAAGCAACTGGTGAAAATACACATTTTAAATATCATCTTGTTGATGATAATATTATTAAAGAATCAACAGTTAATCAGGAAAGTATTGCTAAATTAAATTTTGATACAGTTTTTGAATTATCTTTAAGTAAGATTAAACAAATCATGTCTGCTTATTCTTTTAGTACAGACGTTAATAAGATTTATTTTTATACAAAAGATAATTCTGTATGTGCTGATATTGATGATAAAACCTTACAGAACATTGATAATGTTTCTTTGCAGGTATCTAACGAATTTCAAGGAGAACCCATTTTAACGCCATTGTCGCTTAAAATTGAGGTCTTTAAGAACTTGGCTACAAGCAAGAATCCTATTAAGGTAAAGATTAATAATCAATTTAAGGTATTTATTTTCCAAACACAGGAAGACCAAAACACTGAGTTAAAATATATAATTTCTGCACTTGTTAAATAACAAATAAGTGGTAAGATATTGTATGTCAAAAAATAAATTAACTACTGTAGGGTATTTTATTAAGCGTCTCCGTGATTGTGGATATGTAACTGATAAAGTTTTTAATGATTTTGCAACATCTGATGCCAGATCTTGGTGTGTTGTTGTAGATCCTAGAAATACTTCAGTATTTATTACTTGTTATAATAATCATAATTATTTAGGAGAAGAATACTTTGAATTACATGACGGAGGTCAATTTATCCCTTCTCGTTTTAAATTAAAAACTAGTTCAATTGAAACTGTTATCGAATACTTGGTTAAGTATAACATAAACAACAAATCTTCTTCATATGGTAAGGAAAAAGAAATTAACCAGTAGTAACCCATCTCTTTCCTCCCAAAATTTAACTAAAGAAGAAAAATCTTCTTCAGTTATGGATGAAAAACAGATAGAAGATTTGCAGAAAAAAGTATTTGCAGCTATTAACAATCTAGAGCTTCAAAAAAGTTTAGATAGATGGTTAAAAGAAAATGAAAGTAATACTGCTGTATCTAGAAGAGATTTTAATTTATTAAAAAATAGCATATCCGAATATATGGATTGCTATTTATTATTTGGATATAATATTAATGGTGATAGAGTAATTATTCAAAAATTTAATAAACCAAGAGACCGTGATGCTATCATGGAATTCTTAAAAACAATATTTTTAAAACAACAACACGAGAATTTTTTAGATGAGTAATATAGACGAAGACATTTATTGTAGTAAACAGCCATTCGATTCGACATTGTTTCCAATCGGTTCTGCGAATTTTATGGCTAGAAATAAAAATATATTGCCATTCCTTTGTAATCTATTGCAGTATGCTAATGATGAAACCGTTAGTCCAGTTATAGTAGAAGCTCCAGAATTCGATATAACGCCTTTTACAGACTTTACAGGATTAACTGCCGTTGGTGATCCAAGAGTTTCTTTAGGTGAAACTATGTCAGCCACATTTATAAATTTCTTACCAAGAATGATTGCACAGACTGAAGTTATGCAATCTGGTGGAACTCAAGTTATTGAAAATATTATTTGTAATGCTGATGGTATACCTATTAAAGAATCAAGAACAATTCCAGTATTATTATCTTTAGATTTAACTGGTCAAAAACCATATCAATATGGTGCATTAACAATTCCACCATTATCAGCAACAATTGAAGATTTAATGAAACCAATTAATCCTACTGAAGTTACGGATTATGTTAATAATTATGTATATTCTCTTAAAAAGGATCATATAACATATTTTAGTCAATTCTTACAAACATACTTTTTAAACAATGGTTGGGAAGCGTCATTAATTTCATATAATATGCCATCAGTATTTTTAGTTAAATTAGATAAAGATACACAAACAATTTATATAAAATATTATACTGATGTTCAAAATGAAGTTGCTTGTACAATAGGTGCAACATCAATATTAACACATTTTGGAACATCAAATGTTGAAAATAGAGCAATGATTATTGCTATTGGTAATCAAATACCAGATTACAAATATTTAATTGAAAATCCAGATAAAGGTGAACAGTGGTATCAATATTTAATTGATAATACAATGGCATCTGTTGATCAAAACTTTTCTAATTTGTTTACAAATACTAATGCTGCAACAGCATATATTGCTAAGATGGATGCATTAAATGTACCAGTTGTAAGTGCAGTTGATGTAAATTGCAACATCAGCACATATTAAACTGTGGTGCAACTTTAAGTGTTCCATCTGGATTAAATTCAGCATTTACTTGTACATAATTTGTACCATCATAAGGATCACCAGCAATACCATAATTAGAATTTCTATTAGCAGCTGCTTGTGATGGTGTTTTACTACCAAAAGCTCCACCACCGCCACCACAAGAAGATGTATCACCTAAAGATTTAACACCCGGAGGTGTTCCCATACCATGAGGTTTAGCTGGTGTTGGTACATGACTAGGATTAGGTCTTGCGGCTCTTGATGCGGCAGCATTATCATGTCCATCAAATGCAGGAACAGTTGTATCATGTGAATGATTACCACCCGGTGCATTATGATTATGATTATAATTATAAATTGGTATCATTGCAGGAATAACATATCCCTTCATAGCACCAGTTGGTCCTGCAACAATAACATCTAAAGGCATATATGTTGTGTAATTCATAACCCAACTATAACCAGTTGGTAAACCATAGTTATCAACTGGTGCAGCTAATGCTATACTTGAATAAGCTTCTTCAACTAATGTTTTAATTTCAGCAGGACTTATTATATTAAAAGTTAAAAAATTATAAACATCTCTTGTAATTTTTTTTAAACTTTTATCAACTCTGTCATATATAGTTGCTTGTGGTTTGATTGGATTATTCCATGTAGCATTAGAATGAACTTGGTGAGCAGGACCAGCAGGAGCAGATGGCAATCTTTCTGATGGTATTGTTAAATGTGTACAAAAAATCCCACCATCCATCATTAAAGAACCTTTAAGAGCCAAATCACCACTTACATTAAGTTTACCAGATACAATAGTATTATCAGATTCTATTCTAACACCAGTGTCACCAGAACGATCTTTTGCATCTATTAAAATGTTTTTACCTTTAATAAATGTTCTATTAGCTGATGTTAAAGTTAATTCACCTTGATTTGCAACAATTGTTGTTGTAGCAGCATTTAAAGTTACCTTTCCGCTTGTATGAATATCAATTCCGGGCGATCCAGCAGCTAATGTTAATTTGTTTGCAACATCAATAAAAAGACTTCCGGGGTTTATAAGAGGATCTGAGTGAACTGCTAACTTTGCACTACCTTTAGTATCAGCTGTAAACGGATCTCCGGGCTTTGCACCATTGTTAAACCCAAAATGCGTTGTAGTATTTTGAGTTTCTACAACAGTTGGTGCATCATTTTTTGCCAAACCAACTCTCCAGTGAACATCACCAGAATCACTTTTAACCTTTGAACCACCAGAACCCATTTTCTTTTGAGCATCATTAATAGCTGTTTGTTTTGTTTTTAATTCATTAGCTGCTTCAGTATTAGCTTTTTGAATACCTTTTTGTGCAGTCTTAACCATTCCGTTTTTACAACCGGGACTTCCGCAACCTTTACCACCATTTAATGAAAGATTAGAAGTAGTAGATAAAAATGGAACTACCAACATGTTTACATATTTTTGAACTACATCTAAAGAATATGGAAAATTTGGAAGATACTTTCTAATTATTTTAAATGCTTTATCCGTAAGAGCCTGTGCTCTTGCTGTTAATATTTTTTGCTGACAAACTGGACAAGGATATGGATCACCTTCTGTATTTTTAATAGTATCCATTTTCTTTTTGTCAATTTCACCAGTGATTTTTTGTAAATCAGCAGCTGCTTTAGCGTGTTCAGTTGCTTGATCACCTGTTTGTTGTGTATGATTTCCTTGTGCAAAATGATGATCATCACCACCAACAACATTTTGCCTATCACCTCTAATTGATTCAAAATAATTTTTACCAGCAAGGAAACCTATATCAGAATTAGTTTTAAAAGTAATACCCTCGGCATTAGTTTGAATTATATTTTTGAATTTATCTTGTTGTAACCAATATGAACGATCCAATGGTATGTTTGAACCATTTGGATCTGGCGTAACTAAATTTACAGATTCTTGAATAGATGCTTCAGAAGCAATTAAATTTGATTGCTTTGAACCATTTTGTGAATCTAATGTTGGTGGTGGTTGTGCCATATATTTCTTATTTAGTTAATTAACTTGCTGATGCAACATTGTTATGTTCATATACATTTGCAAAATAAACTGGTCTTTGTATATTTTCACCTTGGAAGAATACCCAAACTTTTGCACCAACTTGAGGTGGTGAAAAAATACCCATTGGTCCACCGGGCCTTGAACCATTCACACTACCAACAGCATTAGCACCCATATTTGTAGTTCTAAATACATTTTGTGATGATTGGGCTGCTCCATCAACAACATCTGGTTTTGCGCCGTTTAAAGCTAATTCTCCACGCTGAACTGGACCAAAGTAACGAGCTTGTCCAAGCCATTTACCATCTGATGTTCTACCAGCAATAACACCATCACCTTTAATTAAATCTGCTGACATTCCAATTGCAGCATTAGCGTTTGCACATGGATCATTAATTGATTCAGCTGTTAAACCCCTTTCACCAACAGTCATACTATAAAGTCCAGCTGAAATAGTTCCATCACTTTCAGTAAAACTTTCGTTTACAGTAATACCACCTTTACTAACAGTTGATTCGGACTGCATTTGTCTATCAAAATAAGAAGTCCATTCTGATTGTGAACCAGTTGTTATTCCATAATTTGCACCATCTTTTGGTACATAGCCAACAAGACCAGAATTAGTTACAGCATTAGCATTAATATCATGAGCCTCTTGTAATGAAATTTTATGAGCACCAGAACCACATGCTAAATTACCAGATGTACCAGAACCAATACCAGATGTTTGTCCATCAAATTTACCTTGAGTATTATTAGCACCAGCATTAGTTTCTACTGTTCTGTTATCTGCTGTTGTATTACCACCACTGTTATTAGTTGTAGATGTAGATCCATTGTTTAATTTTTGATCCGTTGGAATTGGTACAGCACTCCCAATATCAGCATATACAGGTGCACCTGTAGCACCACCCCAAATAGGAACAGCTGGTTCAGCCCAAGGTAATGTTGATAGAATTCTTTCTTTTAATTCTCCATGAAATACATCATCACTAAAGGTTTTAAATGTTATATCTTTTAATTGTTCATTCCAATCTTTATATAAAGTATTAGATAGATGTGGAATAAAAATTTGAACTCTACTTCTAAGTTCTGGATCTAAAGTATTAACAACTAATCCAATATGATTACCTGAAACATTACTCATTGTGTTATACTTTTAGCTGCTGCAACACCAGCATTAAAATCCTTTGCTACATTTGAAAAAATATTACCAGAATTAATAGGATGACCGTAAACATCTTCACTACCACCATTATAAAGATTTGGTCCCATAGATGCTGCAACTGAAGGGAACATTTGAGCACCTTGACCATATCTACTCAATATACCTGTTCCCGATTGTGCTAACATATTACCAATTGGATTGAATGCCGCATATTGTGGACCAAATTTATTTGATAATGCACCAAGAATATTACCTTGAAAAGCTTGAGCAGCCCATGCATAACCATGATTTGAAAGTTGATCTGCAAGTAAACCACCCGGATCTGTACCTAATTGATTTATTTGTTGAATAATATTATTAACATTTGCTGGCAAATAAGCTGATAATGTTGAAAATGGATTACTAACAAGTGTCGATACTTGATTTACAACATTTTGAACAGAATTTAATGCACTTGTAAATGAATTAGACATATTAAATAATGAAGTAAAAAAGTTAACATCATCAAGTATTGTTTGAAATGTATCTAATAATAAACATATTAAATCTAAAGGTATGATATCTTCAATTGCTTGCATTAACAACTTTTGCAATTGACCGATAATACCATTAATCCAAGCATAAATTTGTTGTACATATAATATAATACCATTGTATATATCATTTATAATTGATTGAAATGCAGCTACAACACCGTTAATACCTGCAACAATTCTACCAATTGAACCCAATGCACCTTTTGGCATTGCAAGATAAGAATGAGTCCTAATAGCATTACAGAATTTCTCTAAATCTGCTAATGCACCCGGATGAATTTTTTCCATTAAATTTGTAATTAAACTTGGGTGATTTCTTTTTGAACCAAGTGGACTATTAGCCATATTATCGGCGTTCATTTCAGTTGATCCTAGTTTGCCAATATCATCAAAACATCCTTTTTGATATGCTGGTGTCTTTTTTAAAGCTTCTTGTAATTGTGGCGTTTTAGCCATTTTTAAAAAGTCATTAATAAACCCTTGATCAATTACAAACTTATCACTACCTTGCATTGATGATGATAATATTTTATTATCAAATCCATAAACTAAAAAGTTTAAAAGTAAATAATATTTGTTTATATTGAGATTACCAAATTGATGTTTAACTCTTGCTAATTCTCCACCAAAAACATAAGGATATAATGTTAAATTAGTTTGTTTTTCTAAATCAGATATTTCTTTTGCAGTAACATTGTGACCATTTAAAACATCTTCATAACCTTTAGTTTTTTCTTTATTTGGATTTACTGTAGAATTTGAATTTATAGCAGCTTTGTTTGCTTCAGTTGGATTAGTTGCATAAGCAGCTGCCGCAGTTGCGTTTGCAGCATTTGGATTGTTATTAGCTGCTGAAATAGGATCAAATGTAAATGCATTTGTCGCTGGAGAATCCCATATAAGGGGATTAGTGCCACCAATTGTTTCTGTTTGAATTGGTGGTGGTACTGAAACTTCAGTTGGTGTTGTTCCAATAGCAGTTCCATTAGCTATTACTGATGTAAATGTAAGATCCATATTTTATTTGCAATTATAGAATTATTGTCTATACTATATTTATGTCAAAAACCGATTTTTTATACCCCCCAATAGGCATAGCTGGAGCAGCAAGGGCTGGAAAAGATACTCTTTGTAGAGCACTTATAAGACAATTAAAGGAACATAAAATGGATGCTGTTCGCAAATCTATTGCTGGTGATGCTGTTAAAACAGATTTAAAAGATCTTTTATTAGAGAAATTTAATCTTAATTCTTTTACGGAAAATTCTGAACAAAAAGAATTTATGCGCCCTCTTCTTGTAGAGTATGGTAAAATGCAAAGAAATAAAACACAAGGTAGGTATTTTGTTGATGGATTTGTACCTGAACCTAATGTTGTAAATATTTTACCAGATATTCGTTATGTGGAATATCCTGAAGATGAGGTTTATTGGCTTAAAAATGAAGTAAAAGGACTTTTAATTTTTATTAAAAGGAAGGGTGTTCAAGATGCTAATGATACAGAAAAGGTTAATAATAAAATCATTAGTAACATGGCTGATTATATTTTAGAATGGGATTCATTAAATGAGAATGACTCAAAAGATTTATTTCATATTGATAACTATGCTAAATGGGTTATTGATCAGTATTATATACCAATGGTATACTCAGCTACCACTTACCAATAGGACAACTTGAAGCTTTTAAGTAAACTTTAACAGCCATAAAACATCCACACTTAGTGCAACGTTCTTGTGATTTATTAAAAAACTCACAAGAGTTACAAACTTCTTTTCTTTTATTTGCTTGTTCATCATCAGTTTTAAAAGATTCACCAATAGCAACATTTTTAACAGTTTTTACAACATCTTTACCTAAATTTACTGCCATTTGAGGAATAGATGGAAATGTTTTATTAGAAGTTTCTAAATTTCTAATTTTAGTTTGTTGTATTGCTTGTTTTAAAAAATTCTTATCCATAAAATTATTTAGTATCAATTTGTTCGAATATTTTTGAAAAGCTATCAATTTTAACAGCTATGATTTCGGTTTTGTAATCTTCTTGGGTGAATAAATGATTGGTTTTTATAACTAACCATTGACCTAAAAATCTATCATCAAAGGGATTTGGTTCACCTGCATCAGATCTGTATATATTAATAAATACGCCGGGGGTTCTTATAGTCAAACCTATAGTTTGAAAGGAAAGTATTTGATTTAAGAATATAGCATCTAAAATCATTTGATTTAATGGTGCAGTTTCTGGTATAAATTGTCCACTAGAACTAAATTCATTTTTTAACATTTCACCTAATTGTTTTGTTTTATTTAAATTTAAAAGTATTTGTGGACTTAAATTGCTATTATTTTTATATGAATATAACCCCTTTTGAGCAAAAGTTTTTAATGTATCAATTACTTTACTAGCAGTATTTTTTGCAAACTTAATTACAAACTCACCAGTAGAATGATTAAAATAATGTAGTGGTGAGTTTGTAATTCTATTATCATCTATTGCAACCATTGGTGAAAAACGATATTTTGATATTTTTGATGCAACAGCAGAATAAAAATTTTGAGTATTAGTTGATTCAGTTTCTGGTCCTCTTGAAACTGGTGGGTTTTTTGCATTAGTACCAATATCTAATTCTAATTTTTCAACACAAATATCTATGGATTTTTCAAAATATTTAGATAATGGTTTTAAATGCCAACCTTTATCATCTACAGATCTACCATAATCAAGTATTACTGGATAGCCTTCTTTATCAGTACAACGTGCCAAAACATAAAACATATCTTGTAACCCATTTGTGTTAGCAGGTGAATAATAAAGCATTTTATTATCAGCTTTACCAACTTCCCAATTTTCTTCTATAATTTTATTAAATGGAATATTAGGTTTATCTATAGTTCCCTTATCATCAAATCCAATTTTAATTTGTTCTGATGATTTTGCATCTTTACCAGCAATAGTTAAAAATTCTTTTAACACATCATTAGGTATTAAAGCTGCTTCAGAATCTTTTAATTGATAAGGTTTTTTACCATTACCTAATTTAGTTGAAGCAATAATAGATGTTGACCATTCTAGATTTTTTTCTACTAATATTTGATACCTTTCATCTATTAATTTATACATTCTTTTTTTATTCTGAGTGTTATTAACATCAATATCAACAACATCAGTAACAATAAAATCGTAATTTATTTCCCAATTTTTTCTTGGTTTATCTGATATATTATTGTCTTCTTCTTGAGGATAAAGTTTAATACTAACTTTATTTCTACCATCAGTTCTATCAATATATGGTGCTTTTATTATTTGTGTAACATTAGATTTATCTACACCAGCACTTGCATTATTAGGACTACCTCTTGATATACTTTCAAATTGTGTATTAAGAGTTAATTGTCCTTTTGTTACCCAATTATGAAGCGATTCATTTATCTCTAAAGAATCGATCATTAAGAATGGCACATAAAAAGGTTGTTCACCTTCAATTGAATTATACATTACAACTTCAATGTAATATTTTTGATGACCTATTTGTTGTATAGAACCTCTTTTGCTTAAATCTACACTAACATTTGATACATCACTCATAACAATTAACAGGTAACTTGATTTACATCTTTAATTAAATTAACATTTAATTGATTAAAAACAAATGTAACAGTTGAATTAATTTCAGATGGGTCTTGATTTGAAAATTGTATATCAGATAAAGATGTTGGAAATGCGTTAGTATGTTCAAATGATATAATTTTATTATTAAATTCATCTAATCCATAAATTGTAAAGGTTGAAGTATAATCCGACATTGGATTAGATAATCTGTTTATAACTTCATTTGTTTGTGTTCCATCTGGAACTGTTGTTATGTTTGATAATGATTTTTTTGCATCATTAAATAAATTTATCCAATTCCATAATGCCCAATAATTTTTATAACCATTATCAATTAAAAATTTTATATTTAATGGATCATACGCTTGTCTTGTCATTGATGATGCTTTATAAACCTGACCACCAAATGCTACATCTATTGCTGGAACATTAATTGGTGATATTGGTGCACCGTATACTGAAAATTGTATAGGATTTGCATCAAAGTTTGATCCAACAACTGAATCATATTTTGATTTTAAAGCTTTAGGTAAGTCTAAAACCATAATAAATTTATCATTACGAGATCTGTTTAGTGGTGCTTGTATCATATTATTTTATATTATAATGGATGGTTTCCATTCTTCTCCATTATATAATTTATCTTTATTATCCATATTATGCTTATCAATTGGTTCTATTGATGGTGGTTCAACACCAACATTACCCCAATTAGATAACCAATTCATAAGACTAGCAGCATCATCAAGATGCATTGCATCCCTATTATCATATTTTCCAACAAAAGAATATGTTTTATTAATTAAAATATTTTTCTTCAGACTTGAAACCTGCCCATAAAATAATGGACTTTTTTTAATTAAATCTGAATTATCAACCAAAGGTTTTATTTTTAACGGTCTACCCTGATCATCATTTTCAATAATGTTATAATATTTTGAAGCAATAGCTGGATCTAAAATAAATAAACCCCATATTAAAGATAAAACTCTATCGTCTAAATCTTCATCTTTTCTTTTACTAAATGTAAAATTTGCATGTCTAACGAAATTACTGAGTTCTAAAAGGGTATCCATATCATATAATTCTAATGCCTTTAAACTATTAGCCCAATATCTAAAATTCGTAACACCCCTGTATCTTGTATTCGTGTGGTTATGTATACCAAAACGATTTTCTCTATTATAATGTTTACTCATACCATCAAACTGATATGATACAACTGATTCATAATTATGAGTCTGGCATAAAACGTCTAAAACTTGCTGACCATTATTATTATTTTCAACAAGGATTGGTGGTCTTCCCCAATCATCAAGAATACCCATAAGTCTTGTTCCAAAATGAAAAGGGCTTATTTGATTTGAAGCATAAATTGCAACTTGTTTTATTCTTGTTAAATCTGAAAAATCTAAAACCTGTGCTACTGTATTACTTCTGCCAATACCTTCACTAACGTCAACACCAATAGCATAAAAACTTTCAGGATTTGGTTCATTAAAAATTTTATAATCACCATTATCCATTACAAGAATTGGCTCTTTACACTGTGCTTTTAATTGCTCAAGCAATTCAGGATCAATTGCAGTTTTACCTTTTTCATGGAAAACGTTTCCATACTCCTGATCAAAATCTTCTTTAGAACCAATTGCATCTGTAGCATCTTTTTTCCATTGTTCATCTCTTCCCGGTACTTCCCACCAATCAACTCGTTCTAAGTGCCATTCACTGTTAGGTTCTTGTGATTGTTTATATAAATCATAAAATTTATTATCAACACCATTAGGTGTACTAATAATAACTAACTGTGATTTCTTAGAAGATGAAATAATTGGAATAGCTGACTTCCATAATTCTCTCATCAAATCAGGTTGACAGTGAGCCATTTCATCAATAATAAGAAGATTACTTGAACTACCACGAGGACCAGCACTTGATGTAGAACTTACTGTAATGGCAGAATCGTTTTCAAGTTGAAATCCATCTTTTCTCCAAGACTTAACTGATGGTTTCATCCAAAGTGGAAGTTGTTCAAACGCCATTTTAATACGAGCAAAAACTTCCTTTGCAGTGTCTTCTTTATTTGCAACAATAGTAATTCTCTTATCATTTTGGAAACAAACCATCCAAAGAGCATAGATAGTGATTGTAGTAGTTTTTCCACTCTGACGGCTTGATAGCACTACATTAAATCTATTATTAGCAAAAGCTTTTAAAAGACGTTTCTGGTATTTTCTAAGTTCAATTTTTTGTTTACCTTCATCAAGTGTTGTAATAAAGAAATAATTTTCAGCAAAATGTAATATTTTTTTGTTACAAGTTTTAATCTCCTCAATCATCTGAGGAGTCCATTTTATTTGAGCATTACCCCTTAAAAGGTTTTCATTACCTTTAAAGAAATTACCATCGACTAATACATCTTCATTTGATATATTAGCTAGATCAACCTCTTCTACTTCTGTTTTTTTCTTTCGTCCCATCTATAAATACTTACTGACATATGGATATTTTACCTTTAATAGATAACATGTTGTTAAAATTATCTGGTAAAAAAGATAAGATCATACCAATTTTTATTAAATGGCCTCTGTATGAATTGGACATTTATGATCAAAAAGGTCTTTGGTTAAATTTTAAAAGAAAATTGAATGAATTAGATCAAAGGAAATTATTATCATCACCAACTTTAGAAGAAATTGAAAATTTTTATTATATAAATGCTGATATAGAATTTGAATTAAATTACAGTGATGATTTAGCAAAAAGAAATTTTTTATTTAAAGTTAATGATAAAATATATTCTTATGTTATTGGTAAGAAAAATAAAAGATCAAAAAAACTTTTTTATACAAGATTCTTTTTTGATTTAAAAGAATTTTTTAATTATTAATTTGTTTATTTAATTCGGTTATAATAGGCCATACATATTGACTCTTTAAAAGTTTCAATTTTGTCCCTAGTTCTGGCATTTCTAATGGGTTTGTAATTCTATTATATTCACAAACTAACCACCAAAGATATACTGTATTATAATATTTATAAGATATATTAATCCAAGTATCATTTGGTTCAACGTAATATATATCCTCAACTGAACTGTCTTGTGCAGGGAAAATATTTATTGATCTTAATAGATTATAAAATTTTGTTTGATCTTTATCTTGATAGATATTGAAAAAGTTTTCATATCTATATAAAGATAAATTTGGTAATTCTGTAAAGTCTGCTTGTTTCATAAATTATGGTCCTGTTACAACTTGTACACCTTTTGCGATTGCAGTTTTAGTTTTATCGACACCTTTATTAAAACCTTCAACAGCTGCTCCTTTAGCAAGATTAAAACCTTCCGATAATGATGTTGGTGCATTCGTAATTTCAATTTTTGAACCGCCCATTGTAGCTCCAAATACATTTGAACTTGGTGAAAGAAGATCTACAAAAGTAATTGTAACTTTATATGCTTCTGGTATTAATATTTCTTTAGGACCAAATTGTGCATAATCCCAAAGTTTTCTTGTTGTGCCAATACTATCAACTTTAAATTCACTTACATAGGCTGCTGCCATATATTTTCCACCAATTGAACCAGCATCAACTACATATATTTTTGGAGGTAAAAAGGTTAATAATGAAGTTCTTGTCTTCATATTTTGAAATGCAAATAAATTTACAAAACTAAAATGATTAAATGCATCTTCTTGTGAAATTGTATTATATAAAGGAAATGATAAAGTTAATGACAATGGTGAACTTCCACCATATTGCATTGTTTGTTCAAAACCAACTCCGGGCAAAATACCATTAAGAGCACCACCAACAGAAGCACCTATTTTTGCAGCTGTACCTTTTCCACCACTAGATGTAGAATTAAATATATCACCAATTGTTGATGCAGGGTTCCATGTATTTCCTACAGCATTTAAATTATCACCATTTTTTAAAAGATATGGCATATTATACCAAAATCCAGTATTACTTGCAGCATATAATGAAACATAACTATCTAAACCTTTACCTGATGTTACATTTTTAGCTTGTTTTACAATCTCAAGAAAATTTGCTGCCCATGTACCCATTTCAATTTGTTTTTCAGTTATAAAAACACTAGGAACTTCATCAGTACTAGTATAGTTAGACCAACGCATAGTATTAGTAACATCAACTAATCCAGAACCTTTTGGTTTTAAAATAGTATATGGTTGAGCTAAATTAGAAGCTCCATATGACAATGCTGGGCTTTCTTCAGCAGTAAAATAGTTATTTGATGCAAACGCACTCTGTATACCTTGTGCGCCAGATCCAGATTGATTACTAGTATCCATATATAATATTTAGATAGTAGCCCTTATTCTTTCAGAATTACCCCACCAAGCACTTCTAGCTGAAGCATTAGGATCTATTTGTGGTGTAAATAAATAATCTTTACTTGAATGAGAACTACCACCGCCACCACCAGAAACCGTAATTGGTATTGGATTTTCTTGTGCTTCTTTTAAAACTTCAATTAAAGAATTTACAGCTTTCACTAAGATATTTGTAGATTCTTGCGTTTTTTGCATTATAACATCAGGATCTGTTGTTTTTGGTGGTCCTTCATCTTTAACTGGTTCATATTTTACATCAGTTTTATCTTCTAATATTTTTGGAGTCTCTTTTGTTGATGGTTCATAATTAAGATTTTGTGTTTTATTCTCACCACCAATATCTATTTTACTAAATTTTTCCATTAAACCACTAATACCAGCCATTGGATTTAACATGGAACTTAAATCTAAATCATCAGCTTCTGGTGTTTTTTGTTTTATTGGTTCAACTTTTTGTGTTTTTGATGTTTCTTCTGTTTTTTGTGAAGATGTTTGTTGCTGTGTATTTTCAGTTTGAGATGAATCTGTAACTGGTTGTTGACCAGTAGCTTTAGAAGCTTCTAATGATTTCTTCCTTTTTTCTATTTCATCTTGAGCTAATTGTTGTGGTGTAACTGCTGGTGGTGTTGCAGGTGTTTCTATAATTTCACCCTTTGAATCCAAAGGTATACCCATGAAATTAGCAATATCTGTTTTTAACCAAGATGGTAACCAACTAAACCAACCAAGAATTGCTTTACCAACTTTCTTTTTAATACTATCCATCAATGATGATGCACTAAATTTTGCACCAGCACCAGCATTTGCTGGAGTTCCAGCTGATAATATATTTTCAAAGAAAGAAGCAATTGGAGCAAATATAGGTATATTTTTCATACCATTTAATCCAATTTGCATACCACCAATATCACCAGAAATTATGCTTGTTATAAAATCCCATGTTCCAGTAATACCACCAACAAGACTTGCTACGAATGGAACTTTCATTAACATATTACCTAAACCAGTAAAGATTCCTGTTAACGCACCTAACTTAGATTTTTGCCCTTCCTCACCTTTAGCACCATCAGATTTATAATCTAAAAAGGCATTTAAAGCAGAAGCACCTAAAGATAAAGCAATACCAACGCCCGGTATAAGATCTCCAATACCACCAGCAAAATCTATAACAGAACCAATATAATCACCTTTATTAAATCTATCATATGCAAAGTAAAAACTAATTAAACTGCCAATTACTGGTATTGCTTTTAATGCAGCAAAACCAACACCTTTAAATAAGCCGCCAGCAATTTTTGGTAATAACTTTTTGAAAATACCACCACCCTTGGCTGCTGCTGCTGCACCTTCACCAATACCTTCAGCGGCTGGTAAAATCATTTTTATAGCACTTTTAAGGACACTCTCTATCAAATCACCAAAAGACGTAAAAGCTTTACCTACGAGGCTTGTAATGCCACCAAAGGCTACCTTAAGACCACCCACAGTAAACCATTTACCAATACCTTCTGCAATTCCTTGAAATTTATCAAGAAAGTCTAATTTAGTTCCTATTGCATTTTCAAGCCAAGGTTTAATTTTATCCCAGAATGCAGTAACAAGTAGTGTAGCAATCCCACCGAGAGCTAAAAGCTTACCTATCATACCCAAGAAACCTTCTTGCTTTGTATTTGCAAGAATTTGATCTTGTTTCTCTAATGAATCTTTAAAATACTTTTTAAATTCACCCTGCATCTTTTCGTCAAAACCAACATTCTTCATTATACCTTTAAAGAAAGATTGGGTTTTATCTGAAAATTCTACTTGTTCTACTTTAGGACCAAGTGTTTTTTGTTCACCATCTTCCTGTTGAGGTTTTTGTGCATTTTCTAATGACTGAGGTAAAACTGATGCAGCTGGTGTATCTTTGATTTTATCAATTGGGTTATCTTTTTTAGCCTTATCATCCTTTTTTTGTTGAGGATTATCAGGTAAATCTTTCATATTCAAAGACTCTTTTACCTTTTTTCTATACTGTTCTACATCATTTTTAAATTCTTTTGCTGTCTTATTAAGACCAAGTGGATCAGAAATTGTCTTATCAATATTTTTTATAACACTTGAAAGTTTCTTAAAAACTTCTTGTTTCAAAGCATCAAACTGCTCACCACCTAATATTTCTAATAGTGACTTTGAATCTAAACCTTGTGTTTCACCTTCTGGCATATAGTATACTTATTATACTATATTAAAATTTAACTTAATTTAAAAAGAGTAAACTATCAATAGAAATAGTCTTTTTATAATCATCTTGGGTTACAGTAAGAACTTCATCCAACTCTTTCTTCCAAGATGATATCTTTTCCAAGATTTTCTGTAATAAACCACTTGGTAACTTTTCAACAACACCAACTCTTTGTTTGAAAGACATACTATCAAAATCAACTTCACTATCATTAATCCAGATTTTACTGATATACTTTGAAGTTTCGCCTATAAATGCGGCAGTAATTATATTCTGAACATCTTGATTTGTTTTAATATCTTCTGTCTTTTTATTCTTTTTAAATTCAGTATCATAATCTAATTCTATTTTTAAATTAGGATATCTAACTTCAGCTTTTAATGTAACTTTATCATTAATAAGATCTAAAATCACATTTTGTGGTGTTTGATATGTGCGAAATTTATTTATAACATCTTCAACATTAATAATACCAATAACTTCAGATTTCTCATCAAATACTATTTTTAATTCATTTGATATTTGACCTTTAAGTTGCAAAGCAATACAAGCTTTATCGCTTATCGTAAGAGTATCAATTACATCATTACCTTCATCATGAATTAAATTATCTTTTAAAATATTATAAAATGCATTAGAAAAACCTAAATTATAAACAGATGTATCCATAGCAGCACCCAATAGTTCTTTCTGTTGTTTGGCATTTATCTCTTTAAAAGTAAGAGTATTATTCTTGGATGGAACATATGCATCAACTGTAAATGCATTAGATACATCGTTTAATGTATTAATAGCTTGATTAAAATCCAAAATGTTAATTTCTTCTGTCATGTGATTATTTATGGTACTTGCTCACCAAATTCAAGGGCTAAATCTTTAAGGGCATTACTATTTTGACTATTATTACCATCTCTTTTACTTCTTTGTTCTTGTATTATTGATATATAAATCTTTCTTTCAGATGGTGATAAATTTAAAGTATATTCTGGGTTTATATTAGAGTTTGCTAAAAAATGGATTTCAGAATAAATTGATTTTACATCATAAGAAAATATCATTTTTATATGTTCTATAAAACTTAAATTATAGATATTAAATCTTTGTTCTTTAAATATCGAAACGTTAAAAATTTCAGATGTTATTAGTTCTTTCAATGCATTAAAAATTTTATTTTGAGAAATTAACTTTAAATGCATTGGCAATGAATCCAACAAATCATTTTTTTGTTTTGAACTAAATGAATTAAATTGTATTTTCTTATTATCTATTTTTATATACTCTATAAATTCTTGTATGGAATCATTTATAGATTCATATATATTTTTATCATTTATAAGAAATTCATTAAAAACATTAATGCTTTTTACTATAGGCCAATTTATCTTTATAGTTATATTGTTTTCAATTACCGTATTGTTTTCTTCATTTTCAAAAAAACTTGAAGCTCTGTATAAATTTGCAAGATAAGATTTTAAATCAAGTTGTATTTTGGTTTTTCTCTCAGAGTCTTTCATTAAAAACTCTATAACATTACCAACACTTAAAATTCTTAATTTAACCAAAAATAAAACATATTCAATGATTGTTATATTTTGAATATCGTTAAAATTTTCAACACAATTTTCCAATACGTTTAAAATAAAATTATGATAGTCGATTAAAGATTCCTTTGTATTTGCAATGGTTAAATTAGCCTTTGCAAGTGCAATTTGCTCTTTTGTATTTAATTCTCTATGATGTAATTTTATTTTAGTATGGGGTAAATCCAAACTATAATTGTAATATTCCACAATTAAATTTATGGCAATGACAGTAAATTTCCAGTATTACCATCCATTACAGCATATCTATCATATATGAATTTAACATCACCATATTTTAAACCTTCTTCTTGATATGAATAAGTTTCACCGGGTAATGCGATAGGAGCAACATTATAAAATCTATATACCTTTCTAACTTGCATCGGATTATATGCACCAGTTTTAGCGTACATAACAACATCAGCAAAATTACATTTTACATTTTTAGGTGAATTTGGATTTCTTGCAATAAGACCATTATAACCAACAGAAATAACCCAAGGTCTTATTATAAAATCTAAAAATGATGCATTAGTTTCAAGTAATGTAACGCTAAATGGTTCATACTTGCCTCTTGTAGAGGCTGTAGCTGGTGCTTGAAAACCACCATAATCAAGTCCTTGATTGCTTGCTTCTATTGTTTCTCCGGGTAATTGAACTTGTCTTGCAAAAGCACAACCCATCATATTATCAACAGATGTTTGTAATTTACCATCTAACAAATAATTTGTTACATCAGTATTATAAGTCCACTCCGCACCAGCTTCTCTTGATCTTAAACTATTTTGAATTGAACCCATCAATCCATTATTTCCAGTAATATTACTGAAATCAAAATACATTAACCATTGACTTGCAAGAGCAATGCCAGTAGGCCAACTACCTAGTAAGTCTAGATAAAAAGAAAATGGACTTTTATCACTATAGATTGACACAAGAATACTTATGTCTGATTACCAAATTATCTTGATAATCTCCAATACTGGTAAGCAAGTGTTACTTGTTGTTCTAACACTTCACCAGCACTTGTGACATTAACTGTTAAGTCGCCAATTGCTTGTGGATAAACACCAAATAATGTATATGTTCTAAGTGGGTTACCACTCTTATCAATGAGTGATAAAACAACTTGATTTGAAGCATCTTTACTTGGGATATTATATGCACCAGTACTATTGGAATCATTGAATACAGTATTAGTCCAATCCTCAAACTTTCTACGAATAGAAAGATTTGCTGGTACACGGAATGTCATTTGCCAACCACCACTATTAGGATAGTTTGCTGTACCGGGAACGTTAAACTTGAGACCCATAAATGGAACCTCAACATTTGTTATTGCTCTTCCGGGGAGCGTGGTTGAAGTTACATAAAGCAACTCTTGTGTTGTGAAGCGAACTCCTCCGAGTGATACTACTCTGAAAAGATTTTGACGAGCAAAATCATTTGATATAGCTGCATCGTAGAAGTTCTCTATGCCTTGGGTGTCGAATAATCCTGCCATATTAATATTTATCCTTTAGGTTAACCAATTAATTCAGAAAAATCAACGCCTGTTCTTGTTGCAATAAAGTCAGCTAAGATAAACTCAGCGGCTCTTACTGGCTTGATATAAATTGAGATTCTCAATTCATTATTATCAATCACATCAGGTGTGTTGTTTGTTTCGTCGCAAACCAAGAGATAATCATAAAGACCATCATTTAACTTAGCCTGATCGAAGATTGGTACTAATGCACCCTTCAAACGATTTCTTGTTGCGAATGAATTTGGTTCAAACACAAAGTACTTGAGGAGTGCTTGTGCTTCTTTTTCTAAGGTTAAGAATAATCTACGAACATTAACTCTATCAAATGCTGATGGCTTGCGGAATAATGTCTTCTGACCGTATATTACGAATCCATCGTTATTGAAGTATGCAATTGGGTTGATGTTAATCTTGTAAAGCAAGTCTCTTTGCTTCTGTGTTGGATTGATTGCAAGATCGGTTACATTTGTTAATGAACCTCTATTGAAACCTGCTGGGGCAATCCAAGGGAATGATGATTGTGCAGTTGAAGCGTAGATAGCAGATGCATAACCTGATGATGGAAGCCAAACTTGCTTATTTATGAAAGCATCATTTGTTTTAATCCAGTTACCATATGTAGCAACATAACTACTTTGAACACTTCCAAAGAGATTCTTTAAAGGCCAGTAGATATCATTTGAGAATACATAACTCTTCTTAGCAGAAGTCTTTAAGTTTTCACCTTGTACAAAGATATGTCTAAGTGGATCTGCAATAAAGATATGATCTTTTCTTGTTTGATCTGCAAAAGAAACAAACTGATCTAAGATGTCTTTATAACCTTCATAAACATAACCATCTGGTGTATCACCAGTGTTTACCTTTAAGCCAACACCACCATTTGCAGTTGAACCTAATGTGAAATCTACATTATAATTTTCATCATAAAGGTTATATGCTGATATATTTGCATAGTTTGGATCATATGATTTTGTATATGCACTTGCCCAAATTGTACCTAAACCAGCTTCAGCTATAATGTCTACATTTACAGAGTCATTGTCTTCAAGTTTATTGAGAATCTTTTGAAGTTTTAATGGAACTTCACCAAGATCTTTGATATTTGCATCTGTATCAGATACATAAACACCAGTTGAAATTAATGCTTTAGCTGAATCAGCTACTAAAACTGATTTAGCTGGTAATGAACCATATTTTGCATCATTAACAATCCAATTACCAGTTTGTGATATATTTGGATTTGTGAGTACTTTAATATTCTTTGATGAATTGTTTACAACAGTATCAATAAAGAATGACGCTGGCGCACCACCAAGAGGATTATTTTGTGTTCTGTTGGCATATAAGGAACCAGCATAACCTTCAGCAATACTATAGGTAAGAGTTACTGTATCTTGATTATATTGTGTTGTTTTAAGTTTTACGAGTAAAACAACCAAACTATCTTTGAATGTTGGTTCAAAGAAATCATAACCAGTTGGATAAAGTTCAACAATTTTTGATATGCTATTGGCAGCATTTGATGATGCAGATTGAGTAAGAGTGAAACTTAATCTTGATTCAGGAACCTTTGTAAATCTTTGAACATTACCATCATAACCTGTTACAGCTGAAATTGCTTTTATGCATGTGTAAGGTTGTGATGGGTTAAATGCTTGCTTAAGATCATCTTGACTAGCAATCGCAACATAATAACCTTCATAAAGATTATTTACAGATGTCTTGGAATCGTTGATTACAACTAAACCAGCATTACCAATATCAGCGAATGATGATATTGCACCATTTGGTGATGCTTCCCAATTAACAGCATTTGATGTTAATTGCTGATATTCATCTTCAGTAAGAAGTAATGATGTAGGTGCACCTAATGTGTATTCTGTACTTGATTCAAATGAACCACCAGCAACACCTGCAACACCAATTGCAGCTGATACTTGAGCTTGTGAATCATAATTACCACCTGTCAATAAGATTAATGGCTCTGTTACATAACCACTACCAGCATGATGAATTATGACTTCTTTAACCTTACCAACGTTTGCACTTAAAGATGGGTTTGTTAAATATGAAGAATCATAAATTACAGCATGTAATTTAGCTGGATCTTGTGGATCAAGACCATTTACACCACCACCAATAACTTCAACCATAGGTGCTACATCATAACCAAAACCAGAGTCAAATAAGTTAATTGATGTTACACCAATTATATTTGTACCTATTGTGTTTACAGCAACTGGATAAGCAAGAACACTGTAAGAATTAGCATATCCATCACCTAAATTTGAACCATATGGTAATCTTGCAACTGTGAGGTTTGCTGGTGAATTCAATAAAACTTGTCTTGCTGTATGATATAAATATCTTTCAGCTGCGTTTGTTGGTGTACCAAAGATTTGCTCATATTCAGATACACTACTGACACTTACAAACTCATCAGTTGGTCCTTGGTCTGAAAATCCAGTTATAAGGATATCTGTTGAGCCGATTGGTCTAGAAATTGTACTAAGATCAATTTCGTTAAATTGTACGCCCGGTGATGCTATAGTTCTTGATGACATAATTTATAATACTATTTATCTTTAATTTTACCCATTTTTACAAATTGTTTTTATATCTCTCATAATAAGTAAATATAATCATGAATAAATTTGATTTATTAGTATCAAGAATACTTACAGAAGCTAATTGCACAAAAGTCACACAAAAAACACATTCTACCAGAAAAGGTAAAAAGTGGATGAAATGTGTTAAGAACCCAAAAGGTGGATATAAAAGAATTCATTGGGGTCAAGCTGGTGTAAGGGTTGGAAAAAATAATCCAAAAAGAAGAAAATCATTTCGTGCTAGACATAAATGTTCTGGCGCAAAACCCGGAACTCCAAAATATCAGGCTTGTAAAGATTGGTAAAAAGTGTAAGTATATTTGTTATGAGTAAATTCGATTCTATTTTAGAAACATACATTAAGGAAGGCACTGTTACAATTAATACTGACACTGCCGCCGCTGATGCAACTAAACTAAAAGGAACGCAATTAGGAAATGCTTTAGGACAGATTGCAGGTGCTGAACAACAAGGTGTGACTGATCCAAATTCAATAAAACAACCAGCTGATATTATGCATGGTGTTTTAAGTGATGATAAAGTAAATCCATTAACTTGGGATAAAGTTAATGAACAAGACAAAGCAAAAGTTTTAGCTGCTTTAGTTGATAAAAAAATAATCCCACCATTACAAGCACAACAAGAAGCTGGTAAGGATAACAAAAAAGAAACACCATCAATAAGTGCAAGTACAACACCTCAATCTTCACAGCAAGGTGGTACATTACAAGGTGTTTAATTAATCCACAATGGATTATAATTTATGAGCAAAAAAATGCGCCCTAAAAAGGGTTCTGACAGAAAACAATCTGGCAGAATCAATCACGAAACAACTAACCCACAGGTTGGTAAACAAGAGGATAATTCTCCTTATGTATTTCAAAGAGACAAAATATCTTTTGATTTAACAATCAAAAATTTACCTTGGACAAATAAACAAAAAGAAATTATAGCAAGATTTCTTGATAAAGGTACAAAGGTATTGATGCTTAAAGGTCCAGCAGGAACAAGTAAAACAACTCTTGCTATGTATTGTGGATTAATGCTTCTCAACATGAGAAGAATTTCAGATATGGTTCTTGTGAGATCAGCAGTTGAATCTTCTGATTCTAAATTAGGGTTTTTACCCGGAACTCTTGATGAAAAGATTGCAGTTTATCTTACACCATTCCATGACAAATTTGAAGAACTCCTCTGCAAAGCCCAATTAGACAGGCTCCAGAAGGACAATCGTTTAACAATTTGCCCAATCAACTTTGCAAGAGGTCTTCACTTTTCTGCAAAATTTGTTTGTGCTGATGAAGTACAGAATTTTTCTAAAAAAGAAATTCATACTCTCATGAGTCGTATTGGTGAATTCTCAAAGGTATTTCTTTGTGGTGATCCAGAACAGAGTGATCTTCCTTATGGTAAATCAGGCTTTGATAAAGTTTACAATCTTTTTGATAATGATGAAGCAAAAGCTCAAGGTATATTCTGTATGGAATTAACTGAAGATGATATTGTTCGTTCTGAACTTTGCAAATTCATTACACATAAGTTTAAAGAACTTTATATTGCCGATCAACATAAAGATGCTCAACATCAACAGCATATTAAAGAGAATCAACATAAAGATGCTTGGAAACCATCAGAAGGTAAGTAAGTATATATTATGAATAATAATCCCCAATATCAGAATGTAGAAAACAGACCAATCGGTTGTACTTTTTGTGGCGCACATGTCCAAGGAAGAGTTAATGAAAAACTCAATCCTAAAACAAAACAAGTTATAAAAGAATGCCGTTGGGTTTGTTCTCGTTGCGGTAACGTTGTTAAAATCGGAAACGTTAACTAATGGATCTAAACCAGATACTTGAAGAAATCTATGATAGGGGTGGTGGTAGCTATCCAGCTTACAGCCAAGCTCCTCGTAAAGATTTTGCTCCAATATCTACAAAGGGAGGATATGATTATCCTTATCAACAAACAGGTGTAGCTGGTGCTTTTACCGAGCCACCACCAGATGCACCTATAATTTTACCTTGGCCTATGCAAACCGTTACTGATGATTTAGCTGATGGATTTGTATTGATAATGTCAGCAGCAAATAAAATTGTGCAATGTGTTAATTCAAATCCAGCTTTAACTGAAACACAAAAAGAAGAATTAATAGAAATTTATAAGAAAACAAAACAGGCTTTAGATTTAATTAAAACAGTTGGAATTAATATTGGTAAATCAAATATAGCTGGTCCTCAACCATCACAGAATCCAGTTCCAGCACCAGCAAACCCAGCACCAGATTCTCTTCCAAGTACAGGTAATACAGTAGTAATTAAATTACCTTGACAATAATATTCTAACACTATAGTATAGTGCTATGGATAAAAACAAAATTCGTTGGGATATAATACAGTCAACATTAACTGTTATTTTTACATCATCTCTTATTGCGGTATCAGCACTCCTTTTTGGTATTAATTGGATTGCAACATTTATATTAGCATTTGTTTTACAATATATTTTATTTTCATTTTTTGGAAATATTATTAACAATTATTTTGCAGAGAAAACAAGACAAAAACAATTAGATACATTAGAACCACTTTCAACTATTTTAGAATGTGCATATTGTAATGCAAAAAACATAATGACATTTCTTCCAGATGAAACTGAAAGAATTGAATTTGAATGTGATTCTTGTAAGAAGAAAAATCTTGTTAGTATTCAGTTTGTTGTTGCAAGAATTACAGATGCTGTTACTATTAATACAACAACCAACATTCCTTTAATCGATGAAAAAAATGAAATCTAAAAATTGGGAAAACATTCACGATGAAGCATCCAAGTGGGCTAGATGGATTGCATTATATGAAGCTGTAAATTATCTTGCAGATAAAGCACAAGAGAAAGGTTTAAAGTTTGAAAAGTTAGATTTAAAGCCTCTTAAAATATTAGAGTATATTGAATCAACACAAGATATTATTTTAAGAAAATTATTGAAACAAGAATATAATATTGATGTATGTTATTCAGATGTTCAATATGATTCAGAATTAAATCCTATTCCACAAAAAGAATATCAATATTCACCGTAAACACTATCATTACTACAAGGATTTTCTTCTTCGTAGTTAAAGTTAGAATCAGCAAGTTGTTCTAATATGTCATTATCATTATTAGCAACATTTCCGATACCAGAACCCGGTGATCCATTTTCGAATGAGTAGTCGTATCTCTTGGCTTTCCAGAACCAAACATAGTGACCACCTAAAGCATTTAATTGAAATTCATCAATAACTTCAGTTAATTCATATACAGATGGTCCTCTTTTTGGAAAATTAATACGATCACTACCAAATTCTTCCATGAATAAAAGATCACCATTTTTAGGTTCAGCAGATACACCAAATGCAGTTGTAAAATGTTTGGGATGAATAACACCTGTCATATCACTATCAGCTACAATACCAAATTTTGACAATAGATAAGAATCATTCGTAAGGTTTAATAATACAATTAAAGGTTTTGATGCTGCAAATCCAGCATCAGGTTCTTCACCATAAAGAACATTCATTCCTGTCAACGATGATTGATTTGAATAGTATTGTATTTGTTGTCCGTAAATTCCTATTTGCTCATACCACCAATTAGAAAAGTTTTGCCTTTCTTGTGTATTAACACCTTTATTTAAATAACGTAATGTTTCCATTTATTCTCCTTTATATTTCAATATATAAACTTTAGGTGATATTAAAACTAAATGAACACCAGTTTGTTTTATTGCCTTTGATGTTTCTTGTGGTGTTGGACAAACATTATATTTTTGTATAATATCAAGTGCTTCTGGATGAGATAAAGCAACGCCTTGATTTGGATCTTTTCTATTTAAACATAAAGTAATTTTAGGATGTTCATGTTTTTTTTCTGTATGAGTCTTTGCAACGAAATATGGATTTTTTCTATTAAGACCTGAACCCATTAATCTACCAACAGTTTTATGATGTTCACTTCCAGTATTAATACCCATCTTTGATGCTTTCTTTTCATCAGCACTTAAAGATAAGGCATTTCCATTATAAAAATCTTTAAAATTCACAAGTATACTTACACAAAAAAACCCCGCCGTAGCGGGGTTTTCTTTTATATTAATTTATTTTATTCTTGATCAAATAAAGTCTTACCAACTTTATCTACAGAACCAACTTTGTTACTACCTTTACCAGTGTGCTTTGAAACACCAGCTTCTGTGGAGTGAGCTTTTGCTACACCATCATGGCCTTTACCTGTTGATGGTGTTTGTGCTGACTTCTTTGTTACTGGAACTGCACCTTTAACTTCTTTCTTTGACTTATCTGCTAAAGATAAACCTTCAGCACCAGCGAGTTCTTGCATATCAACTGCTTCCTTGAATGGATTCTCGCCTTCTTCAGACTCTTCACCCTCTTCGGAACCACCAAATGCATGTTCAGCTTCTTCTTCACCTTCAGACTCTTCACCTTCATGTTCTTCATCACCAACGAGAACGTTTTGAAGAAGTTCAAGTAATTTGTGTGCTGTTTCTTTATCAAGTTCAAGAGTTACTGTTTCATCTTCACCCTCTTCACCTTCACCGAACTCGTCGGATTCTTCATCAGATGATTCGCCACCAAATGGTTCAGCTACTCCAAAAGATGAATCTTCTGGTGTCTTGCCTGTTGAGAAGGACATTTCTTCGCCTTCTTCACTTAAAATTTTGCTATATAATGCATCAAATGGATTCTTTGCTTCATAAGAAACTGAATTCTTTTTAGCTTCACCATCTGTTTCTGCACTCTGTGTTAAGTGTGCAGGTGCTTCTTCTGGTGATTCAACATCATCAGCTGATTCAGGTCCAGTTTTCTTTTGCGGTGCTTTATTTTTTTCACTTTCAGCGTTGCCGAAAACTTTACCAGTTTGTGAGGTTTCACCTTCAACCTTCTGACCTTTTTGGAGATCTTCAGATTCTGTGATGATTTTGAGATATGCTTTTGTTAATGGGTCCATATGTTGTTATTTATATTTACCCTACACTTATTCCATTTCCATATTTTTTTTTACAAATTATTTAATATGGTTTCTGCTTCGTCTTTTAAATTAAGTGTTGGATATAATATATAATTATCCTTTCCACATACCCAAACGATATTTCCATCACCAACTTCAAATGGTGTATTCCTTTCTATAATCAGCTTATAGAGCCATATTTGTAAACTATATTTTACAAGCTCACAATTTTGTAAATGTGTAAATGGTGCAAGTAATCTTTCACCTCTTGGATTTTCAATTTTAATTTCTTTATTAGTCTTATAATCAAATATAGATAACTTCTTTGTTTTTTTGTTATATGACAAATTATCAAGAGTTCCACATAATTTGGATTTATCATCACCAATTACAAATTCAGATTTTATTAAAACGTGATCTTGCTTCCACCATTCATAAAAATTTAAAAAGTTATTAATAAGATGTGCCATTTCACCATAATATTGATCAACATCAGATTGATCAAATTTACTTTTATTTTGTGCAAGGAACACCATAAAAGCTTCCTTATCCAAAGCAATCTTTCTACGTTCTAAGAAATTCTCTACAAATAAATGAAACTCAGATCCTTTATGACAAGAATAATCTCTTTTATAAGCCCATTCAGCTAATACATCATCAACATCCTTACCATCACGTTTCGCTACATTCCTAGCAACACGATCAGTTTCAAATTCCTTTTCATATTTCTTTAATGCACCAGAGACTGAAGTCTTTGCTGGTGTATCACCTATAGTGTATTTGTGATTTTTATCAAAGAATTTTACATGTGAAAATGCTTCAGTTAATGTTACGAGAGAGTCAAAATTAAGCATTGCCGAATCCGATAACTCTGTTTGATTCTGATTTTTTGGGTTTGTTTCCATATAGTTCTACTTCTTTTTCTAAATTATAAATGTCACTTATTGATAAAGGTTCAGTAATTTTTTCTTCAATAAATTTCTTTGGGTACTTCAAATGTTTTGCAAGTTTTTTAGCATCCTCAATTGATAACGCACCAAACTCATATTCAGCTTGAAGTCTACCCTTTCTCTTTAGAGCATCATCAATATCTTGTTTAGGGCAATTGTAAGTTACAATTACTGAAGTCTTTAATATATCACTAAGGATACCATCTGACAAGTTTAATAATGATGATACAGCAGATGAATCCATTCCATCACCCTGTCTTTTCATAATTGCCTTTTCAGCATCTTCAAGAATGATGACAGAGTTTGGTTTTGAAATTAAAGTATGTAAACAGTTTGGATCAGAAGTAAAATTCTCAATCATTGTTGTTGGGATGTAAATGAAATCCCTATTAACTTTATCTGCTAAATACTTGATATAGGTAGTTTTACCAGTTCCGGGCATTCCATGAAACATGAATAAACCATTGGGTTTCTCCATAAGTCTCTCTTTAATAAGTTTATCAATTGGTAAAAAGTCTTTACCATAATTTAATTCCAAATTTAAATCCTTTGGAAGATTAACTGAAATTGGTTCAAACGTATATTCACCAAATTGGTTTTTAATAAATAAGTGAACTTTTGTTTTATTGTCATCAGCAACAATAAACTGATCAAAATCAGATATATCAATTTTTTCTAAGTTTGATGGATATGTTATATGTAAGTTATATATTTTCTTTTCAGTTATTTTTTTCTTATCATCTTCTGAAACAATACCAACATCTCTTAATCTGTAGCTTAAACCAAACTCATCATCTGATGATTCATTTTTAACTGAAATCTTTAAGTAATAATTTTTATACTTGAACCAGAAAAATCCATTTTTAAAGTTCTTGTAATCAGATTGACATGGTTTTAATTCACCGTTAATTGATGAATTAAGGTATATCGCATTTTTAAGTAAAAATGGTAAAATCCCCTCACTAAAGGTATCATCCAAATAAAGATATGATGGAGCAAACCCATAAGTCGTTGTAATGTAATTCCTTATAGGGAAATCATTGCTCATTTCTACTTTAAAGTGTGTATCTTCAGTGTTAATAGACACTACGTTGTTTTTTCTTATTGGAAGCATTCTTATACTTTAACTGAAACCTCAGAAAAAGCAATAAAATATTGACATTCCATTAATTTTATTAGATCATGCTTTTCTTATAAATATTAATATGCAACGTTTATCTAAAAAGGAAATGAGCTTGATTCACAAGCGTTGCGTGAATTTGATAAGACGTAAACCACCAGAGTTTTTGGTTTTCAAAAAACTTGGTATTTATGGTTGGTGTTTATATGACGAGGATGTACTATTAGTCGATCATAGAAAATCACCAATAAGAACAGCATATCATGAATGCATACATTACTTGTATCCAGATTGGAGTGAAACAAAGGTTCTTAGAGCAGAATCTCAAATGATAAACAAATTGTCAATGTTGGAAATTGCACAATTCATGAAATATGTTTCCATTAAACTTTACAAAAGCGAACTTTCTAAAAAGATTTTCAAAACACGAAAAGCTAATAAGCGAAAAAAAATTAAAAAGAAAAAATAAAAGAGTTGTGTGATATTACACAAGATGATATAATTTAATAAGTAGTACACAACTTTATGATATTCGAAGAACAAATAAGCCGTAAACCTAATCATTATCCTTGGACAGAAGAATTCATTGAAGCCATGCATAATGGTTTTTGGACAGACAAAGAATTTAATTTTAAATCTGATGTTCAACAATTCAAAGTAAATTTGAATGATCAAGAAAGAGAAATTATTATTCGTACTCTTTCTGCTATTGGTCAGATTGAAATTGCAGTTAAAACTTTCTGGGCAAAGCTTGGAGAAAATCTTCCACACCCATCACTTTCGGATCTTGGATATGTAATGGCAAATGTTGAAGTTATTCACAATAATGCATATGAAAGATTAATTTCTGCTCTTGGATTGGAAGATATTTTTGAAGAGAATTTAAAGCTAGATTGGATCGAAGGAAGAGTAAAATATCTTAGAAAATATACTCACAGATTTTATAAGGATTCCAAGAAACAATATCTTTATGCTCTCATCTTATTCACATTATTTGTTGAGAATGTTTCTTTATTCTCACAATTCTATGTAATCAATTGGTTTGCTCGTTTTAAGAACGTTCTTAAAGATACAGATCAACAAGTAAAGTACACTCGCAACGAAGAACAGATTCATGGTCTTGTTGGTACTAGAATCATTAATACAATTAGAGAAGAGTATCCAGAATTATTTGATGAGGAACTTGAAGCTAAGATTGCTCATGAAGCAAGAGAAGCATTTAAGTCTGAATCGGAAATTGTAGATTGGATGGTTAATGGAATTAAGGAAGAAAATCTTACTGCTCCTATTCTCAAAGAGTTTATTAAGAATCGTATCAATGATTCTCTCATTCAAATTAAATTCAAGCCTGTGTTTGAAATTGATAAGGAACTATTAGGTAAAACCAAATGGTTTGAAGAAGAACTTATTGGAAATAATATGACAGACTTTTTCCATTCTCGTCCGGTTGAATATTCTAAGAAAGGTCAATCTTTTGATGAGAATGATCTTTTCTAAAGGTAAATATTGAATATGAGAAATAAAGATACAATTTTATTAGAGAATGCTTATAATTCTATTTTAGAAGCTAAAATGTGTAAATGTAAATGTGATTGTGAAGCATGTAAAGAAAAAAAGTGCAAGGATTGCAAACATAAAAATTGCGATTGCGATTGTGAAGGTTGCGAATGTAAAAAGAAAAAAGATTAATTCATAAAATAAAACTATAATTTGATTGCTATCTAGCATCAATTTGATAAGATAGATATATCAAATTTATGAGTACCGAAACGCAGCAAACAGAGATTTATTGGCTTAACAAAGATTCTAGAAAGTTCCTCCAAAGAGGATATTTGTTAGAAGGAGAAACACCAGAGCAAAGAATTTCTGACATTGCAAAAACAGCACAGAAACTTTTAGTAGAGTTTACAGGTGATACAAAGTTTGCAAAAAAGTTTGAAGATTATATGCACAGAGGATTTTATTCTCTTGCTTCTCCCATTTGGTCTAACTTTGGTCGTAAGAGAGGTCTTCCTATTTCTTGTTTTGGTTCTCATATTCCTGACACAATGGCAGGAATTCTTGAGAAGGTTGCTGAAGTTGGAATCATGACAAAGAATGGTGGAGGTACTTCTGCTTATTTTGGTGATCTCAGAGCAAGAGGAACGGAGATTTCATCTGGTGGTGAATCTACTGGTTCAATTCACTTTATGGAGCTTTATAATAAGCTTATGAGCGTTGTATCGCAAGGTAATGTTCGTCGTGGATCATTTGCAGCTTATCTTCCAATTGATCATGGTGATATTGAAGAGTTTTTAAAGATTCGTGGTGAAGGTAACGAGATCCAAGATCTTTCAATTGGTGTCACTATTACTGATGCTTGGATGAAGTCCATGCTTGATGGTGACAAAGAGAAGAGAAGAATTTGGGGATTGGTACTCAAGAAGAGATTTGAGTCTGGTTATCCATATATTTTCTTTACTGATAATGTAAACAAACAAGCACCAAAAGTTTATAAGGATTTGAAGATGAAGATTACCCAATCTAATCTTTGCACAGAAATTATGCTTCCAAATAATGAAGATGAATCATTTGTTTGTGATCTTTCTTCAATGAATTTGGAGAAGTGGGAAGAGTGGAAAGATACTGATGCAGTAGAGACTATGATTTATTTCTTAGATGCTGTTATGTCAGAATTCATTGGAAAAACATATGGTATGAAATTCATGGATGCTCCTCGCAATTTCGCAATTCGTCATCGTGCATTAGGTCTTGGTGTTCTTGGTTGGCATTCTCTCTTGCAGTCAAAAATGATTGCATTTGAGTCAATGGAAGCAAAACTTCTTAATTCAACTATTTGGAAAACAATTCGTGAAAGAGCAGATAAGGCTAGTATTGAACTTGCTCAATTAATTGGTGAACCATTACTCCTCAAGGGATATGGTCGTAGAAACACCACAACGCTTGCTGTAGCCCCTACAACTTCTTCCTCATTTATCTTAGGTCAGGTTAGTCCGTCTATTGAACCAAATAATAGTAACTATTATGTTAAGGATCTTGCCAAAGGAAAGTTCTCATATAAGAATCCCTATCTCAAGAAGCTCTTAAAAGAAAAAGGTAAGAATGATGATGACACTTGGATGGACATTCTCAAGCATAGTGGATCGGTTCAGCATGTTGATTTCCTCACCCAAGAAGAGAAAGATGTATTCAAGACATTTGAAGAAACATCACAAAAAGAAATCATTATTCAAGCTGCTGGTCGCCAAAAATACATTGATCAGGGTCAGAGTTTAAATATGCTTATCCCTGCTGGAACACCACCAAAAGCTGTTAATGAACTTATTATCTTTGCTTGGGAACAGGGTATTAAGAGTCTTTACTATCAGAGATCAACCAACCCAGCAAAAGAACTTGCTCGTTCAATCATGACATGCAAATCTTGTGAGGCATAATATGAAAATTGCACCAGACATAATAACTGAATTAAAAGATAATGAAATCTTTGTATTTGGATCAAATGAAGCAGGTATACATGGAGCAGGAGCAGCCAAGTTAGCTAGAGAAAAATTCGGAGCTATTGGTGGTGAAGGTTTTGGTTTACAAGGTAAATCATATGCAATTCCAACAAAAGATTATGATATTATCACTTTAAATCTTAATATAATTAATCGTTATGTAAAAGCATTTTTAGTAGAAGCATATAGATATTCTGATTTAAATTTTCTTGTAACAGAGATTGGTTGTGGGCTTGCTGGTTATAAACCAGAAGATATTGCACCATTATTTAAAAGTTCATCAGAAAATGTTTTTTTACCAAAAAGATTTGTTGATATTTTAACAAAGTAATATAAAATATTACATATGATAAAAACAATTCAAACAAGAGAAGAAGCTTATATTCAATTCACAGATGAAGAAATTGCAGAGCTTGGCTTAAAGCAAGGCGATGAGTTTGAAGTATCACCAACAGAAGATGGTGGATACATCTTTAAAAAGATGGAAGAGATTGAACTTGATCTCAATGAATTCCCAAGAGAGCTTCTTGAATTGTTAATCAAGAAATCTTGTGAAAAGAATGTATCAATTAATACAATCATTAGAGATGCATTAAAGGTTTTTGTTGATAGAGATCCAGTATTTGATAATATCAATGCAGAATAATTTCAGATTTAGATCTTGGAATATCTTAAATAAAGATTTTATATATTGGGGTTTGTTTGATCAAGACCCAAGAGGTGAGATAACTTTTGGTACAAGTGATCCACAACAGTCCACAGGTCTATTTGATAAAGAAGAAAAGGAAATTTACGTTGGTGATTATATCTTTTGTATAGATGATATGGAATTTTATGAAGTCTTATTTTATAAGGGCATGTATGTAATTAAGATTGTAGATGGTGATTACTCACCACTGTATGATTATACATTTGATAGTATTGTAGTTGGTAATGTGTTTAGCACAACGATTGACATACTAAAGAAAAGTTTAGGGTAGGTATACCGCTAAGGAGGCGGCTTGGTCTGTAAAACCAATGTTGTAATGACTCGTCGGGATCGTTACCCGAACTACCCATACTTTTAATTCTTTGGCTTGAATACAGCCTTCTTGAATTTAGGTCTACGATCATCTGGTCGCCTGTTAATGTCTTTAATAGGACAAGCACAATGCTTTTGTAAGATGCATTCAGAGCAACCATAATCAAGAAAGATATCTGGACGATGGCAAGCAAAGTTTGTAAACGCCTTACAAGCGTCTTTGTCTTTGACTAAGCTGATTGGCTCACGAGCCTTATAAAAATCGATTTTAGGCAGCGTCTCGCTAATTGCATCACGCCTTGCTTGCATCTCTTCTCTCGTTAAGACCTGCACAACCTTATCTTTCTTTTCAACTTCTGGTTTTGGTTTGCAATTTTTACAAACAGATTCAGTTAAAACACGTTTCATGTCACCATCAAACTTCTTCATGGCATGAGCCATACCAATTCCTTTAAGACCAATAAAGTCCGTATGGCAGACAGAACACACAACTCTATTGTGTGGTAATTTCTTTGTTTCGTTCCAAATCTTGAGCCATTGATCAAGATTTTCTAATTGATTTATAGGAATACTCACAATTTTTCTGTCCTTTTTAGAAGGACGGATTTTCTGTTTCTTGACCTTTTTAGAAGGCTTGATTTTTAAAGCTTTTACTTTCTTTGTGGGTTTCTTGGTAGGCTTTTTCTTTTTCATAGGACACTATTTAACAATAAGAGTGAAAAGATTACAAGAAAAAAAAGTGGGAAAGTTTTGATTAAAATATAAATGCAAACAATTGCACCAAATATTAAAATCAAATATCTTATTTCTTTAAACAAGTTTTTCATTGCGTTTTATATTAGGGTATGCTATATTTAATGTCAAGGTAAATATATCATGAATAATTTTAATATGTATGTCGAAAAGGTTGAAGAAGATTTAAAAGATAAAGAGTTTCAAATGTTTCTAGCAAAAAGAAAAGCTGGAGCAAGTAAACTTGCAATCCAAACAAAAAACAAAGGTGGTTATTCCAAATTAACAGCAATTCATTATGAAGCCAAAGCAAAACCTTATGCTGAATCATTAAAACATGCTGATGATAAAAATAGAGAATCATTTTTTAAAATGAAAGCAAAAGAAGTTTATAGTAAATTGAGCAATCTTGATTCTTTATCGCAAAGAGATTTTCAATCATTGATGGGTCAATTAGAAGTTTGGGGTGAGGTTTATATCAGATCAAAGAAACCATCAAGCATCAAGTTGGATTAATTCTATTCCAAATTTCTTTGCAAGTTCAAGTGTTGATGGATCAAATTTATAAACTTCTTTGTAAATGATCTTTTTAATGCCATAAGCAGCTAATGACTTAAGACAGTCATTACAAGGTAATAACGTTGTAGCAGCCATGTAACACTCATTAGGTTTAACGTAACGCAATGCATTAATTTCCGAATGAACAACATATTTCCTACGTTCACCACGATTACTCCAATCCTCTTCCATACCAGCAGGAAATCCATTGTAGCCTAATGATGCAATACTATTATCATGCCTTAGAAGACAACATCCTACAGTTTGCCAAGGATCTTTAGATTTAAGTGCTGCTACTTCAGCTAATTTAAGAGCGTATTGATTCCAATCCATATTATGCAGTTTTTAAAAACATATTCCATTCGGCTATATTATGTTTATTTTTAATGTAAAACGTTGAAGGTAAATGTCTTGGAATAACTGGTTGTTTAATTAATTTCAAACCAGCTTCCTCTGGAGTTCTATTTGCCTTCTTAGCATTAATTTCTTTATGGGAGAGAACACAATTATCCCAATTAGATCTACCACCTCTACTTCTTGGAATGACATGATCTACGTTACCTTCATTTTTAGAAAGCTTTTTACCAGTATATTGACATATACCACCATCACGATTCCAAACTCCACTCAAGGAAAATTTAGGACGTTTAAGTGGTACTTTATCAAAATGACAAAGAACTATAACTTTTGGAATTTTAATTTCACCATTAATTGTTTTTACATAATCTGATTCTGGATCGTTTGGTAAATTAATCCAATCATTCCATTTATATGGAATCATTTGATCTTCACCCAAAATATCTAATCCAGTTGCATTATCTGTATACATCATCGACAAAGCTTCTGCTGGTGATTTTACATGAATTGCTTGCCAATTCCGATTAAGGACAAGTACAGTAGTTCTATTGAGATTACTCATATTATTATATATTATTTATTATCTAGTGGTTTGTCAAGAAAATGCGGAATTGACGAGGCTCGAACTCGCAACCCTCGCCGTGACAGGGCGATGCTCTGACCAATTGAGCTACAATTCCGTTTCATAGGACTAGTAGGGATCGAACCTACGACAAACACGTTATCAACATGCCACTCTACCAACTGAGTTATAGTCCTGATAAAATGGTACACGATGAGGGACTTGAACCCCCGACAAACAGAATGTAAATCTGCCACTCTACCAACTGAGTTAATCGTGCTTATTAATATATACTATAATAATAATTACATATTGTCAATAAAAAAGCCATCTCACGATGGCTTCTTTAAATTGGTATAAACCAAGAAGTAAATTTACTTACGATACATGATTGCATTAGCAACATGCACAATATAATCATTTGCAATAGCAATCTTCTCTTCCATCCAAGGGTCAATGTTAGCACCATTTTCTAAACATGTAGAAATTTCATGTGCATGTGATCTGATTGTATGAAGATGGGATGCAACCATTCTTTGTTTCTCTTCTTCATTATCTTCCATATCTTTAACACTAATATCATGTGTTTCAATATTATCACCAACATTATCCTCACCCATTTCAGACTCATGACCAAGTGACATTTCTTCACCATTTCCCTGCTCTAAATCATCTTTTGGTGCAAATTCTTTATCAAGAACTACATCATCATAAGCTTCCATTAATGAAATATAATCTTTTCTATTCATATTTTATACTTACATTTAAAGTCTATCAATTCAAAAGTTATTTTGTATAAACTGTTATTGGTGAAGCAACTGAACCAGTTGTAACGCCGTTAATTAAACTTATTGTTTGTGCAATATTATATATTGTATATGTTGATGTATCTAATATTGCTAAATTAATAGGGGTTAATGATGATACAGGTGAAAACACAGTCATTTCATAACCTTTAGTGTAATTTGGATTATCAATAACTTTAGAGGAACCTAATATAGTTGATCCACTTAAAGCAATTAATGTTGATCCAGCGGTTTCTATATTTGATCCACTTAATGATACTTTTAAATTTTGTATACAATAATAAGGATAAGCTACTGGTGTAGTGAAGAATGAACTCAATGCAGGTAACGGTGATTGTAAATTTGGAGTTACTGATGGAGTTGGTGATGGCTGAATAACATTATTAACACTTGTTGATGTAACTGTTGGAGTTGGTGTTTTTGTTAATGTTGGTGTAACTGTTGGTGTAATAGCAACACTACTACTTGTTGGAGTTGGTGTTGTTGTTTTGGTAACAGTTGGAGTTGGTGTAATTGTAGCTGTAGGTGTAACAGGTAATGCTGTTGTGATAACAGATGTTTTTGTTGGTGTTACAGTTACTGTGGGTGTTACCGTCAATGTTGGTGTAGATGTTACAAATGGAGTTGTAGAAATAGCTCTAGTAACCGATGGTGTAACTGTTACACTTGGTGTAGGTGCTGGTACAACAACTGGATTAAAAATGTTTCCAATGATTGGACTACCTAACCCTGTTGCGTAATCATAACCAGTTGTAGATGTATATCTGGTATTATTACCTGTTGTAATATCATTAAAGAAATAATTATAATTTGATGAAGCTAAATTATAAAAAGTGTTTTGTGCTGATCTTGAATTAACCTGTGGTAATAATCCAGAACTAGCCATTCTTGCAACAAGTGCAGCCATTTGTGGAGCCGCACAACTAGTTCCTATGAAATACCCCCAACCAGCAACACCGTTTGTTATTGGTTGTGTGACATAAACTGGTACTGGTGAACCAGAGTTGTAAGAGATATCAGGTGTATATCTTGCACTTGTTGTTTGGAAAATTGTTTGATAGTCGGGTTTTGCAAATGTTGTACTTGGACCACTACCTCCTGCTGACCAAGTTGTTTCAACAAGTGGTCCCGGTGCTATCCAATAATTTGATGCAGAACCACCATTTAATTGTGAACCACCAACACTTACAACATCAGGTGATGTAGCAGGGAATGATGTTATACCTCCAACATCACCACTTGATACACAGAAAATAGCTTTTTGATTTTTAAATACAATATCATTTAATGATGACATTGATGATGGTAAATTAAGACTTTCAGTAGAACCAAAACTCAAAGAAAATATTGTTGCGCTTAATTGAGTCATAGCGGCATAAACGCCTGTATAGAGCCAACTTGGATCAAGACATGTAATTAAAACTTTCTTTGCGGATGGAGCCATTGCATGAGCATATTGCAAATCAAGATTTGTTTCATAAGCCCAATTCATCCAATCTGCTGATGTAGCGGATGTAACAGTATTCCAACTTGGGATACCACCAACATAATAGTTATCTACTGTTGTTTTTGGTAAACCAAACTGTGCACAGAAATAATCTAAATCTGTTTGATAATTTGGATTACCATATGCATCAACTATATAAATTGTCTGACCTTGACCTAAATTTCTTACTTTATTGAAACCATAAAAAGCTGATAACTGTGATGGTACTAAACTTTTAATTGATAAAACATCAGGTACGTTTGGTGAAGGATTTACTATTTGTAAATCAGGTAATTTATCACCACTTGAAACCCAACCTATGCTTTTATTGTTAGCAAGATCTGATTTTGAAGTGTAATGCCAGCCTAAAAAGGGTTTAGCTTCTATTTTTAGGTCTTTTAATTCTTGTGGTAGTGATACGTTTAATGTTTTATCCATGACGATATACTTATCATAAAATATATCAAATTTATATTATAAAAAAATGGAGGTGACAGGGATCGAACCTGCTACATTCTGCTTGCAAAGCAGACGCTCTACCAATTGAGCTACACCCCCTTATATTTCTGTAAATAAGATTCTACGACCTCATTGTAGGAAGACTTACTCCTTTTTAAAGCTTTTGCAATCTTTTCAAATTCTTTATCTAAAAATTTTAAGTTTGGATCTAAATGGTGTTCATCAGCTTGAAATTTTACAGCAAATCCACCAGCAGCAATCCATTCATCTACATTCTTCTGTCTATCATCAATTAATATATTAGGTGTACCATCTTTCTCTACAGCAGGAGCATCTTTAGCTTTGTTAGGAGTAAAACATCTTTTTAATGGAGCAGGATGTAAATGTTCATCAATCCATTTATTCTTACCAAGAATACACTGTTGTATGAAATATCTATTTCTATCAGAATTAGAATCTTCTCTTTCATCACATAACGGTGTTGAACAAATATAATAGCCAACACCACCAGTAAACTTCATTATTTTATCCAAAAGTATACTATTTGATTTAAACTCTGGTAAATCCTTGAAAAAATCATAAACATCACTTTGTTGAGCCATTACTTTAAAGAAATCATCAACGGATACATCTTTATAGCTTTTTTTACCTGATAAGTTTGTTATGACCTTATAAAGATCAGCTAACACACCATCCATATCTAAAAATACTTTATTTTTCATTATTATCTATTGTTTTAACTGTAAATTTATAAATTAACATATCATGACATTTTTTGGGTAGCAATTCTTTTTTTGAACTTAATATTAATTTATTTTCCATTTCAGATATTTTTTTTGTTTTTTCTTTTAAACTTTTTTCAGCTTCTTCTTCTGTTTTATGAAACCCTGTCCAATTAAATAAATTTTTATTTATTTTAGGGGTTTCCATAATATATATTTATATCATACAACACCCTTATATTGTTTATTAATTTCATTTATTTCTTTTGATAATTGATTAATGATTTTACTTTCTTTCTTATTAAGACTTTTGTTTATGATTTCTAAATCAGTTAAGAGATAAGCTTGAATTTCATCCTTTAAAACTTTACTTGAATATCTTAATTCGTATAATGCATCCCTGAATTTATTAAAAATTTTAACAGGAATCTTGTTTATAACTTTATTAACATCTTTTTTATAAAATGGATAGAGATAATAAAATGCATGAGCAACTTCATGATCAATCGTTGTTTTTGAAAGTGGATCTGAACCAATTACATAATATTTGTCATCCATTTCAACATAATCTCCAATCTCATTTAAAATATTATAAAAAACATTATCATATTGATTCTTATCTTCAATTTTATCTGAATAATAAAGTTGATGTATTACGTCACTTGGAACATTAAAACCAGCCCAATCAATCGGATAAGTGAAACAACCATCTTCTCTACGCATTGAATATATTCTTTGAAACTCCATCATTGTAAAGGGTTTACCTTTTATTTCTTTATAAGGTGATTCATAAAACTCTTGAACTCTACAAAAAGTCATTGCAAGATCATAAGAGTTTTCAATACCAACAAGAAAAACCTTTGGGTGTATTTGTTCTATTGTATATTTTACTTTCATAGTTTTATCCATTTGAATTTTGATTTAGGGAGTTTATAAAACATTTCACCTTTGCTAACATATTTGTTAGCAGACTCTTTTAAATTATTATCGGTTAAATGTTTTTTAATTTCATCACCCATAATAACACCAATATGAGAATAATCTCTGGATATGATTATATATGAAACATTATTCTCTAAAAAGAATTTAGCTTTTCTTTCGGGTAAATTAACATCACTAAAAGGAAACTCAGTTTTATTCCAAACTAATCTCCTCTCTAACTCAAACTTCATGGATTTATCTTCTGATACTAAATCAACACCATATTTGTCTTCGTTATCTTTAAGAATTACATTGTATTTTTTAAAAAAGTTTATAACAATTTCTCTTGATTTGGGATCATTCTCATTGAATAATTTTTGATCAAACTTTTTATAAAAACCTTTCATTATTTATAAGTATATGAATAATGGTTATGAATGTCAATCTTAAAGAATTAAGTATAAAATTAGCAGATCAGATTGCTTCATTTATAGGTTCTTGGACTTTTATTATAATTCAATCTACAATTCTAACCATTTGGATTTTAATAAATGTAATAGGATTAGTTAATTATGATCCATACCCATTTATTCTTTTAAATCTTTTTCTTTCATTTGAAGCTGCTTATGCCACACCTTTAATTCTAATGTCATCCACAAGACAAGCAGAACAAGACAGAATACATTTAATGAAAGATGTTGCATTGGATCAAGAATCAAATCTTGTTATTAAAAAATTAGCAGAAGATATAAGAATTGATAAAACAGCTTTAGAATATATTATAAAAGCTAAAGATGAAAGACATGAAATGAGACTTTTGCTAGAAGAAATTCGAGAAATTTTAAAGAAATAAAAGCTACCCCTCATGGATTCGAACCATGACTCACAGTGCCAAAAACTGCGGTGCTACCGTTACACCAAAGGGTATTAACTTATAAAAATGTTTGATCTTTATCTTTTGGAATTGGTTCGTAATAAACGTAATTAGGTTTTACCGTATATCCAAAATTTTGTAAAGTTATTTTTGCATCATTTGCAGCCTCGCCATCACCACAAAAATAATCTGTATTGTGATCTTCAAAATAATCAACTCTTTCTTTATTTTTATTGTAATGTTTAATATGTTCTGGGGTATAATTCCATGCCCATTTAATTTCACGATATTGTGTTTTTAAAAATCTTTTAAATCTATCCCAAGGTGTTGAAACTTTACTGTAATTAAAATATTCCCAACGTCCAGCAACCGTATCATATGTTTTAAAATCAAATAGATTATAAGAAGTATATCTTAAACTTTTTATTGCAATCCAAATTGATTTCAATCTATCCCAAAAAGTATAAGTCATTTTAGGATTGAGTAAAGAATCTTGTTGTATAGATCTTACGTTTCTGCATTTTGATGTTAAACTCGTATCAATAGTTTTTACAGTATGATTTGCAAGATATTGATCTACATCAACATTATCTTCTTTGCAAATTTCTTTAAGATAATCTGCTACAGTTGGTAAAGACATAGTTTCTCCTGTTTTTCCTGTTTCAATAGGAAACCCATGAGGAATGCCTTTAAAAGCTCTTGAAGTCGAATTGCTCATATTATATATTAGTCTTATCTCCAGAAAATACAATATCTTCTTTTGTTAATTCTGTACTAGTTGTAATATCCTCTAATAAAAGTTCTTTCATTTTATCAAGACTTCCAGCAATTCTACCAGATAATCCAAAGCTATATCTAAATTCCCCAACCTCTTCTAATACATCACACTTATTAATAATGAGTTTAGTTACACCAGAAAGATTAATTGCTTCTACTAGCTTTTTTAAATTCAACCAATTAACAAGTCTTTTTCTACCAGTGGTCGTTCCCATTTCACCACCAATTTCAATAATCTTATCAAGAATTGGATCATCCCAAAGAGATTCGGGAAACAATGGATCTACACCACTTTTGGTATCATATATCTTTGCTACACCAATAATATCTCTAATCTTTTTAGGTGAAAAACCAAGAGAACATGCATTATGTGGAAAGGTTTCAGAACTTGTGACATAAGGATAATCTCCCCAATTTATATCAAGCCAAATACTCTGAGCACCTTCACAAAGAATTTTTCCATCTAAATTACAATCCCAAATAAAATTTTTATTAAGATAATTCTTAACTTGCAAACCAGATCTAACTGCTTTATCAGCATAACAAGGAGCAATACCCTGTCCAGTTGTTCCAAGCTTTGGTTTAAGAACATTTACATCATATAATATATGATCCTGTGTAATGATATGAGCATTAGGATGAACTTTGACCAAAGATGTATCAAAGCCGTTTTTGTCAAGGTAAGATATTTCTTCATAAAATTTATCTACATTAATTACACAGTTAGGTCCAATTATCGAAGGTTTATTATGAAATACACCTGATGGAATTAAATGAGTTTTGTATTTGTTATCATTAATATAAACAGTGTGACCAGCATTTGGTCCACCATTCCAACGACAAACCATGTCATAGTCTTTAGCTAATGCACTTGAGATTTTACCTTTACCTTCATCTCCCCATGCAAGCCCCACAATTATGTCTACAAAAGAAATCATCCCACCTATAATAGATGGGATGTTTCATGAAGTCAACTAATTTTGTTTAAAAATTAATTATGCCCAAGGGATTGAGGACAATGAAAGAACTGCTGTAGCTTTTGCTGTTGCAGATGCATTTGTCCAATCACCAGCGGCTGTGTAATCTGCTTCACCCTTCCAGAGAACGATTGGTCTTGGGAGACCTTTGACTCTGGCGATGATTGTCTTCTCTGCGAAAAGATCTCTTACAGCAAGTACTTCTACTGCTGAAAGGGATACAGTCTGGAGAGGTTGTGTTACGACATTAATGCTCATTGTGTATATTGGTTGATTGTTTATGGATTCGTTGTATTCCCCCTACACTCATAGGCGGCGATTCCTTTCTGATAATATTTATCTTTGAGTGATACTATTTCTAGTAATTTTTTAAATAACTTCTGAAATAAATTGACGCAGTTTACCAGCAGCATTTCTTGGAATACTATCTACAAATACAAGATCCCATTGAAGATCTTTTGCTACTGAAACATACTGTACTTTTTTGATTCTAGCTAATTCGCTTTCATCTAATTGTCTACTTGTTACTAGATGTAACTCTATTTTTTCTTCTGTTTTCTGTATTAATTGAAATTCTCTTACCGCTTCAATATCACAGATTTTATAGTGATCAATATCGACTCTTCTTTTTTCTCCATTTATTAAAAAATAATCTTCTGCTCTACCTACAATTCTCGTGAGAGAAGGAAGACCTCTACCGCAAGAACAAGATCCTCCGACTTCCGCTTCATCTCCAATTTCATATCTAATAAGAGGCATAGAGAAATTATGTAAAGAGGTTACAACAACTTTCCCAATTTCTCCTTTTTTACAAGAATTACCTTGTTCATCAATTACTTCCAAGTAAACAGCTTCAGACATAACATGATAGTTTATTCCTTCTGGACATTGAAGAGCCATATAACCTGTTTCATTAGATGTATAGTTATTGTATATAGGACAATTTAATACTTCCCAGCACAAAGCTCTAAGAGTACTATCTACAACTTCACTAATCGTCCAAGCTGATTCTATAAAATCTATTTTAATATTATTCTCCTTAAAATAAGAAAGAAGCAATCTTAATCCAGCAGGACGCATAAGCAAATAAGATGGCTTTCTTTTTAAAACATATTCTGCTTGTTCTGAAAGAGGAAGATCGGGTTGAACTAATCCCATACGTCCAGTTTTAGCTATAAAAGAAACAGGAGGATTCCAAGTATTCCATATAATACCCGATTTATCTATTATTGTATTTGGATCATTTATTAGTTCTTCCCTAACTTCTTTTCTAAGACCTCTAAAATTTGCTACTTCTTTACTTTCATCTACTTTGTTCCATATTAACTCTCTTATATGACAACTCTCCCAAATTAAAGAATCCATTTGACTCTTCTTTACTCCAACTGGTTGACCTGTAGATCCTCCAGAATATGCCATATTACTATTACCAAAAGACTTTGGATAAGATGGAGCTATAAGTTGATCTTTAAGATTTCTAACATCAGATCTCTTTAATGTTGGTAATCGATTCCATATATCTAATGTCATCGGTTGTCCTTTAACAAAGCCAGCTTCTTTTAAATTCTTTGCATGAAAAGGAATAGTTGCAGCATGATTAGCTAAAAGCGTAAGTTGTTTAAATTGATTTTCAAGAATTTGTTCGTTAGGCAACCATTGTGATTGTTCAAACTGATGCTGTAATGCCATTAATGTTGCAGCATGCCCTACATGAACACAAGGCCATGTAACTCCTTCTATATTAGAACTTAACTTCATATAGTGTGTTCTTTTCTAGAATAGAAATAATTTAATATGTTTTTTTCAATATCGATATTATTAATTTTTATTGTTCCGTTCTCTTGATACACAATATCGTTTTCTACATCTACTATGTTGTATAGTAATTTATATCTATTAAAATAATTTCTATTTTCAATATCTCCGTGAAAATAATGTGTTATAGTTCCTTCTATACAACCGACTTTTGTACCTCTTGCTATATTAACATATTTTGTGTAGAAACTTTTATAAAGAACATTTAGTCTTAAATCAGGTAAATCAAATGTTCCATCCATTGTACATAAAAGAAAACTATCTCCTCCACCTACAATACATCTATCAAAAAGACCTCCTATCTTGTCATAAAACTTTTTATTAATAGCCCAAGTATGACCGGGGTGTCCTACTCGACTTTCATATCCTAATTCTTTTACTTTTCCATATGATAAGAATCCTTTTTCTTTTTCTGGATCAGGAC